CTGTAAATTCAGACGGTATTTGAAATGTATCGGTTTTCTGGCTGTCCTCATAGAAATTGAGGACAACCACTAAATGATTGCCCTCATTATCGGGAATTAAAGTTTCTACAGAGTCCATTAACCGTTGGTAAGTTTACGGTATTTGTTACAGATTTTTTGCATACGCTCCTTCTTTTGTTGCTGCACTTTCTCTATGAAAGCGACTAACTCCCTGGAAGGATTCGGGATTCTGATCGTGTTTGTCGTTTCCATATCAATTGATTTTATTTAGTTATTGTTCTGCAAAGTTACGACAATTATTTTACTGCCACAAATTTTCAAGCACTTAAAAATAGTGTTCTTTGATTTATTAACGTTTATCTTGATGATAATGTTGTAAATAGACGTGGAGGAAGTCTTCCTAAACCTCCTCCACGTCTTCTTTTTTATAGTGCAAGTCTGCTGCTTGTGCAGATGCTGGCACTGTTGAATCACCACAACAGTATATTATAGGTTACGCCAATGCCGATATAAGGTTCAATCTTGTTCGGGGTTAATCCGGCACCTACCTGTACACCAATACCCCAGCGTTTTTGCTTATATCTAATTTCTGTATTAGTTATAGTATTTGTAATAGTCATTACCGGTTTAAATACTCTAATGCTATCCAAAGCCGGGTCATAACCACTTACCCAAGCCTCATAGGTAGAATCACTGTAATGTTTCTGGGTAATCGGCAGAACAGCAAATGTACTGTCAGATGAAAGCGTGTCAGCAAGAGAAGCTTTAATGGTGTCGTACACCGGAACCTTGACAATTTTGTATCGAATAACAAGGCTGTCCTTTGGTACGGGCGTATCAATAAACACCGGTATTGTATCATACTTTACTTCGGTTTTTGATTTTGAATCAAATTCAACACGGTCTCTTTGACATCCGTGATAAAGCAAAGCAGTGCCCAATACTACAGCTAAAGTGATTAGGCAACCGCTCAAAAATGTGTTTGCTTTCATATACCTATTGAGTTATAGGGAATATACCATTCTCGTTCTCCAAGATATTTGCCGGGAAGCTCTATCCAGCAGCCTTTGATGTAGCCGAAAGTTTCATTTACTTCAACGATTGTCGCAGTCAATCCTACAAGAGAATCCAGTCTCATCTCTGACAAGGTAAAAGACGGAAGAATTATGATTTTATCCCCAGGTTTCATTCTAACACGCCGTTAATTTTGTCTGATTTCGGGCAAAAGATATTGGATGTTTTTTGCCGCTTCGTGCATGATTTCACGTGCTTCTTCCTCTGGTACATCAATCGGATGTGTGAACTCACAGAAGATACTGCCGATCCAGTCATATCGGTTATCATTGAGGCGTTTAACCATTGCTGCTTGACAACCGTAACTGGAAAGAATTGATTGAGCACATTTATCATTTACTTCCTTGTCTATATCTGTTATATACATAAACAGGTTTTTCACGAGATCACTACTGAATTTTGCAACATCAGATATGTGTAAATTTTGAACGTGAGGCTTCATAGGCTCAATGCCTTTCCTCTTGACTTCATAATATATCGACAACAGGCTTTCATTGCCTAAAGGATGCGGCTGAACGATATATACCCGGTCTGCATTAAGCGCGTGAAGCACAGTCCACAATTCTCCATATACAATTGAGGAATTGTCTGCACGTCTATTGCTTCTTGTTTCTTCGTCTCGCTTGAACTTTTCGATTTTCAAATCGGTCATCTTATTTTTCGTATATTGATTATAAGAAAACCATGCCGCAAGGATTGTACCGATCGCACTAAGAATTGTAGGTAAATATTCCATGATACTTATCATTTTATATCAGATTGGTCAGGCATAATTACGTTAAAAGTGATGCCGCCCTCTCCAGCACCATCGATATTGATTTTGCTCACATTCGCTTCTTTGACAGGGTATAAATCCATCAAGGCTTTAGAAGCGTTTACCGCTACACTACGGAGTGCTGCTGGAGATTGCAGCGTTCCTCTCCGGTCTCTGTATTCTGCACTTGAACATTCTTTTATAATGCTTACAAGATTTTCACGTAAGAAGGTTTTCATGTATTTAGCCTCCTCATACGGAAGTTCGTCGAGAGACTTCAGATATTCTTGAATCTCAGGACGAGCTAACATACGAGTAGCGAGACTTTTTGTGCGATGTGTTCTATCGCCAAACACTTCCTTATAGCACCTTGCAGCATTACCGCCATAAGGCGCTTCTCCGTTTGCATAGAGGTCACAAAAAAGTATTTCTTGGTCTGTAAGAATATTCTTATTTTCCATTTGCACGCTAATTCGTTAATGCCGGGCTTTCTTTATGATAACCCGCGCTCATTAACGAATAGTCGTTTTTTACTCTGCTGGTTTATTCCCTTCCAGCAATTTTTCCATGATGGTGTCACGGAACAGCTGTGCAATACCGCCACAAGCCGCTTCTACATCTTCTATAGATTTCAAATATTGCATATTGAAATTGATTTGGAGGTCGTAACCGGATATGTGGACAAGCACTTGTTTGGTATCAGCATTGATCACTTCACGAATGATTCGGTCGGAATTTACCTTGAATTGTACTACCGGTTCATCAACATGGGAATATGCTCCTTCTTGTTTTTGTTCTGACATGGCTATCAAATTTTGAAATGTTTACGGGATTTTTCAGCTTTGGAAATTGCAAGATCTTCACCTTCATATTCTCCGCCAATGCTTCTCATACGCTGGGTGAGGACAGCGGCGACATTTGTGGTAGCTGATACGTCTGCATCCGCATCATGGGCATCGTCCAGCTCAATCCCCAGATTCTCGCACATAATTTCCAGTTTATATGAATTGACATTAGGCAAATGACACAAGGCAAGCTGTCCCAAAACAATTGTATCTACATAAAGTGGATGCCAGTTGCCATAGAAATCCTCATCCCCTCTAAGAACTTTTTTCAGTTCATTCATCAAACCGGCGTACTCAAACATCTGGCAAAGGAAGCCCTCGTCAAATGCGATATGCTGTCCGATCAGGAATGGCTTCATGTTTTTAGGGCATTTTGGCGTGTTATCTATCATAAACTGAAGAACTTCTTGTGCAACAATTTCAATCGGCTTGCCATAGGATTCCAGCATATCCATAGTAATAGCCGAATACTCCAATGCTCTGGTCTCATAATCCATTGACACTGCATCGTCATTGTCATATTTGGACTTCAGTGTCTTTCGTTTTTTTGTGGTACCGGCTATCTCTTTGCGATTATAGGGAGCAATATAACTTTGGTATGTGCCAATTTTTTCAAATGTATCGAGTCGAGTGGCATGTACTGCTATCTGAGTACAGGCCGATGTTTGACATTTCAGACCGCCAGTCTCAAAGTCAATTGTAAATGCTACCAATATCGGAGATTCTTCTTTAGGTGCTGCCATATTCTTATTATTTTTGAATTATACATTGTGCTGTTAAATAAAGGAGAGTACGAAATCTCTCTATTGTACCATTGTTGTCAATGACATAATCGTACAGTTCGTCTGGGATGTGGATGCGCTCATTGTCTCGTTCTCTTCGCTTCTCATCAATTTCTTCCAGATTATCACGTTTGATTTTGATTGTTACCAAGGTAATTGGGAAAGGGGTTGATTCTTTGCTTTGCAGATTTACAAGACCTTTTTCATCAATCACGTACACATTGGGGAAGAGTGTCAAGAACTGGTTCCATTCCGTCCAATACTCATAACCGCCAAATTTAGTATAGGCACACATCTTGTTTTGCGGCGGCACTTTGTCTTTACCGACAAACCAATGATCTTTACCATTGATTTCTCCCTCGCGCATAGGGCGTGTGGTGTACGATACGATGGCGTTCCAGCCAAATTGTTGCTGGAGAATCATGGAAGCAGTCGTCTTGCCGCTTCCAGATGCACCCACGATGCAAATAATTAAGGGTTTCATATTATTTCAATAAAATTATTACGTGTTAGTTGGAGATTATTATGACCTACATAATCGCTGTATTTTACGGTAGCCATGCAGACTATCAATTTATTCTTAGCCCCTACCAGTAAAGCACGAGCATTACGATACTCTTCCGGCCATATTATCAGCTCTGCCATATCGTTGTTCTGCTGAAGGGTAACTTTACAGAATACTTCTTGCTCGCCGGTTTTCTTACTGGTGAATTTCTTTTCTTCCATTTCAACGATGGTTGCTGCGATTGCGGCTTTTCTTCCATCTTTATCTTCACTTAAAGAGTCTTTCAACGTCGTGTATGCTGCTCGGCCACGAATCTGCTCTTTTATTTCGCTGTTGTCATATATTCGTTTGTAGTCGATAGCTCCAAGACCAGACACTTTGATTTGCTGTTGAGACCAGAAATAATGTTTGTTTCTCAAATCGTCAGGGAAGTCTTTTTGCTTGATTTCAAACCCAAGAGTTTCCGCTGCCTTTTCTACTATCGCATATCGTTCAACTACTGACAGCGCATTTTCTATTTTGTCAAAGCAACCGGCGAAGATAAGGTTTAGAACGTGGCGGGCATTAACCGGGCAGCGTTGTATTTCATCTTCATTATCCGGGTCATCCCAGTATTGATACTTTTTGAGTTTGTATTTGAATATACGTTCAATGAAGTTTATCACACTGGTAAATTCACCATTTTTATTCCGTTCGTTGATAATCCAATCAACAGCTTTCGTACCAACCATCTTAATGCGAGAAAGTGACCAGAATATTTGATTGGTTTCATAATCAGTATAAAAGTTCATAGCGCTCTTGTTAATGTCCGGAGACACTACTTTGGCATTACTACAAGCCTCCATTTCAGACATGATAGGAACAAGTTCCTTATCATCTGCCCATTCTAATGCCACTGTATAGAACGCTGTAGGATATTGCGCTTTCAAGTGGGCACCGATATACGAGGTGACAGCATAGGCAGTAGCGTGTGATTTGTTGAAGAGATAAGAGCCACACGCTTCGATTTGCTGCCAAATTGCAATTGCATCCTCAATAGGGCACCCGTTCTTTTTGGATCCTTTCAAGAATTTTTCACGCATTGTCTGAATCTTTTCTGTCTTTTTCTTGGAAATGAATTTCACGAGTTTCACACCTTCACCCAGTGAGAAGCCTCCAACCTCACGGGCAATCTGGGCCACCTGCTCTTGGTAGGTAATCAATCCGAAAGTATCGTTCAAAGCGTTGTATGTACCCCAAAGATATGTTGGCGCAACTAAACCCTTTTTACGGTCAACGTAAGCCTCTGTTGAGCCATTTTCCAATGTTGCAGGACGGAACAGGGCGTTGGCTGCAATAAGATCGTGAATACAGGTTGGCTGCATTTCGACCAAGAACTTTGTCATGCCACGTGATGAAAGTTGGAAGACATTCTGTGTGAACCCTTGACGCAATAATTCGTATGCACGTTCATCTGCCAAATCGCTTTCCACAACACTTTCCATTGTAATGCAGGCATTATAATGCTCATTGACCAAATCAAAAGTCTGGTGAAGTTTAGAAAGTTCTTTCGTTGCTAAGCAGTCGTTTTTAAGCAAACCCAGTTCATCGAGATCGTAACCACTATTCTCGCTTACAAGGATGTCATCAACCTTTTTGATAGGTACAAAATCAAAGCATTCTACATCTTCGCCATCCATATCGTCCGGAGTAACGAGAAGTGCCGACGCATGAACGGAACTGGAGCGAGGCTGGAACATCAGTGTCCGAATATCCTCGAACAACTGCGGGTAGTCATGGATAAATTTTGCAATCTTTTTATTGGTAGCGGCCAGCTTGAAAATCTCTGTGTAATCGGCACCATCATCCTCTATAATAGCAGTCAAGTAATTTACCAATGATGGGCTAATACGCATTGTGCGGGCCACGTCTTTGATAACAGCCTTGGCTTTTAGAGTTGTGAATGTACCGGCAGAAAACACACGCTGTTTACCATCGTGGTTATAACGACGTTCTATATACTCCTTAACCTCTTGACGTTTATCTGACTGGAAGTCATTGTCCACGTCAGGAAGTGACCCATGCTCTTTCTTGATATAGCCGGAGTCAACGAAACAATCCAGTACTTTCACTGGACGCTTCGTATTGTATTCTTGTATCTTAATTATCTTCATAGCACAAACTTCTACAAATGGCACGATATACATCCAGATTAAACTTATTTCCGTTATTCTGGCAAATTTTGGTGAAAGCGATGAGTTCCTTGTCTTTGATGATGGATCTTTTATTGATAAAGAAATCTGTGACAATTCCTTTCATAGAAGTGCATCTGCTTAACGCTACATATAACATTCCTGGAGCAAACGTATAAGGACAATGAACCACAATGTTATCGAATGTCAAGCCTTGACTTTTATGGATTGTAATAGCCCATCCAAGAGCAAGCGGGAATTGCCTACAGCTTCCTTTTTCTATTGTCTCTATTTTATTCCCATTGACCTTATATTCACGGTCAACCCAAATGTATGGCTCAACGATTATTTCCTGGCTGGTATCTAACAGTACTCCAATTTGAGTGGCACTAATCCAACTGACAGTTCCCATAGAGCCGTTGTAAAATCCCTGTTGATTATCGTTCACCAGTGTCATTACACGAGCACCGACACGTAGCTTCAAATTCAAATCGCAGGGCGCATTTTGAGGGTTGAAGGAGTCTTTGAACTCAGCAGCAAACGAGTGTGATGCCTCCCCTATCATTTGATTATTGATTTTGTCGGCATCACGGCGCAAAGAACAGATATGAATAGCTTGCGTATTGAAGTCCTTGCTTTCACGATTATCCCGCAATTCACTCAGGTCATCAATATCCATTGGAAGAAGCCGATATTCTCGTATGCGATTCAGCATATTCACAAATCGCTCATCTTTCTGACGGAACACTTTGGTAAGCTCGACAATCTGGAATCCAGTTTCTCTAAGCGCATGAGAATGGAAAAAGTACTTTCCACGATACCACTGGTGAAGAATGATTTCTTCATTTTTCTTAATGACCGGTGGCAACTGAAATAAGTCTCCGAACAATACAATTTGAATACTTCCAAAAGGTAATTCGCTCATGCGATAGAGTCTCAACTTCCGGTCCACATAGTCTAATACATCAGGACGAACCATGCTGGCTTCATCAATGATCAGTGTATCAAGTTTCCCAAACAAGTCAAATTTGTTTAGGTATAATTTCCCTTTAATGGGAGAATTAGGCCCCTGCAAGTCAAACGGGATTCCGAACAAACTATGTAACGTCACGCCTCCGGCATTGACAGCTGCAATCCCTGTCGATGCAGCCACAATGATATTTTTATGTGTGTGTTCAACTATGTACTTCAGGAATGTAGTCTTCCCGGTTCCAGCCTTACCTGTAATGAAGAGGCTGTCTGTCGTTTCTTCTATGATTTGAAACGCACGGCTCATTTCGTCTGTCAGTTCCATAATTATAACTCGTTGATTGTAAAAAGAATATCCTTATTATCAAAGATAATTTCATCACCCTTTTGAAGCTCGTCGGCATAGATTCTAATTGGTTCATCTTCACCAGCACGCAGAACCATAAACTCTGCATCACAATCGACCTTAATAGTCTTTCCATTGTCCAAAGTCAGTTCAAAATAGCGATTGGAATCAATGTCGTTGCCAATAATTGTAGTATCTGCTGGCAATAGCCCGGCACGTTCTGGAAGCAAGAAACGCTCGAAGATGAGATTGTATTTAATGGGATCTATAAGAGTAATACCAAGCAAATAAAGAAGTAGCGAACCGGCGGCAGAACCACGGCCACAACCTACAAAAATGTTATTCTTACGAGCCCAATTACAGGTGTCATATTGTACAAGCAGATAATCCACGTTGTCAGTAGATTCAATGATGTACTTTTCATATTCCATCTGCTTCCGATATTGCTCTATTTTATCTTTAGGGGCAAGACGCTGAAGCCCTTCCTCCAAGAGTTGATTGAACATATTGTGCGTTGTACCATACTTTGCTTGCTCTTGCTGAGTCATGTCATATTTCGGCATATAGTTTCTGGTGGTGTCCATTCGACCCTCGGCATGATCTGCGATGGCAAACGTGTTCTCCGCACATTCACGGAACAGCTCTTCTATATCCCAATCATCTCCAAACAGGGCTTCAAACAAAGCATAGTGCTCATCTGCATCCTTAAAATACTGGTCGTTACTTTGCTCATGCGCGGCGCCCTCTGCCACTTTGTTGAGAATGATTTTATTTTTCGCGTCATCGGTGTCGAGGTAATATGCGTCACTTAACAGAATAGGGCGAGGCATATTCAAGTTATCATACCACTCATGGAAGTATTTTTTAGTGGCTTCCAGTACTTTAATATCGATGCGTTCAGCTTTGTATTCAGACAAATCGACCTGATAGTAAATACCGTCAAAAGCCTTTGTCAAAGCGCCAATAATGTTTTCGTTACCTGCAAAGAAAGTAGGCGCATATTTGTCAAGAACAAGAACATTTCCTTCTGCTCGATTCAAGAGCTCTGAGATGTCAATGGTCTTGTCTTTTACATTGTCAACCATAATAGCTTTTTGAATCCGGAGCAGATTACGGAAACCACGCTGTGTCTGAACATATACCTTCGCATCGAAATTAAACCCTTCAGCCGTCACTGTAAGAGAATAGCCAAACACCGGTTTAATTCCGGCTATATCACATTCTTTCTGAAAGATAAAACAAGCGGCCATTGTATTGTAATCGCAAATTCCAAGTGCCGTATGCCCAAGGTATTTTGCTTTGCGAATCCATTCTTCCGGCATAAAACTCCCATTTAAAAGTTCAAAAGGAGTATGCACCCCAAGATTGACAAATGGAATGTTATGTTGAAGTGGGGTGCGCTCACCAACGTATTTCAAGATATTCAGTTTGAAATCTTGATTGAGGTTATGGTAATAAAAATTATCACCAAATTTGAATACGATATTTTCAATGCCATCATTCAGCAATTCTTCCGGACGTACCATACTATTAAAGATAAAATTACCATCCACGTCTTTGCGAAAAATGGAATTATAGGTTGAACGCTGAGTATCTTGGAAGTAAGCCTTTCCGAATCCAGGAATATCAACCACATCCGAATCCACAAGGGTGTACTTAATTTTATTGTTCTCAAGCCACTCGTATAGTTCTGTTATTCTATCTGATTTTGCCATCTACGTTACTTAATTTATATTCGATTGGAGTAAAAAGAGATTCTGAGAAGGTGTCATAGATGTCCCAAAAATTGGCTTCATCCCAATCTTTTCCTTCACCCACAAGTTTTGCAATTATTACATTGTCGAAATACTCATTCAATTTATCGGCGGCTACATTGATGGCGTCAGACGCATCAGTATCATAGCCTATAATGATGTCACGAACCCCCTTACTCTGAAGTTTATAGATTTGGGTATCGCTGATTTTCTTTCCAAATGTGCAAACCGCCACAATACGATGGTTGTCATACAAGTCAAGTTTGCGTGTAAGAGCAATGACATCAAATATGCCCTCCACCAATATTACAGTGTCAGTTTCATCCTCAATTACAGAGTCGTAGTTGTATAAGAGCTTGACAAAATCATTTTCAATACTGTTGTTATATCGACGAATTTGATACTTATTGTTACGTTTTGCCTTATCATTATACTCGTCAATATCACTTTTTTTCCACACGTGTCTGGACACATACCCGACAATATCACCTTCATCATATATTGGAAATATCACATAGTCGTCAAACTTAAAGTTCAACCCACGAGTTGTTCCAACTGGAAAATAGGCGTAGTCATCAACAGTAAATCCACGAGATTTCAGATATGGATTTTTAAAACAACGTTTCCAAGCTTCAGGCATTTCTACAACCACAAGTTCGTCGTCAATCTCATCTTCTTCCAAATTGAAGAACTCAGGCATTTCTATAGGAGTAAATTTAGCGGTGTCTTTGATTTGCAAATCCAGTCGGCCAATTTCTTCAACAAATCGGTTAATATCCTTACAAGTCTTGCCACAAGAAAAGCAATGGGCCATACCGAATGTTTTTCCATTCTTTTCCGAGCCGACATAAATACCCAACTTTCCCCCTGTTTTACCACACCATACACATTCTGGCACAATTAAATTCTTGCGACCTCCGTCAAGTCTTGCGTGAAGTTCAGTCTGAAGCTCACGCATCAAATATTCCTTATCTTCCTTACTTATATACATAACACATCCATATATTAAAGATTTGCTGTTCGCTGGCGATCAAAGAACCTTTCATGGTCGTAATCTGTAGCTATCTTAAACGTGTCTCCTTTTGGAAAAAAACGGCTTTTAGCAACATGGATTCTCATTGTCTTTTCACGCCGTTCGTTCGCTGATTGATTTAGTGTAATTAAATGAGTAAGTGGTTGGGCGATACCCTTTGCTTCCGAAGAAGAATATTCTGTTAACACGTTCTTCTCGTCATTTATCCAGTCAGGATTTTCGATACGAGCTTGGTAAGTGGTTACTACCCACACTTCTTCCTCACTGGCAATATCTTTTAGGTCATTGGCTACGGCAATGCGCTTCAGACGTTCACCGCTATCACCATATTTACGGCCTGATGAATCATTTAGCAAATCCATAGAATCAATGAGAATGATGTCAGGCTTAACACCGTAATTCTTGCGAAATTCAGCAATAGCTTCCTTGATGTTAATGGTGGAAACGTGCTGATTAAATTTAGGGTAACTTCTTACATAAAGTTTTCCGGCAATACTTTCAAGTTCTTTTGCAAAAGCATCCATATCCTTGTCCTTGATAAATCCCTTTTCATAACTATAGGCATTACATGCGACAAGTGCTGCTGAATATGCGTTTTCCACTTCTTCCCGACTACCCTCTAATTGGAAATGGAGTACGTTAAAGCCATCGATACAAGCCTGAGAACCAATCCAACGGGCTGCGTGGCTCTTACCAATGCCTGTCGGAGCCAAAATACAAGAGAGCTGACCACGCAAGTCCCTATCTTGGTTAAGGTTGTCCAGCTCATCAATATAAAAGCGCGTGATAGCACGTATGGCACCACGTGAATTGTTCTTGGCACGATTTTGAATATGGCGTGTAGTAAAGGTGTCAATCACATCTGTATAAGTCGATTCTGTCAAAGAAAAAGTACGCATCCAGTCCACATGCTTTGCAAGTAGTTGCTGGGCACTATCCAACCCTTCACGATTGTAAACTTCACCAACTTTCTTATACGCTTTTTGAAATTCAACACGTTTCAGATACTCTTCAAGCAGTCCAAGGCACTCATCAGTGGCGAATGCCTCACCATTGTCATAGGCATCCTTCCAGAATCTAAGTGCGCCGTTTTTTCCGGCAAGTTTTTGCTGAATTATGGAGTAATTCGGCACTCGCTTATATTCTCTATAATAGTCCTTAAAAGCTTTGAGGACGGCTGCCGTATTGCGGTCTGGAAGATGTTCTTCCTCCAGGTGCTCGCATACCATCGAAAGAATATAACTGTCCTCAATACAAGTGACGAATAAATCTTCGATGAAAGCTTCCGAAAGGACGTTTGTTTTATTGTTTGTTGACATATTCTATTCTTAATCGGAAAATCTCCGGATATTTCTTTTGAGTTTCTGTTTTACATTTCGCGACAAAATGACACTCTGAACATGCTGTTGACAGTGGAGACCATCCCAATGTGGAGGTTTGGCAGATAACAAAACCGACTTCTCTATTAAGCAGCCGTTGTTTCGTACCTTCTTCACTGGGTACAAAAATGAATTTTGCCTTGGGATGTTCACTACGGTCAACAATCATATTTAGCAACGACGACCGGCTTAGGTCTTTGGATTCCAGCCATTTATTTTCAAAGTATATGCGACCTTTGTCAGAGTTGAATCGTTCAAGGGATTTTGGTCCAAATATTTGATTCAATTTCCAATTAGAGCCCCTATCTTTGAAGGCATAAGATGAACACACCACATAATCAACTATTCTTTTGGCTGTAAGCGCACCATATTTCTTTTCAACCCGTTGGAGAGCTGTACGCATAACTCTTGTCGGTTCTCCGCCTTTCGGAAACCGATAACCTGAATGTATGAGCTTAACGACAATCTCATGGAACATCTTCAGGGTCTGCTTGATGAGGTATTCGTTGACCATCTTTAGTAAGGTTGCTTCTTAAATATTGTCTTGCCAACCTAAGTCGGCTTTTTATAGTATCAATGTTGAGTGTCTTCAATGAACCTTTGGCATATTCTATCTCTGCAATTTCTTTTAGCGAATATCCTGCTTCTTGGAGTATCAGTGCATCTCGGTATCGTGGTTTTAACTCATCAATTACTTCAACTATATCAGAGCTGTAATGCTCACGCCAGTTGTCCACGCCCAATACATTTTCACTGACATGATCATCACCCAATAGGTCGTCTCTATAATCATCAATGTCATTGTCATCGCTCTTGTTGTTATGGACGTTTCGCTGTCGTTCACAGGCCCAGACCTGACGCTTTACACAAATGTGAATCCACGTTCTTATTGGCCGGTTCGGATCGTATGTCTCTATTCTTCGATAGAAATTCACCATAACCTCAGAATAGTTCTCTTCAACATTTTGCGGGCTCCAACTATAATCCTTACATAATTTGTATATCATATTAGCAAAAGGCAGGACGTATTGATTGAAGAGAGCTGTTCTGCGGGCTATTACTTCTGGAAGGCAATCGACATCTACTTTTTGTTCGGTAGAGTGTACTTTTGTTCCCATGCGAGCGACACATTAGCATTAAACAAATCTGCTATACGTGCCCCAAGACGGTGGGTGACACAATGTAAGCGCCACTCAGCTTCATGTCTTATGAACTCAGCTCGAACTTTCTCGTTGGAAGGTTTTGGCTTGGAGTCCAGTAATTGATAGAACTCTTTAAGATGCCTGTTTAGAACCTTCTTGTGTTTTTTGCCTTTCTTTAAGAAGACATTGTTATTAACTGACTGTTGCATGATTAGAGGTTAAAACGCTTGATATAACAGAAGAATATGTGGATTGCGTCGGCCTCATTATCATCGCCGGGCTCAATTTGCCATCTGAGTTTACAAAACTCAATCATTTTTGCTTTTGTAGCCTTTCCATCTCCAGTGGCAAACTTTTTAAGGGATGCCGGATTAATGAAGTGAGGCTCTGGAAGATCGAGGGTGTCGCACACCTCGAATAAAATTCCACGAAACTCGGAAAGTTTGCGCGTGTCAGTAAAGTGATTATTTACGCTGACATCCTCAGCTACTATTTGCTTAATTCCGTTACGCTGGATGAAATCAATCAACGTGTCACGGAAAGCTTTGTGTTGTTTGTTGTTGTTCCGGCGCATAGATTCCGTAAAATCCCATGTGCCACGTTCATTCAAACAGAAGAAGCCAGTATGCGTTGCGATGTCAAGTGCAGCTACTTCATTCCGAGTAAGTTTTTCAGTTGTGGTTGTCGTTTGCCGTTTCATAAATAGAAGAAACCCCATTACTTTTTGTTACAGTAATTTTATTGGGATAGCCTTCATTGGTCAAACCATGACTAACCACTAATGAAGTGATTTGCGTTTGGTTGAGTGCCTTGAAAACGCTGGCGAGCCCCTGCTCATCTGCGCTGTCAAGAACTTCATCCGCGATAAGAAGGTCAAGACCTTTCCCATCTTCGCAATTCAAATTCGTCAATTGATTCATACTAAGGATGCTTGCAAGCTCCACTCGTACACGTTCTCCGGCAGAGAACTTCTCGAAAGAGCCGCAATCAACCCCATCTCTAAGAAGTGAGACTGAAATTTTGTCGCGTACCTTTCCAGATTTCAAAATAGTATATCCGGAAAGCGCAACTCGTATATCACTGCCAATAGTTTCCAGAAACTTATTAGTAATCTGGGAAATGGCATTGATTTTGGTGTTTGCGAGGTATGTTTTGAACTCAATAAAATACGCTTCTTGAGCTTTCAGTTCATTGAGCCTGCTCTCCACTTCATTCTTTGCTTCTATCGCTTTCTGAAGGGCTTTCTGATATTCTGCTTGGCTCTTTTTCAGAGAAGCTAACATATCCTTTTCTGAAGCGTTTTGGGCTTCTTCGATTGCCTTTTCATAAGATGCAATAGAACCTTTCATAGTATTCACATCCTCTTCTAAGGATTTGATTTGATTCTCACGGCGTTTATAGGCGCCGTCAATGGTCTCAAACACTTCATCAAAGATGCGTTTGCGGATTTTTGAAATCTTATCTTGAATAGTAGAAAGTTGAAAGTTTGCGTTCTTTACCTTTTCTTCGCATTGCGTACAAACTTGCCGAGCTTCCTTTATAGCTGCTTCTGCTTTTTCGGAATCCTGCATAATTTGTTTACGCTCATTTTCCAACGCTGTTTCTATATCCCGTTGATTCTTTCCATTGGCCACCGTTTTATTGTATTCCTTATTATTTTCAATAAGGTCTTTACCAATTTGTGCAATAGCGGCTTGCAATGATTTCAGATTTTTCCGAGCTGCTTCAATATCCAACTGGGCGTTGAGGGTAAATTCATGCTTACATTTTGGACACTGGATAACACCGGCAAGCTGATTTTCAAGAGAAGCGGCTTCACGTTTTTTGGCACGCTCATCGTTATTCAATGAGTCCGCTTTATTCTGAAGTCGTTTGACAGTTTTGGCAAGTTTCTCTAAATGCTCAGCACATTCTGTACGATTTGTACTGTTTTTGTCCAATTTAGATTGGAGCTTTGTATGAGTTGCGCTGTAGTCACTTTCTTGCTCTCCTAACGCATCACTGAGTTCCTTGGCTTTAACAGCCAATTCTTTCGCATTTTTGGAAGCGGCCTCTAACTGAGAATCAAGTACAATCATCTCGTGGAGATAATCTGTAGTTAAGGCGAGGTCGTTTGCTTTGAATCGTTCAACGATTGCATTGAGAGATTCTTTCACATCCTTATCGCTTTTTTCAAGTTCCTGCATTTCTGTATCAAGGTCGTCCAAATCGCCAAGACTTTTATCAATCTTATTGATATTGTCATTGGCTGTACGAATATCTGCACGTTTCTGGACAATCAGTTCTTGCCAGTTTTTGATGCGGGATTCATTGGAGGCTTTGCGCTCAGCAGACTCATTGATAGCCTTTTCGATTTCAGTACCCAATGCTTCAACACGACCGGTGCAAGTAGCAACTTCCTTGTCTGCTTCTTTGAGCTCCATCTCAATGGGTTCCATATCTACGTGAAGTTCATTGATAGACTGGTCCACCATAACGCCATTGCTAAAGCGATTGATGAGTTCTTTTTTTTCCTTATCAGAACTGGCAAGGAAAGATTTGTACTTACGAGCGGTGAGAATGAAATTGCCGAAAATGTCATCCTTAGATAAGCCAATTTGGTCAAGAATATACTTGTTGTAATCCGCAACCGTAGCTTGGCTGATTTCTTCAGTGTCGGTATCGTATGGACCAGATTGCTTAATGATTTGAATTTGCTGGGGTTGCTTGCGAGACAAACAGCGATTCACTGTCATTTGCTCTCCCAATGTATCATTAGTAAGAACAATGCCAATAGTCGCTTCGTCTTTAGCGTCGTTTATAATTTCATCGGCATTTACTTTGCGAAGAGGTTCTCCAGTAAGACCGATTGCAATAGCTTCTATCAATGCAGATTTTCCGGAACCATTGGAGTTCTGGGAATCGCTATCAAGGTTATTGCCGAATATCAGTGTTGCTGCACCTTGTTTTGGAGAATAGTCCAGCTCCAAGAACGAGCAAAGGTTTTTAGCGTGAATGGATTTAAGATGCCACATACTTACTTCAATTTATCAAGATAGTGGAGACCAAGCTGATTATCGATGGATTTTTGAGCACAAAAATTTGTGTACTCTTCCTTAATGCCTGACTTGTCAAACTTCTGTGTGATACTCTGGTGATCTGTGTGCATCACTTCCGTTTGCTCTGTGACAAGCTCAATTTTGTTGGCTCCGGCTTCAGCAAGCTGCTGTTTGTTGACTCCGGATGATTGGGCAGAATTACATTTTACACGAACCTTGATTTTGTAGCGACTGTCGGCTTTGATTTTAGCTAATGTTTCCATAAAGTCATCGTCCATATCTGCCACATCTACTTCGATAACCTTGTATCGTTGGTTCACTTCGTTTTTAATAAACTTGGTAGAGCCATCCGTATAAAGTATAGTATAGCCCTTCTCTTCATCTTCACCGAAGTTATGTTGACGAGAAGAACCGATATATTCAATTTGAGTGCCGGGAATTTGTTTCCGGTTATGATAATGGCCAGCCAATACAGAATCAAAATTTTTGAAAATGTTCACGGGAAGTTCATCATCACTTGGAGTAGCCAAGCCTCCACGGATTCCCTCGTGAATGTATAGCACATTCTTTTTCAGGCTATCAATGTGATAATCTTGCTGAAGGGAGTCCAATTTCTTGATGAAAGAGCCGTTTTCTGGGAAATAGCTCATCACGTATAGAGAAAGTTCGTCGGATAGATCTATTTCGGTAAAGTCGTTAATTACCTCTACATTCTCATAGTCTGAAAAAACATGGCTGTAACCTTCCACATTTTCGAGATTAACTTTACAATGATTGCCTTCGGCGATAATAACGTAAAGCCCATATTGTTTTGTAGCTTCCAAGATTGCCCAACGGACTGCCATAAGGACATCCAAAGTTTGAGCGCTTCGTGAAAGCCACATATCGCCTCCTACAATCAGATACTGTATTTCGTTTTGTTTACAAAGTTGTAGAGCCTCATTCCAATTCTTACGGAACTCAACTATATTGTCTTTACTGGCGTGAATGTCGTTAATCAACAACGCACAGGGAGATTTCTTTGACATAATCAATTGTGTTTTAAGAAATGCTCACCCAGACTTAACTGGGTGAACATTTCGGTTAGAGTGCGTTGTTATTTAATCACGGCGGCGGGGTGGACGGGCTCCACGACGACTTGCTCGTGCAGCTGGCTCATTTGTATCGTCATTGCGTTCACGTCGTGAGCGGGGACGTTCAGTCTCCGGTGCAGCGGGTGTCTCGTCCTCATTAATTGGCTGAGCGGGCTCTGCATCATCCTCTTCCTCTTCATCGACAGGAGAAGAACGGCGTTTAGATGCAGGGGCAGGCTTTTCTTCTTCCTCTTCGTTTCTATCGTTAGAAATTTCGGCGAGCTCATCCTCAATCTCGTTCAGAATATCCTCGTTGGTCTTCTTGCGAGTTACTTTCACGTTGAGGTCGTTTGCTTCGATGTAAGCCATAATATCCGTGCGGAGTTCCTGTCCTTCTGCCGTCTGATCATCAAGATCGTCATTGCAAAGAGCGTCATAACGAACCCAAAGAGAATCGATGTCATTAGCTGAACCGCCATCGGCTTCATCTTCCTTGCCCTCACCAAGAGTAAAGTGAGATTGGTCGTCTGCCGGCAGCAGAGTCTTAATCTGTTCAATGCAATTTTTGATCTTCTCGTCGTCCATTACCTCAATGTCAAACTTCTCGTCGAGCTGTTCAAGGTAAGCAACGGTAGCCTCCAGATGATAGCGAGTGTAACGATATATTTGCTGCGGAAGACGAGGCATATCGATCAGCTGTTGAAGAATAGCCTCTTCCAAAACATCCTTGCCAGATACGGTATCAATGTTGAAGCTGTAAGTCGGCTTATTGTTTTCAGACTTACGAATAATCTCAACAGGATAAGCTGAATCAATAGAAGAGATTGGGCACGGAACCATTGCGCCATTCTTGTTTAGTTTGCCCCACAAGTTCAGCTTGCGTTCTTCCAAATCTTTGTACTGTGAATAAGAAAGCTGAAGGATCTGGATGCCATCTTCAGGATGATCAAGGTCAATCACGTACATACAACGGCGCGAATCCCATTTCAAACCGCCAGAGAAACTACCTTCACGCAACTTCTTGCAGAGCTTTTCGTCATCGGCATACTTCTCACAAGCGACTGTGACGTATGTGTCAATGAGGTCTGCATTGATACTATCCTTAAAAGCATACTTGGCATTGCAAACAGTAACATAAGTAATTGATGGTTTGCCTTTGACAAGCTTCTTGTCGTTCTCAATTTTAAGCATCAAAGAACGAAGCGGATATTCATATCCCTTACGCTCTAATGGCAAGAAGTTACCATCCTGGTCCTGAACTGGTGCCAAAGGAAGAATACGAATGGCATAAGTGCCATCTTTGGCAAAACGGAAAAACGAGGCGCGTTTACTGCTCTCTTCACTGCTCTTTTTCTTTGCGTCTTCAAATGTTTCTTGGGAAGCCGCAAACACGTCAAAGAGTGAACGTGCATTTTCTTGTTCCATCATGGGAGAATTGTCTTTTAGACTTTTCTTTGATAATTCTTCCAAGTATCAGCGTAAGCACCTGCATAAAGTTCTGCTGCTTCAGCGGCTTTAATCCCCTCACGGGAAAGCAGGTCAATGCCCCATTCTGTCTTGGCATGATGGATAATCTTTTCAATAACATAATCCATCTCAGCTGCTGGTTCATTTTTAAGGTCAAAGTATTCAAATACATTTGCCTCTCCTGGGATTTTACAGCGATGAATAGGAGCATAAAGCTCTTCAAAATAACTGTATAGTGCTTCCGGGTCTGGGTTGCCTTCCAACTCTTCACTTAGAGTTTTCAGCAAATACCCAAAAAGAAACTTCAACTGAGGTAGCGAGCGGTTCTTGTTTTTATCAAACAGGAGATAACCATATTCTCCGTCTGGCAAAATGTCCACAGCCTCTTCAAGCTCGCTTGTGTCGGCATAGCCCTCATGGACTTCGACTATGCCCTTACTTCTAATCATGTCATATTCATTCGTTATTATTGATTACGCTGCAAAATTAAGACAAATTTTCAACTTAACAAAAAAATCGAGGAAAAATTTTCAAGCACTTGAAAATATAGTTTGTATCATTACTGTAAATCAATTATTTAGTATTTTCTTTTATACTAAAAAGACTATTTTTGAAAGTATTTTATTTTTATACTAATCAAACATGTCCGATATATCTGTAATGCGAATTTCCGGATTATGTGCTATTTCATAAATCCGTTGATTTTTTGATCCCCGAAAAGGCAGAGCAATGTCACGTAAATCTTCTTTGAAGGCACCATCAACTATGACATCCACACTCTTTATTAGGTCTCCAAACAAATCTTGCACTTGCGCTATTTCATATCCGGTCCATAGCCAAATGGTTTTATGAGTGCGTTCTTTAATAAGCTGACAAAGTTTAAGAATTGCTTGATATTGCATAAGGGGTTCCCCGCCAAGGATAGAAATATTAAAGTTATCGACATTTAGTGCCGCATAAACTTCCTCAACTGTCATTTCCCGACCAGACTCCAGTGGCCACCATTCCTTATTGTGGCATCCGGGGCAATGCAATTTACACCCAGACACATAAAGGGAATTGCGCAGCCCAACCCCATCAACAGAGGTTGAGCTGACAATTTTCGCTACATATAATTTGTTACTCATGCGTTTCCCGGTCTTTTAACTCTGCAAGTTTTGCAGAGTTCCAGCGGTCAGTGGTACCTACAAGATAACCGGTGATACGCTGAAGAGTGTCTATATTCTGACTTCCGCAATTTGGGCATGTGTGAAGCTCTTTTTGAGCATCTTCATACCCACAATCAAGACAACGGTTACGAGTATGATTTATTGAACAATAGCCGATATTGAATTTGTCCATCAAATCCACTACATTCATCACAGCCTCTACGTTGTGCGTAGCATCTCCATCCAGTTCGACATAGAAGATATGTCCACCGCGAGTCAATTCGTGATATGGGGCTTCTATCTGGGCTTTATGAGAAGCGCTACATTTATAATACACCGGCACATGATTTGAATTGGTGTAATACTCTCTGTCTGTTACACCAGGAATATTACCGTACTTCTGCTTATCCTTCTTCGTGAACTTTCCGGCAAGACCTTCTGCCGGAGTTGCAAGAACAGAGAAATTCATATCATAGTATTCAGAAAATTCTTGAACACAATTACGCATAGTGCTAATAATCCTCAAGCCAAGTTCCTGAGCTGCATCACTTTCTCCGTGATGTTTGCCTATGAGTGCTACAAGACATTCAGCAAGACCAATAAAACCAATCCCAAGAGTGCCATGTTTAAGTACTGTCCTCACTTCATCTTTTGGTCCGAGAGTTTCAGAACCAACCCATAAACCTTGCATAAGCAATGGGAATTGTTTGGCTTTAGCGGTACACTGAAACTCATACCGATCAAGCAATTGGCGTGCTGTTACATTCATAGCACAAATGAGTTTGTCAAAAAAGGCAATAATACGCTCATTCTCATCTTCTATGTGTCGAACACTAAGGGCAATACCTGGAAGATTGATTGTCGAGAAGCTGAGGTTGCCACGGCCCACCGAAGTTTTTTCACCATGACGGTCTTCAAATACACGAGTGCGGCACCCCATTGTAGCCACTTCGTACATATAACGTTTCGGATCATCCGCACGCCATTTATCATGCTGGTTGAATGTGGCGTCAAGATTGACAAAGTTCGGAAAGAAACGCTTGGCTGTCACTCGACACGCCAATTTATAGAGGTCATAATTCGGATCTCCGGGCAGATAGCTAACGCCACGCTTTTTCTTCCAAATCTGAATCGGGAATATAGCAGTAGATCCATTGCCAATTCCTTTTTCGGTAGTAAGCAAAAGCTCACGGATTACACAACGGCCTTCAGCTGATGTGTCTGTTCCATAATTGACAGAGCTGAAGACCACCTGATTGCCACCACGAGAATGAATTGTATTCAAATTATGCACAAAAGCCTCCATAGACTGATGAACACGACGAACGGTCTCATTCATTGCGTGCTGTACCATACGCTCAAATGATTTCAAACCATCCAAAGGCTTGATTAGAAAATCATCATAAAGGGCATCGTATGCTTCAGACAAGTCAATCTCATTTACTGCTTCCAGTTTCTTGAGTTCTTCTTTGAAGGTTATGCGGACGTATGGTGCCATATAGAAATCAAATGCAGGGATAGCCTGACCTCCGTGCATTACATTCTGAACAGACTCCATTGAAATACAACTCAAAATGCTTGCTGTCTCAATACGCTTTGCTGGACGCGACTCTCCATGACCAGCTTGGAAACCGCCACTAAGAATTTTGTCTATTGGATGCTGAATGCAGGTCAGACTTCTTGTAGGCAGATAATCCTTGTCGTGGATATGGAGTATGTTGTTAGCTACCGCTTTTTTAGCTTCTTCCGACAAAAGATAATCGTCAACCAATTCTTTGCTTCGCTCACTGGCGATTTTCATCACCATACCAGCGGGAGTATCGGCGTTCATGTTGGCGTTTTCACGAGTGATGTCGTTCTTCTCAGCGGCAATAATACTAAGAATGGCCTGATCACTTTCACGATGGCGGGCCTTACTGCGTTCATTGCGATAACAAATGTACGCACGAGCAACATCTTTATATTTGGAAGCCATTAAACTTTCTTCCACCAAATTCTGAATCTCCTCGACAGAAATTTCATTGGGACACTTTGTTGCAATCCTGTTTGCTATTTTGATTGCGTAATCTTCGTCAATCGTGCCAACCTCTTTCATTGCAGCAAGAACCGCCTTTGTTATAAGTGTCTGATCAAATGACACTTTGCGGCCATCACGTTTAATTACAGTTTTCATGGAATAACCCTTTTTGCTTTTGACTATAATTGGATAAATATCGAGACAATTCTTCACGGAATTTCTGGGTTCCGTTAAATCCACAGCATCTTGGCTCTCCGCAAATGCCACCTCGATATACGCACTTGCGGACCATTACTGAAGCCAAATCCGGGTCAATTTTTGAGATTTCATCTTTTATCGCCTGAAACACTATTACAGTACCGGGCGACGCACATCCAGTACATAATCTCAGCTTAGACATATCAATCAATGATTGAGCGTTGATGCAGAGGCTAAGATTGACTGGCGTTTCACGATCAGCATTGTTTTTGAGCCATTCCAATTCTGAATAAATGGCATCCACTTCATGCTGATAATTACCTACAAATTCCACATCCTTATGCCAAGTATCAACCAAACTCTTCAAGCGTTCAATGATTGAATCAATCTTGCCTGGCAAACCAGGATTACCACCGTTTTTGTCGTCTCTACAAGTTAATTGAAAGGGGACAGATCCAACATGATGGCGGATCAGATGTGTACTAATGTAAAGAGGAATGTTTTTGAGACTAATCCAGAACAGTTGGGTTCGGACTGGAGAATGCTCGGACTTATAAAGAGAAATCAGTGTTGCATGACTGGTTCCTAAGAATGTCGTTGCACATGCCTCCTGTAATAATTCTAAGTCTGTAAGCTTTCGTACAGACACAGTAAAATCCTTCATTTATAGGAATTTGCATGATTTTTGATAACTAAATTCTGTACGAAATCAATTTGAAATACAATGCAAAGGTAATCAAAATTTTTCAAGCACGTGAAAAAAGTGCGAACAATTTTATTATTCGCACCAAATTTCAAAACTATTTTATTAATTGTCCTTTTGCAACATTTTTACGTCTATTGATAGCTGAAATAATAGTTCGCGGTCTTGGAGGCTTCTTTGGATGTTCTGCATAACAGCCCTCATTTCTATACAGAATCAAAACTCGTCTGAAATCCGCAGTTCTGAAGTATGGATTTTTAGATGAATAACTGATAGCTTCTACCAAATCCGCATCTGGTACCCCATTAGTTCCAACCACTTGCATAATTAGGTCGAACTCTAATGGGGCATTCAGCCGCAGACTGTAGCCCAATGGGATTTCCTCAAACCTCCTTGGGATTCTTTTTCGACCGCGTTTTTTTGGTCGGGACTTCGGCTTCGGTTTCCGTCCTCTCTTCTTTCCCTTCCTCAACGGTTTGTACGGGTTGAACTGTGCCATGAATGTTCGGAATGATGTTTGTTACTGGAGAAGCAGCAGTGGCTTCAATTTCTCGCAAACTGCGAGCCTGTGCAGGTGAATTGTACGTTTTCATTGTTATACCATATAAGTGATTGAAAATTCTGTTGAATTTCCACAGCTGCCACTACAATAGACAACTGTGCAAGCCCTTTGACCGGCCGCAATTTTGCATACCCATGATCTGTTGTTAGAGAATACAATACTATGTTTTACAGCATGGCTGGGTGCCGATATAGTGTTTGGAATAGTAAACACTGTACCTGAGTGAATCGTTTTTGTAGATCCTTGTATGCAAACAAGATTGCCAATTTGACGGATATAAAGCGAATCTTTAATCCACTTCCAGCCTGAATCAGTTAATTTAGGCTGGAAATCTCCGACGCCGGCAGCTCCAATGTTGTCGCGTATCTTTTGCTTTATGGCATCGGTTGTCGCCATATCTGCAAGGCAATTCGTAAGTTTCGCATACGGCTTCAAATCGTTTAAACCAATAGCACCAATATGAGTTCTACAATTTGCAGCAGTAACTTTTTCTGATACAAATTGAGATAAACCGCCCGCCTTGATTGCAAATTTATCATTTGCCTGAATAGTTGTATAAACATCTTTCGCATTTGCCTTTTTGCCTAACTCTGTAGCAAAATTGGTAGCCAAGACGTATTTCTCAGATAATAATTTCCCATTTTCCATGATGGCCGGACCAATGTTGACAGTAGCATGACCAACGAGACTGATATTATATGACGGCACTGAAATGGAAAACACCTGATCTACGGTGCTCAAAAAACCAATACGAGCCATCACGACATTGGCTGAGTCACGCCAAGAAATCGCATTGGTTAAATTATTATTATCTTTGAGCTTGTTGGCTTTAAGAATCAAGCCATCAGTAGTGCCGGCCTCAATTTTAGTCACTCCGAACATATTCACAGAACCATCGGCTCCTGTAACATTCAGAATGATTTTACCTTTACCATTTCCTATATTGGTATTTCTAAATTGAGTATCAGCACCATTATAACCGTAAACGTTAATGCCTATTTCACTAACGGCGTTTGCGGTTCCTTGATAAATTTGATTGCCGGTCAATATAAGACCACCAAAAGTTCCCTTGATGGCTGCGATAGGTTTACCGAAAGTAATTGAAGTCGAGCCTATTGTAGCAATCAAGACCTCATTAGCATAAAAGCGAAAGCCAACACCGTCTATCAAAGATAAACGATAATTATTGGTGGCACCAGTATATTTGACATTCAATGTGCTACCACTATAGCTAAATTCAGTCTTAATCGCGCCAGACTTGATTATGACATTCTTATTTGCCGTAAAGTCACCATTTGCATTAAGGGCTTTGATGAAACTTACTACGCTATTCACAGTTTGCGAGCCACTTACCGGGGTAAGCAAGAGTGCATATTTACCTATAAAAGCATCTTTCATACGCAGTCCTCCAGTTGAAGGTATTGCAATAGACTGAAGGGCTTTTCCTGTCAGTTCGTCCTGCTTGACAGGTACTGTTTTTGCAATAGAACATCCATAAATATTACGACCAACCTTTGAGCCGCCACTCTCATAAGGTATGTTTTCAGTGGAATTGACTTCATAGATGTGCTGAGGCCATGACGTAATTCCTGTGGCACCTGAGAAATAGCGAAACTTTCCATTCAGGAATACATAGCCAGCACTAATAGCACTGCCAGTAATTTCACAGCCACTTACGATGAAATTGTCACAGTCATCAAAAATCTGAGCAAAAGCTAACGCCAAATCCTGAAGGTTTTCCAGGTCGTCAGCATAAGTGTATCGCCCACCGGTTTGTGCGCTAAATTCTTTCATTTCAATCGTATTTGATGATATAAGTTTTATTTGCAAGCCGATACCTGTCAATGACATACTTCAGCATTGCGACGTATTTTTGCTCTGTAATAAGCTTCTTATCAATTTGAGGAGTCATAACAATAAAACTAACGGAACTTTCTTCCGTCTGCTCATCGCTACGATATAGGATTAATTGACGAGTGACGTTGGCTTCTTTATCGCGATATATCAATATATTTTGTTCAACGTCTATATTGGCCGATTCGTGATAAATTGGAGTGCCTAACGCTTCAGAATTTTTAATTGCAATTCGCCCACCATTTGCAAAATACTTTTTGAATTTACGATTAAGATACCATTCAAACTTAAAAATCTGAGAGGTCATCGCAGCCTCAATTCTCGTTTCTTTAGCATATTCTACAAATCCATCATTGACCCGCCGTAGTGGAGACATTAAAGACTGTAGATATAGAATCAGTTTGCGCCCTCCAAGATAATAAGGCACAAGCTGATTTATGGTTTTGTCAAAGTTGATAAAGTATCTCATACGTTATCCTCTAATTTAAGGATTATTGTATCACGCCACAAAGGAAGGTCCGCCTCCTCATCAGCACAAGAACTTTGCTTGATATATCCGGAGTTAGGTACATAATAGCGCACAATTTTAATCTGAACGTTGCCATTCTCATCTTTGATAAGATGATTGTCATCATCGTATTTAGCGACAAATATGCCTTGATGGTCGGAGTCATCTGAAGAGACCGACACATCGGTTACATGTTCAACGCTCTGAATACTATCAATCACTTTCTGAGCATACACCAAACCGTTAAACTCAATATTGGCAATATACTCATTGAGAGCATCTTCAATTGATTGGTACATTTCATCTTCGGTTACAGCACCATCATAGTACACAACCACTCTCGGAATCAGCACATCGCCAATACGACTGACCACTTTGGCATGTTGGCCGGCAAACAATATCTGATTGAGGTATGCCCTAATCGCTATCAATTCACCTTCTTCAATACGAGCATAAGCACCGGGCTTTCCCGTCGCAATTTTAAAACGGACCAACTTATCATGGAAGCCAACCTCTTCTTCTTCAAAATACGCTACTTTCGTAATAATACGCTTGGACGCATCAATATTTGGATAAGAAAAGGCTGTTCCATCTTCATTCATCACCAGTTCATCTCCAGACTGGTATTTCAACAGTGCATTGGCAAAATAGGCCGGAGTACCATTGATTCTGTTCCGGAGGTCTTTCGCAAGGTCGATTTTAAAGACATCCAAAATGTTTTCAAACGTCCAGATGCACGCCGATGTAACCCATGTAAATGCGTCAAGTATGGACATTTTGGAGCTATTCTCAAACTCCGTGAGTTCAAGGTACTGATTACGGCTATCTTTTGCCTCAGCATATATTTCACTTAATGTTCGTGCCATTGTCAGGTTGATATAATTTGTTGTCGATATAAAATTTCCATATATCGGAGATATTCCATTCAGGCTCATTGAGAATCGTATTGATAGCTGCATACCCTCTTGCTGAAGGCTCTGTCGTAAGCCACACCGTACAAGGCCGACGATCAGCATAGTTCGCTACGATATATTCCAAATAATTATCGATTGTATCATCATACAGAAAATGAACGCCCGTCAAATCAAGCTCTTGAAGGCTCATGTCTCCTATTGGCAACAGGCTTTCAATAGTGGTTGAATGAAGGTCTATTTTGTACGTGCCTTCAAACATTGACAAGCCAACTAACGAATATCCACGATTGGTACAAGCATATTCATCGACAATGACTGGCTTGCAAAGAATCAGCGCACCGCCAAGCCCAGTTGTGTCAAGCTGAGTGAATTTAAGCGTTTTGGTGTCTCCATAGATACGGACACGCCTCTTTTCTGTCTCATTATCGAAGTAATGTTCTACAGATTGTACGGCGACGGTTAATTGCACGCGCTCTAATTCCGTGTTGTCTCCCCAGTCAATAATCATGGTGCCTTTTCCTGCTGCTTTGAAAGTAGTAAAAGTCATATCAGCATTGACTCCAATAAGAAATATCAGATCTTCGTTCGGGCGCTTGAAATAAACCTTACGCGCTCCAGATGACGGCGTAATGTTTTGTTTTTTTAACTCACTAACAACCGATTCGTTCAACACAAAATCTTCGTGATATATGAGTTCTTGCCCATACACAAGTTCAGATGTCATATTGAGATTTGGGTTGCTAATGAGAAGATCAAATAGGCCCTCAATGCTACCATACAAATGTAGAGCAACATCAAATAGGTTTTGATTCGGTTTTACTGTATATATAGCCATAGTTCAACCCTCCAAATCTTTAGCATCCAACTCCATTTGTTTTGTCCCATAATTGTAAGCAGCATTACAAATGGTTACGCCGTCTGCGCTAAACTCATCCTGAAGCACTTTGGTCAGGCTGGTAGATGCGACATTGTTAGAGTTAATCCATCTTGCCAGACCCACTCCAGTCAAGGGGTAACGATAATTGCCACCGGGGAAACATGCAAGGAGGCAGTTTGCATTTTGTCGTCCAGCCTTAATGATATTGAAATCAGACTGACTACTTGCATATAATTGTGCAATGCCGTCTTTGAGCATGATGAAAAAGCTACCCTCTGATATAAGCGGTAATTCTGAAGCAAAAACATTTCTAAGCGCAGTTCCATAAACCTGTGACTTAACCAGAAACCACTGAGAACCATCTACATCATTATTAACATAAACAAATGAGCCATCTTCATTTACACGCCGCACTCGAAGCATAAACTCTTTATATTTCGGTGTGTAAGGCACAACAAAACACACTCCTTGCTTTTTAATTGTGCGCTCACTTAGTGTGTATGGTACATCTATTTCACCATAGATATAGCGAGATAACAATGTCGGTTCGTCAACCCACCGGAACTCTCTCAATTTGATTTTGTTCTGTGGGGTGAGGGCGACGTCACCAGTTATAATATGTATTTCTATATCTCTGCGCATTAACTTGAATGATTTAATATTTGGTATCTAAAACCATCAATTTTACTAATCAGCACTGTCACGGAATCTCCGGAAACCAGTGCATAATCCGTAAGTACTTCGTTATGATTATAGATGCCTTTCAGTGTAATCTTCTTTGACCCAGGTCTTACCCTAAAAGTCACTATTGTAGCAAAATCCTCCGGAAGACTGCTCATTCCAAATTGTCTCGCTACAGAAGATTCTGTCGGAAGAGTTACTTCAGTACCGCCATAATTCGGATCATTGTAATACATCAGTATGATATTATGTTGCGAAAAATCAACTTTATATGTTCCATTTTCAAATGTTAGTAAATTAGCTTTTGTGTTAATAAAAGCCGGAGCTTTCAGCGCTGCATTTGATTCTATACCATAGTTTTTTGTACCGCCTGTAACATTTATTAATAGGCCATAATTAGCTTGATCAAATCCGTAATATCCAAATGTATTAGGTGCATTATTTACAATACGGCCTACAGCCGTAAAAGCCCCTCCTGCCGTACCTGGAATGACATCATTACCAAACATCACATACCCTTTAGCCCCACCAACTTTGAAGAAATCTTTATAAATTGTGAGAGCTGCCCAATCTGCTTGCGAATTTGATCCTGGCTCAGAACTGCTTGAACTTTCAACTCCGATGCAACCTGCTGAAATTTTGAAACCTGCAATACTACCAGATGTAGCTACAATTTTCCCTTCAACAGTCAAATTACCATTGTTATCCCAAAATAAATGATTAGATGCCAAATATCCAGATCCATCTGTCATCAAAGCCCATTTGTTTTCACATACAATAGACGCTGTAGAGATTATTCCAGCAGTGATGTTATTGGCACTAATCTTAGCGTCAACATTTATATTCCCTTCTGCATCCCAATTAATTTTACCACCCGCTAATGCCCCTGAGCCATCATTTTCAAATCTCCATTTGTAGCCACGCAATCCAGTAGGGCCGATCGTAATATCTCCAGTATTGGTATATCCAGATATTGCTGCTGTGCCTGTATAAAGTGTATTGTTGTCAAAGCTCCAACCTGCAATATAGCTGGTACCACCACTTTTTATCTTAAAAATACGTTTGCCATTAAAATCGTATGCTGCAAGGTCTGCACTATCTGCCTTGACCTTCATATAAATGCCACCATAGCTATCAATGAAATTCTCTAATAAAGAAGCTGATCTTGCATTGAACAATGCGCTGACATGAGCAGACATATATAACCCTGCGGTTGTATCATCGGAGACAAAAGCTACTTTATCTGTAGAAAAACGGTGCTCATTCAGTTTCCAGCCTACGATTTCACCTCCGTTTTTCGATGCAGAAAATGTAACTTTTCCGCCCATAAATGATACATCGCCATTAGTATCAATATACCATTTAATGCCTCGCAACCCATTCGAGCCTATAGTTATACCATCGGTAGAATAACCACTAACACTATTATTTTTAGTGCCAGACCATATTGCCTCGTCATCAAAGCTCCAACCTGCAATAAGATTGGTAGATCCAGCAGAAAATACTAAATTATCTCCTCCTACCCCGTATGCCACAAAACCGAAGTTATTGCTGGCAGAGTAGTATAACGCGGCTCCACCGTAACCACGCATCCATCCCCAATGGTCATCACCCCACTTACTATCAGTTAATAATTCCCCTACATTAGCAATAGCAATGTATTTTCTGGAAGCGGATAGTTCTATAGGCACACTATAAATACGCCCTTCATCAATCGTCCAACCACCTATAACCCCTTCCTTAGAAGTGATTTTACCATTGAACTCAGCATCACCATTAGCGTAGAATCTCACATTTTCCATAGCAAAACTGGCCTCGCCATTTTCACCAACGCTCCATATAGGGTCTCCTTCGTTGTTTACCGCACGAATAACGCCATTACTGAGGATTTGAAGCCTTCCTTCCCTGCTGTAGATGCCATAAGAATTAATGTTCCAGCCTCCAATCATTCCACCATCTCCGTTTAGATGGAAGATTTCTTGATTTTTTAGATAACCATAAATGCCATTGCTGCTTTCACCAGAAGCGAGTAAGTCTGGACCGATATATACGCCAGTCAATGCCCCTTCTTTCCATGTAGGTTGGGCACCAGATGTATCGAGAACAGCTTCTTTTTTTCCTACAAACAACTTAGGAGTCATTATATAGGTGCCACCTACTTTGGTCTTGCTGCCCTCCCAATCTTTAATCCAATCCAACATTGTGGATTCCCGAACTATGGTGAAAGTAAATACTACAGTTGTTTTATATCCGAATCCATCATCGGTGACAAGCGCAAACTCGACCGTGCCGTTAAGCACATTCGACAGAATAGATTGTATCTCAAACGACACCACGGTATCGGACTCCTTGACTTTACGGACAGCACCAGATGTCGATAATTTAGACCTGACTACATGAAACGGCACGTCCTTGGCACCACGCTTGACTGTAATTTTGCCCTTTGCGTTATCAAGCTGAAGGTGTGAACCATCGAAGTCAGCACGGATAGTACACGAAGCAGGGGTGAGCAATACTGTGTAAGCATCGTTCACCGGACTAAGTGTTATTTCTCCTTTTGCTATTGTGCCCATTATACTTTAAATCTTTATCAAGAATAGTCAAAACCATATCAGGACGGGGTCAAACCAAACTATTATTTTTTTCAATTTTGAAGCAAAGCATTTCTGGATAGTCAGCACGGATGTCAAATGAGCGCAACTCATCTACCGACTCACATTGCTCTATTTGGACCAGATGCTGTGCTGTAACGTTGTAGCAATTTAACGCATAAAGTTCAAGTTGATACAAGGCTTCAATGGCCGCATCCACATTCATATTGACATTATGGCTACCAAACCACAAACAAGTTGTACCGCGCTTGGCTTTTTTCTCAATGGAAATAGAGTTTACCAACCCGACTCTGGTCGCCTTGTCAAGCCAAAGGGCGAGGCCATCCAGATAAAATCTGTTTACATTTCCACTACTATCATAGCCCTGTATTTGCACTTTGCGGATAGATTTCCACGCCTCTATATCATTTTCAACCTGGAAGAAATGCAAGATTGCCTCCAGTTCCTCAGTCGTAGCCTCTGCAATATAAGCCGGTTCCACAACATCGAGAAACGCTGACAAAGAGCGGTCTGCTAACATCAACCGTTCTGTCATGCTCTGGAAGCGCTCATATTGATTCTCTTCCGGCTGTTTAATTTCTGACACCTGAAGATTGAGCCACACAATCCAGCGTCCCTTTTTATGACCGCCGTTATTGATAGTAGCGGGCTTTGTATTGAATTTGCAAATCTGTATCATAAATAATATAGTCCTTCTATCTAATAATAGTCTTCCATTGTTTCCGCAAGGTAACTTTAGTGACATTTCTGTTGATTTTGAAGTACCGCTTGAAACCATGTGAATAAATAAGAGGTCTCATAGCCCGGCGCCGGATTCGGTAAGTCTGTCTGTATTTACAAAAGCCTAAATATGAGTTGAGGGTTGCAAGGATGTGATCGAGGTCTGCCGAAGTGATTTCTTTTGCTGGCTGTTGCATAAATTCTGCAATTTCATTGGCTTTATCCATAAAACGACCAATGGTTCTGTTGCTCAAATACAATCTGCCATTCTTGATATATGTACCGACAAATAGCGCCCCATGACTGGCCGGCTGGAAATATCGTTTATCCTTATGTATAGTTAAATCCATAGACTTTATTTTAATCTCCGCTGCGTGTATTAACCACTTCAACGCCTCCTTATCATTACAAACCAGTATAAAGTCATCCACAAAGCGTTGATAAGCAGCCCTGATCCCTCTTGCTTTCAGCTTCTTGATGCAATCAACCATAAACGCATCAAAGTCTGCCATATAAAAATTAGCAAATAACTGGGTTGTTAAGTTGCCAATCGGTGCGCCACGGCCCTCTCCAGTTCTGAATAATGACTTATTGTGTGCCAAGCCTGCCCAATCTTTAGGGTCTGAATTGAACATACAATTTAGTTCTGGGCGGTGCATGACAACTACATCCAATAGCCATATCAACAAATTCTTGAAATCGCCATGATATTCCGTTTGCGCAAAATCTATCAAATTATCGCACATACGACGCTGAGGCAATGACATAAAGAAGCCTACTAAATCTCCACGAAATAAGTGCGCTTCGGTGCCATAATCGTAAGTAACTTCTTTGATTGATTGAAAAACTGCATCAACCGCTGACTTGGTTCCGAACCCTACCCGGCAATTATGGGTTACGTTACCGATATGTTCGTTGAGTTCTTCAAAATGGGGCACTAACCGCATACATATCCAATGATGAATAATACGGTCTCTGAAGGCTGCTGCAAATACTTCTCGGAGCTTGGGAAATCTTACAAGGAAACAGGTAGAGGTTCCCGGTTTATAGGTTTCCTCCATCAGTTCCGTTGTAAGTAAGTCCAAATCCTCGTTAGCGATAGGAATGTAATCTTGGAATTGTTGACTGGAAGCCTTACCTCGGCGACAGTCTTCAAACGCTTCCTGTAGAGATTTCCTTAATCGAAGCCAAGCCTTTGTCGGATGAGCTACAGCAGGGCGAACAACGTTAGTGTTGTACTTGTTGTTGTTGTTGCTGTTACCACTGTTGAAATTCACGTTCCACGAGTTGTTGGCCGAGTTCTCAGTGGATGACCAGTGGTTGCCTGTGCTGTTTATATGCGGCTGTGCAGCTTCGTAACTCCGAACATAGTTCAAACCATGAAACGGAGTCAGCCGCCCATATCCGAGCAAAGCTCTAAGCTCTCTTCCGATGTTACAGTTATTAGGCTTCGTCATCGGAACCCTGGCTTTGTATAAGTGAGCCACGCCATGCTACAAGTTGACGTATCACCGCGTCGAAGGACGCAATTAGCTGCTTGTGCTTCGTCGCGCTAACGAGGCCGGACATACAGTTGAGTGTAATTTTAACTACGCTCATTAAAGAAATAGCTTCTTCGAGCGCATTTTGTTTAAGAAAATCGTCTTGATGATTATATGCCGCTGCCGTCCAGCGAATTAAGTCAGTAAAATTTTGAAGCAAAATATCAGAAACCTTGACCGTCTTCTTCGGCATCAGTTGTACAATTTCTATGATAAGCCTCATAGAAGCGTGTAACGACCTATAAATCGGCGTGTTCTGAAATCCAGCAGACTTCTTACGGACTTCTCTTTTATTGCGTCGAGCGCGGTTTATCTCATCATTAGAAAGTATGACAGAATCTTCCGGTTCAGCAAAATGCTCACTGTCAAACAAGTTGCATACTTCCTCATAAGTCATTGATTTTCCGCCTATATCCATACGTTATTTATTTTATTTAACAGTTATAGGCGAGCTGCTTAAAGCAGCTCGCCAGAAAGATTAAAGAAAAAACTGATAGGCTACAGCAGGGCGAACAACGATAGTGAAGTACTTGCCGCCGGTGCCGCTGTAACCACTGTAGAAATACACGTTCCACGAGCCGCTGGCCGAGTGCTCAGTGGATACCCAGTGGTAGCCTGCGCTGTGCTGGGTGAAGGGTGCAGAGCCATTTGCTACCTGAGCACGCCACAGAATCATCGAATAGATGGGCTTCTCAGCTTCCACTAAAGAATGGAAGTAGCGGTTGATAGCAGCCAGTTCTACGCCTGTATAATTGCTATATTCAACGTGAGACGGGGACACGTGCGTCTTTATCTCATTCGGTTCAGGTGAGTTCAGAGCTGCCGTAATCATATTATCGATGACGCTTCGAGCCGGAGTAGTACCTTGCCCCACCTGATAAGTCTCACCAATACCTCCGGTTCTCGATTTGGCGAAGAAGCTGTATTGACGATATTCATCGCCGCAAGCGGGGAGATACCAATTGTTTTTAGCATACTGAGGGTCAAGATATTCTCCCTCATTTACCTTCGGCTCATATAGATAGCACCCATAAGCTGCCGGGTACAGGAACTGCTGATATTTGGTCAGATTATTGTTGGCTTTATGCAGCACCTCCATAGCATTTGCCAGTTCCTCTACCGTAGTAGGAATCTCTGCGAATTGATGTTCAACACCGTCATCATCGGTGTAATATGTACCTACCGATTCGTTTGCATCGGAAAGCAGATACGCATTGATAATTTGATTGGTGTGACGAACAATCGCCTGAGTCTTTTGCTTACCTTGCCAGTCTGCAACTGTTCCTGTAGAAGTGCTCCAATCCTTAAACCCATCATCAGCGTTTTCGTCAAGATAGTTGCCGGTAGTCAGATAGTCATTATTGACACCGCCATCCCAGCCTCGACCAGTAATATTGCTTATACCTGGAATATCAAAGATACTGGAAATTCCGGTAGCGGCCATAATCTCATTCTGAATTGCGCCATGTCCATTAGTATCGCTGGAAGGGTAAAGACCGAACACCGCGCTACCCGAATTGATAAACCCGTCAGAACTCTTGTATGGCACATTCTCTTTGCAGTCAACAAGAATCTGATAGCCTACCAGTTTGCGAGTGGACTTGAATACTTCAGTCGGTTTGTTATAGCCTGTGAAGATTGTAGGCTCAGCCTCATCTGCCCCCTGCCACATTTCGTTGAGCTTATAAACGATACCAACAACCGTTTTGTCTTTCATGTATTGATCATCAAAAGTACCATCAGCATAAGCAAAATCGCCTATCTTTGGTATTCGACGATAAAAACCAACTTGATAATCGGCTGTCAAAGTTGCACCAGAAGTTTTGGCAATAGTACACTGAATGATATATCGCATATCGGTACCGCTTTCATCCAACTTGGTAACTTTCAAGAGACCGTTCAAGGAATCTGTGAAAGAGCCGTAAGTTTTTGCGCTATCGTCAATAGACCACTCAATATCCAGCTTACCGTTTTTAAGGGCAATATCGTTTCCGGTTGAAGGTGAGCATACCAATTTATACTGGAATGTTCCTGTCTTAGTAATGTAAGATAGTCCCTGAATGGAGATGCTATTTATAGCCCTACGCGAGTATGATATGTAGAGAGGATTACCTGTGTTATCAATATCGCCATAAGTGCCTGCCAACGCGAGTTTGTTATCGAAGGTTAGATTGCCGGTCAACGAAATAACTCCAGTAACAGATGCTGCCATACCTTGAAGCCACATCATTACATCAACTGCAAAACCGGTCCACGACACGTTTTCGATTTCGATACTATTGATATTCTTCGATTGGGTATAAGCCAACTGAACAAGCGATTGGGTATGTGAGCCAACCTTATGCTTACCGATAATACTGAGAGTCCGCAAATTCTCCAACCCCTCAACGAGAAGTGAAGAGAGATTTGGCTGACCGTCAACTTTGATTTCATTCACAGAAGCCGGTAATTCGACGCTGATTAACGTTGAAGTCTTGGGAAGTGTAACACTTGTATAGCCTGAGCCTCGCAAAGACAAGACTTTAAGACGCGGAAAATCCCCGGCAAAAGTGCCTGCAAAAACTGAGGCATTGGCCAAGTTTATTTCTTCCAAATTCCGGCAATTGGAAATTGCCAAACCTCTTGGGTGAAATTCGATGGGAGTTCCGTCTGGAGACCAACATTCCAATTTGCGCAAGCGTCGGCCTGTAATGTTAACACTACCGTCATCACCGCAAGGAAGGGTTCCGATATTGCCGATACTTTTGGCATAGTGCATCCAGCGCATTGTGAACTGGGTGTTTGAGTCGGTATCGCAAACCATACGGACTGTCTCACCCGGTGCGCAGAGGTAAGGTTCGCTACCGTCTTGCGCCACCCATTCATTATCTTTCTTAGCGTATATGGTAGCCATTTTTCCACCAATCGCCATCTTGGGATAAATGTACTGATAAGCAGTGTATTCGATGTCGTAAACAGGAGAAAGACCAGCATTATTGTTAACAGAACGGAAAGTGAGAGTACCATCGCCACCAGTCTCGTATTCGCACCATGACATCAGCATAGGCAAACGCCGGTTCATAAACTGTTTCTCACATTCGAGCTGGTCTCCAATAGCCTGTGTGATGGGGTCTTGGCTGACATCAATCAATCCATTGATCAATTTTACCTGAGCAACTTCATACAACACACGGCTTGTCTCATTGTATGCTACAGCAGGGAAATATTCCTGAACCCAGTAGAAACGTTGCTGGTAATATTCCTCCACGCTGCCACAGATAAGAGCCATACGGGCGAATATGTCTCGCATCATATTGCGGAGCAAGTCTGGATAAGCTCGTTCAATCAGCGTATAAAAGATATTGTTCTCACCGTTCCAATAGTTACTTCCGCTTTCATCCTTGGTGTGTTCCAAAGCGTAGTAAGGCTTGGTCTGACGACCCTGATTGTCGGTCGCCTTGATAGTATCAAGGTCATCTTGCTTCAGACGTACCAATTTATCCACTGCTGGGTCAATCCAATAATAAGTATTCTTAGTACGATTATCGGTAGCCGCTTCCAGTTTACAAAAAGCCTGATGAAAGATAATATCCGGCTTATCGATATAAGCATCTGCATGAGCTTTGAAATAAGCCACGCGAGCCTTTGAAAAGCACTCATTCAACACATTCATATCCGACGTTCCGAGTGTGTCCATTGCCTCTTCCAGCGTGACATTCTTCTTACCGTTCACCGTATCGATGGATATGATCACTCCGGCAAGTTGCTCAGTCAACTTCAGACTTCCATAAGAATAAGCGCGACCATCTGCACCCCACGCAGTAGGAACTTTGATGATTTTCTCGAACTTGGCTGTAGCCGGATTGTAGTAGTAAATACTGTATCTGTCTGCACCTGAGTTGAAAAGCCAATACTGATGGTCACGCACAAGATTGGCACTGTCTGCTATGAGTTGAGCTTCAGTACCGGCATAAGGTTTGAGCAAGGGCGAACAAGCAAATATAAAGTTTGCGAAGTCTGCAAAATGAGTGAACAATGTAGTCTCTGTACCTTCTTTTGCCTCATCTTCAATGCGTTGTACGCCATTAGTGGTTTCACCTCCATCATATTTGCTACCAATCTCAACTTCAAAAGACAAAGTGTCGCTGGAGCCTGCCTTGTAGCAATAACCATTTTTGATGTCACCAGTGTTGATGGTCACGCTTTTAGGATAGATATTGCCCTCCCATGCACCTTGCGGATTTTTGTTAACCACCCAGGGCATCTGGAATAACGCAGCGATAGAACCATTATCTGCACCGGATATGCACATATAATCGGGCGACTTCTTTTTATCGTAACCGAATGTTTTCTTGTCGCCCTTACCGCTGCCCCAGGTCTGGAAGCCACAAAATACCGGATTACCAGTACCAATTTGGTAGAAGCAGAGGAACGGCTTTTCATAGCAACACGCATGGCCAGTCAGTTTAGGACGACCATTGAGCCCATCGTTTACCAAAGCCTGCCAAAGTTCATCATAGGCCCAAATAGCGCCTAACTTATGGCTTTGCATGGGAGATGCGTAATTGCATTTACCTACAAGTTTCGTAATCCCTCCACGCCCATCTTCAAGCTCATACTTGCTGGCATATACTTGACTTACGCCATCAAGCGAATTGAAGTATGAAATTTTACGGAAATATTTGCCATTTTCAGTATAATGAGTGGGAGCATTCGGATTATACTCTTCTGCTGAGATTTCCTCATCATCTTCAAACCCGGAAGTTTGATTCCACCAGTAATAGCCTTTGGCGGAAGTTCCTTGACCCTTGATTGTCATTCCGATAAATGTACCCGAATGTTTTGTGTCAAGTGATTCAGCATTGCCTCGTTCCGTATAGATACGAACATCCAGGGCTACTTCTTTCTGCTTACTCTGATTTTCTCGTGAAGGGAAATGCCCGTCTTTAGGTATTCTGTAGCAAAGGGTATTTAATCCCATTGCGTTACAAAGGTCATAACCGATTTCCGTACCATTGAAGATAGAATTGAAATGTTTGAACAACTTCTTATCCTCAATGGTCGGCATCCCAGCCATATAGTCATTCTGAATCTGGGTAGAGCCTAACTGCTGGTTTTTGTATATTCGTACACCATATATGTCAATGTCTGCCTCATCTGAACCGATTATAATTTCTTGTGCGCCCTTTGCGCCGATAGGAGTAAAGTAATCGTCATCGGTATAGATGAACTCACGGTTAGCCTTACCGTTAACGTAGATACGAACAAGATTCAGCCCTTCGCCACGGAGATTACGGATGATGTTGATTGCGATATGTTCACGTACCTCCTCCTGGAAGTGCGCATCACAAATATCCTCCGTAAAGTTGTTACGGCTAAGGCATACGGCACGAGTAGGATAGAACTTCAGACCGGTATAAACGCCATTGAACGGTGCCGAAGCATCGATGACAGCGGATTCTCCTACAATATTCTTCACTTTGAGGTCAAACTCAATAGTAATAGACCCCTCCAGCCCTCCAATATTGTGACCGGTATTGTCATCGAATAGTTCTTCAGGGAGTTTCAAGCGATTTCCGGCTCCGATACTGAGAACCGGAACACTGACTTCGCGCCCGGTTGCATCGGTTTCTTGATTATACTTCCAGCCGGTGTTAGTATCATCAGGGTTTGTCAACAAGTCGTTGAGCTGATAACTTGTGCCATTAACATTGATTTTTCGTGTCTCAGCCGACAGCACGACGTTTGCCCCACGTGTCGGAGCAAAGTTCTCTGAATTGTCAACTATAAAGTTGATGTTGTTACCATAGGGCACACCGGATAAATTGGTAAATATAGCCTGAGCGTTGATGATATTAGGCTGCTCATCACCATCGTATTCCATTGAGAAGTTCTCGTCAAACGCATAACTTTCTCCGTTGATGCACTCTTGTTCCTTTTGAATATAAACTTGACCCGTATCACGATCCTGAAGGGTTAAACGCAATGGAGTGGTATTCCCAGCCGGATTAAATATCGCATAACGGAAGATAGTTGCGCGAGTCCAGTTTTGAAACTCATCCATAATATCCGTAACAGCGAGGATAGGCGACATATTAGTATCGCCTTCAGGGATATAGATGAACTGGAACTCCTGACGTTCTGTTTCTGCGGAATATCCTTCACCAAAAGCAACCCATGCCTCTGCTTTTACCGCACCACGAAGCAGGTCAAACTCAGCCTGAGTAAGTGATGCTCCATAGGTGTTGTCGGTGTAAGTAGTAGTGCCGAGCGTAAAATTCTTCGTGTAACCATTGATTTTTATACGAAGCTGTTTTTGCACACTGCCGGAGATACGAAATGGGAGCTGGATGGTATTCCCCTTGTAGGCGGTTGCAATCGAACCTTCGTAATTGGCTTCCACATTTGAATATACGATTGACATTGTTACTGGGCTGGCAGATATACCGCTCGTTTCACCGGTTGCCACTAATCGAACCTGGTATGTAGCATCAGATGTAAGGATTGAACTCAGGTCAATAATCTTGGTCTGACCAGACTGGATATTTACCGTGAACTCCTTGCTGGAATCCCATGACCCCCAAACGCCACTTGCGTTTTGTGTCCGGCACGAAACAACGATAGTCGCATCTTCATCCTGATCAGTCGTTTCCTTCGTAATAGGGTTGTACTGTTGCCATAGATACGACACATTCACGCTTGCAATCGGTTTACTGGTCACAAGCGTTGCCGCAGAATTACGAGTGAGCGTTACGATATTGCTGACACCGCCCTGCTCTTCAAGAAGAGGGATAGCGACATTGAGCAGTCGTTTTGCAGCCTCCGCATCTGGATCGGTCATATAATCGTTATATGCCGCTTGGTCTGTAAAGCCCCAAATGTGATAATAGCCATCGGTGTCTTTGTCCTGTGGAATAATGATATACCCGATTTTCGAGGACAGCTGGCTCTTGATGAATCGCTCCACTGCGGCACCATCATAGGCTTTGGTGCCGTCATCCCACGGTACTTCTATCGACGGGATGTCACTTTTGATAATGATTCTTTTTGCCATATTAGTTAATTATTAAAATGTCTCCATGCGTCTGTCTGACTCCACGCTTTCTCGCGCACCCAATATCCGCTACCAAAGCAGCTATTCACAGCCTCCCATATCAACCGAGTACCGCGATAAACCGCTGTAATAGCTTTCTTACCATAATATCTGGCAGTTAAATCAATGCCGTTGCGTGTAATCATTCTTCGTAAATATTGTATTCCACATCAGGATTTATAGTATCGGCTGTTACCAGTGCATCATATTCATCCTGAGTGATATAAACCGTATTATTAAGAGTATCAATCATTTCGTTCACCTTTATGATTAATTGATTAAACTCCGCAGCGGTCAATTTGCCTGAAGCGTTGACACCTTGATTTGATGTCTTTGCGCCTATTTGAAGATTTGAAATAGCCATATCAGAATATTATAGGAAATGAGTAATCAAAATGGTCAGCCAGACCCAGCTCGCAGACAAAGACATCGGTTCCATCCATATCATAATTCAAAGTCAACACATTATCCCCGTCGGTTACATCAAGGTCTTCAAAACCAAGGTCCGTTGTAAGGTTATCTTTCTTATACCGATGCCAAGTAAATGTGAAATGCTCCAACGCATACTCTATATTGACAGGCTGACCTTGATAATACACCGTGGCTGTCAATATAGTAGAGCATATTCCGTTCTGGAACGCATTACCTTGTGAGGATGTTACTTGCACTGTATAACCCTGAACGTATTGCTTGCTGATATTAAAAGTGTCAGCATAAGTTCGAGCATCGTTGAGTTTGATGACACAGCGGAACGTCACGCGACTTTCTCCGTGATGTGTAATAGTATTGCCGTCCGCATCTTGCTTAGGTGGGTCTGTAACATAACCTAACCAATAACATGAATCCGGGAACACCTCTAACGAAGCTCCGTTTGCTCCGGGTATCTCAACCCAGTTATCGCCTATAAGCAAATACCATTTACGTTGGCTTGATGTGGACTGGAAACCAACTTCTTCAAGTTCAAGTTTTATTGAAGATGGACTGCACGTCTTACCGTTAACAGAATCTTCCTGACCAATGATTGTAAACATATCCTCGCCAACAATTCTCATATATCGGTTCGCCATCTCATCCTGAGCGTCCTTTCCGAGGTTGTCCCAGTTGAGAGTAACATCTTTACCAAATGTCACTTTGCCATCCTGATTCCATTTGATATTTTCATTGGCTAAATATCCAGACCCATCCTGGTTAAGCCTAAAAGAGTTTGTGCGCGTGTCTATCGCACCGGTACCATCATAATTCAATCGAAGCAAAGGGTTTTGAATAGTGCCACCGATACCACCACGAGCGAACCAAGCACCATAATCATCAGTCTCATCCAGTATGTCATCAGTTGGCTGATACTGAGTACAATATTCGCCAGATTCCAATTGTGGAGCTGTAATATATAATTCTTGCTCATCAGGATCAACACTACCAGCAACAGATTGATAGAGAGAATTGGAGAACGTTGGAACAATGCTCATTCGCATTTCTTCGTTATCCGCATCAGGCTTCAACAAATCAAAGAAAAGATGTAAACGTCGCCATTCATGTGTCTGGTCTGAAGCAATCTGAATCGTACCTATGACCTTGCCATTCTGCTTAATGCCAATTTGGCAAGGCTTCTTAGCATACGCCCAGAATGAAAAACAGTATCGCTTGTCGATGTGAGCGTTGAGCCAACCCCGCTCTTGTACCGACATTATCAGCTCACTGGAAGTGATTGTCTTGTACACATTGCCCATTCCGGTCGGATTAATGAGCGATGTGTTGTCTATCTGTATCGATGTCAAAAAGCGGACATCGCAAGAGTTTTTGAAGCAGTTCCGATGAATCTTACCTGCATAGAACGTGGAAGCAAACCCATTTTCATCACCGGCAGTCAACGTTCCTGATATATGAGCGGTCTGAGAGGCGTATAGCTTTTGGATATATGCGCCATAGCCCGACAAATTACCAAATACCGGGTCAGCCACCCCATCCAGTTTGCCTATACGCATTGATGTAGCATCTCCGAAGTTGGAAATGCTATCAAGCAATATAATATTAAAGTCTGCAATCTCCACCCAATCATTTACCCCAAGACTTTTGAGGTCAAGCTTGAATGTACGAAGGTGCCTACCTGAATTGATTACCGTAACAGACTGGAAGATGTATTGCCAATCTTCCGTAAAATCCTCCGTCCACTCTGCATCCTTTATATTACCGCCATTGGTGTAAGCAACCTCAGCATTTACCGACACATTCTTGTTTGCACGAGCCTTATAAGAAATAAGCACGCGCTTTTGTGCCGCTACCAATTCGTAAAAATCTTGACAGAGACCACTGAAATCATTTGTTGCCACATTTCGGGTAAGGCGAATGACACGGTTATTATCATCTACACTACCTTTATATAGCTGGGAGAGTCCAATACCTCTAACTATATATTGAGAGTGCGAATCTTCAAATGCCTCACTCGCGATATTCTCAGGCCAACATAAACTCTTATTGCGGCCTACACCGTCTATCACGTCCATAAACGGCGCATTGGAATCGGAAGCGGTTAGATAAAGTGCGCCTGAACGGTCAGCGTCAAAGAGGTTAGTAATACGTGCAAAATCAAGCAACTCCTTAGTCTGCGGTGCATTGCCTTCCAGTAACGCACCTATAAAATACGGCACATCACGCTCTATATCCTGAGTGACTATCTTACCGTTGGCATCCAATATAGGCTGATCGTTTGAATCATATTGCGCTTCAGTAGAAAACCGCTTAGTTGTGCCGTAAGCAAGTACGCACATAAGCGAATAGATGACATTAATGCCGTCAAAATATTGGCGACGTACTATGTCACCTGTTCTAAGTCCCTGAATTTTCTTGGAATCAGGAGCTATGAGTATTTGGTATTTCTCCAGTTTAACCGGCGTTGCCATACTATAATTTTATCGCTTCGTCTCCTGAGCAATAATCACTTACCCATAGAGATCCGTTAGTTACTGATATTTTCTGAACTTCAAGCTCATACACTCTCATCTTTTTACGGACTGTGAGTGAGTCGAAAGTAGCGTGGAAGCCTCCGTTGGTCATTTCATCTTTCACAGCCCAACCATACCCGGCAAAGCCACTGGCAAAGCTTGGCGATGAAATGTTACCATCAAAGTACCCATTGCCCGCGTATCGCAAGCCATCGGTTATGCCTTCAATGAACTTTCCGTCATCAAAGAATAGAGCGTCTTCAATTAGTCGGGTGTGATATTGATCGCTTTTTATTGCAAAATAATCTGCCTCTATCGGCTTGTCAAAAGAGAAAAACTCTCCATCAGTATCAAAATGAAGTGTCGCTGACCAGTCTAACGCCTTGTTTCTAAACGGAGAAGTTGTCTGAGCGAAGAACGTATTAAACTTTAATTGCTCTGTCGGATGTCCTTCTACCTCACCATTAACATAAGGCATCTGGATGTTTAATTTACCAGTAGTAGCATCTTGATAAATTGCCGGTCCCTCGATGGTACCGAAACGAATCTGCTTAGGGAATAAAACGCCCAAATTATCAGCATCAGTGCGGAATGTTTCCAATACCGAAGAACCATTCACTGCGCACTGTGCTCTCAATCCATTTATAAAGTTTCCAGCGCCTTCTTTAGAAACGAGCTTGAAGTTGTTGGAATAATCCCAAATATCAGACTGCAACGATATTTTACTGGTCTGTTTGCCGTTATCACTGTCCCCAAGGTTCATTATCATTCCAGGAGCAGAAAACGACACTACTTGGCTATTACGCACATTAATGATATAGTCCTCATCGAATTTAATACCATGACCATTAATGATACGCAAATCAGAATCAAGAACAGTACGGGCTATTGAAGTCACACTACCATTTTCTTCGATTTGATCTATTGTTTCGGAGTAAAGCAATTTCTTCTGTATAGCTCCCAAAGAGAAACCGCCATCAACAGCAAGTGTACCATCTATTGACGCATTTTGCTTGACTGAAAGACTACCATGCACATTAGCATCTTTCATAGTCCAGTCCACATCAGATTTATTAGAGTTACCGGAATGATAGAACTCGTATTTGTCCCAGAAAATGCCAGCTTTATTGATGATAATGTCTCCCAATTTGAAAGTGCCGTCAATTACAACATCACCTTTCATAGATATGCTTTGATGTTCTATAACAAGCGATCCATTATCCAAATAAATTGTTTTATTTCCGTCAAACGCAATACCGTTTCCAAAATTCAGCACACCGGCAACATAAGCATCGCCTTCGACTTGCAAGCCTCCATGAACAATAGCCCATTTCTTCTCATCCGCATCAATTGATACCTCAAAGATTTTTTGCCCGTTTACTCCAGCATCAAACCCATACCATGCGGATAGTGCGCCCTTCATTGAATCGCCAGCACGAGATACAAAACCTGTGGTACCAGAGCCATCACCACCATCACCATCGCCGCTAATAACGGATAAAATAGAGTTAGCAAAAAGGTATGCCGAGTTCTTCATCAGAATTGTAGAATAACTTGATGCTACCTTATCTACTTCTGCCTTTTTATTTTGGTCAAGCACAGGCTCTCCATTCGCATCAAACACTGGATTACCATCGCCATCTAAAACCAATAAATCTTCTGAAGACGGAAAAGATGGAGGAGCAATCTCATTTGCCTTTACCATCCCTTGATAAAGCCTGTCATACAAATGATACAAATCACTTGCTTTATCAAGTTCTTCCTCATTAAAATTGAGCTGTGCGTCTGCCATAACTATTTCTGAATTTGAACTTTCTTTGTTAAGAACCCACTATGACTGGAAGCAAACGATTGGATCTTAGCCTTCAGTGCAATAAAACTCCCAAGAACGTTTGCCGGAGGTTGCGGCCCCATCATTGTCGGAGTCATCATTTGTCCAAGATAGCCCACAAGGTCTGATAAAATAGTTGCTAACTGCTGACCAAGCACCGCATCATCCGTTTCACTATCACTGCCCACGTAAACAGTGCCGTCTTCTACCTTGACTTTCGATTTACCCATAGTCAAAGTAGCTTCATCGTCATTTAAGTCAAGCTTCGTTTTATCGTGTGTGATATTCAATCCATCCTGAGTCATAGTTGAAGATGTTTTATCATCTCCTACAACCTGAGCTATCTGAGTGCTATCAATTGTCTGGGAAACCTTATTCTTGTCTTCTTCACCTTGTACAGTGGTTTGAATTTTGTCTTTTTCGTATGTAGTATTTGTCTGGATGCCGGTCAATTCCAATTCATGAATATCAGGAGCGTCTTCATCATCAGGCTTGTATTCCTCGCGTTCTCTAACGCCAATCGAAATCTTTTCATGCGAATCAAGCTGAATAAGGTCAACATGAGAGAACATGGTAACATATTCATTGTTGGTCTCAGAGTCTTTACTAACAAGTACATCAGAGTACAGTTTGGGAATAATAATATATCCTTGATTGTCTTTCTGAATGGCTGTCAATAGCACTCCCTCGTGATAACCTATTTTTGCATCCTCGGACTCTGCAATAGACCAATCTGCATATTCTTGTACATCTATCGTTCCAAATAGTTCATCGCTTTCATCGGTGTGTATTTTAGCAACGAACCCTGTTACTTTAGAAGTACCTCTAACAGCACCAGTTTGACGATTGACAATACCCTTCAAGGCTATAGAACGTATAGCTTCGCGTATCATCTCATTTGATGAATGGTCTGTCAAATGCTTTTTATTATTGTTGCTCATAGTTATTGCTTCTGATTATTATTGCCTTCTCGCTTAATACAATACGGCAATGTGATTTTTTGACGGAACCCATCCTTTGTGCCAAAAGTCGTGGTGACTTCTTCAACTAAGTAAGTGCCATTCTTTCCAGGGTATCTATTGTCAATCAACTTAACTTGTTGGGCGGTACGAATACATAAATCGCCAAACAATGTTAATGTACCCTCTATACCAGTCATATTGTAACCTTCAAAATACTTAATCGCTTCTTTTGCCAACTTCTCAATAGTGGTTGGAATAGTTTTAGATACAAAAGCAATTTGAGTGTAAAGTTTCATGTCAACTTTATCATTAGGGGCGTCTGTTAAATATCGCTTACCGGCTTTCAAAGCTTTCTTGCTCAGCTTAGTTTCATTGACATATCGATAACGCGAATTGCTCTTAGACTCAGGCTTTGCCGGGTCATATTTGGTATTTCTCAATATGGTAATGTTGATAAACTTATCATCTGATGATATACCCTTTGCCTGAACAGCCAAAAAATCTTTATCGGAGGATGTTAATGTGAGTCCATTGTCCGCTACATGATAATCAAAATGAATAGGCACCACACCTGGGGTTGTGGTAGCGTTCAGCAACGAGTCTTTCCCTGGATTAGAAAAGTAAGCCCTTCCAATCTGAATTGCTGGTTGACCATTGTAATCGCTGACATAACAAAATAAGCCATATTTTGCCCATTCTGTTAAAACATCAGCAACAGTCAGCTCTGTGCTTAACTCTACAGCTCCAAGATCAAAGTCCATACCAGCTGTATCTGGATGTAAAATCAATCCGGTATTCTGAAGCATCTTGTATCGTCCCTTGTCGCCCAGAAAATCTTTAACTTCACATTTTTTTAACTTGACTTTCGGACAAGTGATTGTCTTCAGATAACTGGCAAGGTTTTCACAATCCAGTTCAATAGGGGTGTCCAAACTAACTTTTGTAATATACCCATCAAACATGAGGCTCATATACTTCTTTGAGTCCGGACCAGTGTTCTTGAAGTTAGATAAATACTCTTTGTAGGTGTCGTTATCATTATAAATGGTTTTACCGGTGTTCCCAGTTTTAGCCATTTCTGCTACAAGCGGGTCCGTAGTGTATCCAAGATAAATCTTGATACGCTGTCCCACTTTGAAAGTATCAACAGATGCTACTGAAGTTTCCGTGCGAGTTTCTTCAACCACACCACTATTTGAAAGGCTAACGCTAATTTTCTGAAAGTCTTTCTCCTTCTCCGCTGTTCTGGCAGTGACGGTCTTGCGAATAATGGTACCTCGCGGAAATCGCACCGAAGCAGTGCCGATCAGTTTCTTGAATGATTCCTCAATTTGCACCTCCTCAACTTCACAAATACGCATAATATCTCCGTTAGCCTCACCATTGGGCTTTTTCTTATCTTTCGGTGTCCATACCTCAATTAAAGAAATTAGGATGTGATAGCCAGGTTGTTTATTTGTATCGAAATCCGCCATAATTTTAGATATTAGGAAGTAATGCGTCGAGACCGGCACCGGTTAATGAGGATGTTGTACTGGTAGCGACATTCAAAACAGTCTTAGCTGCCATTTGGGCCAATTTATTGTCAAGAATGGCCTTATACCAAGTGTCCCATTGGGATTCAGCAAGGTCTCTATTGATTGCAGCAATTGTATCAGCCTTGATAGTGATAGCGTCATCAGGTTCAACTGCAACGCACGTAAAGCTATAAGGTTGAATGTTTTTGTATTCTATAGCATCCAACGAGAAATCTTTAATAATCACACGAGTTACACCAAGCAATCCGAATGTGATAAAATTCACATTCACAATCCCATTGTATTGCATGATTTTTACAAAGCGTTTAACCGCTTCAGTGGGGTACACGCCTTCATCGTCTGATACAATAGAACCACTTATGTTATATGTCATATCGCCGCCAGAAACAAGCTCTTTTCTGGTAAAATCTCTGCCTTGTACTTGAGTCAAAATGATATTTTTACCACTGCTCATTGACACCTTTGGCGCAAGGTCAATATGGAATACTGTCTTTGTATCAAAAGGGTCTGCTTTATGAGACTGAAGATTGTGCTCAATTTCGTTACCAGGATTCCACAGTTTTTCAAGTGTACTTTTCTTCTTAATGGTATAAGATTCTACCGAGTTTTCATCCCAAAGCACATCATCATAATGTACTTTTTCTTGGTCATCGAAAGACAATATGAGAGCTTCAGGAACTGGAGTCCCATATTTGGTTTTAGCGATAAGTTTATGACCACCTTCGCATATAATAAACCCGAAACCCTCTGTGGACTTTTTGCCATTATTGATAAGCACTTTACGATTGGCGTCTTGCTGAACACGCACCGTATCTCTCATCTTATCTCGTGCATACTTTTCATATCTTGGAAGAAGACTATTCAATTCCCCCTCTAAGGTTGACATGGCAAGCTGTTTGGCTACATGAACCAAAGCACTTTTATACGCGGATCTGGAAACATATTTAATGCCGCCTTGTGTTTTCTGATAACGCCAATTAAGGCTGCTTACCAATTCAGAGGTCGCATTTCCTGCATTAAAAGCAAGATTAGACCATACACTATCAAAGTACCCCATATATTATGTATTTGAAAGGCCATTCAGCATCATGGTGCCGTCAGCAGCGGCTTCATAGAGTGCATAGGCAACTTCACGTTTCATTCTATCAATTATGGCAACGTTATCGGCGTTGGTCAAATCAATTGAATCTACCTTCATCAAATTTTGAATATTGATGTTGATCTGTTTAGGAATTGCACGTTCCCTTTGATGAGACTTGTAATCAGATGTTCTTGTACCATTATGCCTATTATTACCCGTGTATCTGTTATGATTGTTTTTGGTCGGAGCATGCACGCCTGTCGTATTAGGTTTTACAACGGCATTGCCCATCTGCTGAGGCGTCATTGTTACACCAGTAGTAGTGTAATTCATGGTTGGAGTTAATAAATTCTTCCCGGTTGCCCACGGAAACATCCAAGGAGAATTATTTCCGGTAGAAGACACTGATAATGGATTCCATAACATTGCATTTGTTGTAACCGGTCCACTTCCAGTAGAAGCACCCCAATCAAACGGGCTACTCGAATTATATATATATCCAGACCCATTGCTGTCCTGAGATACTACCGGCCATAAAGTAGGCCACTGCTCATTGGCGTTTTGGAGAGTGGTCAACAATGTATTCATATTGTTTGACATATCGACCAAACCTTGCGAAATCTGGGCAGGCTGATTATTGTCGTCTATCAACTCCCATGATTTTGTTTTTGCGTTCCAACGCCATTTCTGACCATTAAGTTCTTTTATTTCACCTTCATACGCACCGGATATTGCCTCATTCTGACCGATAAATGACTGGGCGAGGGTCAAAAGAGTGTTTGCGTATGTCTGAAGTGCTTCGGCGGAAGGATCAGACTCTAATCCTAACTTTTGTATGGATTCCAACAAACGCTGCATTTGTCCGGCTGCGGTCTGAGCCATAACTTCCGGGGTCTCACGGCCTGATGGATCTCTCCAAACACCATTTCCATAATATCCAAGATTACGATACCACCCGTAAATGTCATTCGGATTATAATCGGCAAGTGTCTGTCCGAGAATATCATAGTCGCCCCATCTAAGGGCTCTTACAATATCGTTCTCAGTGAGATTTCCAGATTCCATCTTCGCCTTGAAATCTGCTATAGCATTTTGAGCTTCAACCATTTGGTACATAGACTTCCAAAGAAGTTGAGCACCCATGTATGATTTGGCTATATCTTCTCCTGACCAGTATTTAGCGACATCTGTATCTTCATTCCATTGGTCTGGACGAATTAAAGCCGCCCATGAAGAGGGGCCGTATGTGGCAGCAAATGTGTCGCGCCAATTCTTAGCGTCTTCGGCAGTTGCTTTGCCGTAAAGAATTTGAGCTAAACGATGCTGATTTTCATCAATAATCTTAGAACGATATTGGCCATGCAACATCTCCATTGCAGCGGCAACGTCATACATTACAGCATCATTGGTATCTGATGTACCATCAGGATTATTGAACTTAATTATATTCCCATCAGCGTCTTTATATGCCCAATAACTACGAGTGATTGGGTTGCCATGCGAATCATAGCTATATATTTCTTGATGATTGTCAATAGACAAACCAAATTCTTTCCCATATTTATTAAAGAGTTCTGCGGCACGAGATGCAGCACCACTACTACCCCAGATGGAATCAGCTGCATAAAACTTTTCATACATAGTTTTATACACTTCATTACCTACATCTTTTGTAGTAGTAGCATTTGGCGTCTCAATACCAAGAAGCTCCTTCATCAGCTCGATACGACGGTGAATGAGGCCATTTATATCGTAGTTCTTACGCCATACAAACTCAAGGTAACGCTCTGTACGAGTATTCCCATTCAAAAGAACGCCATCAAGGAGCTGATGACTACTTGAGAATTTATCAACAAATCCTGAAAGTGCATTGAGATTTTGTATAAAGCTACCTAAAGCAGTTCCCAATCCACCCAAGGCTAAACCAGCAGCAGCTATCCATCCAACTGGGCCTCCGACCATTGCAGCCATTCCAGCTGCACCGAAAAGCCCACCTGAGGCGACATCCAAGCTATTTGCATTTTCTTTAGTCATCTGGTGCATACCAAGCATCATACTGGCAGCACCAATACCCATTTTACCAAAACCGATAAGACCATTTTTTATTTGCATGTTACGAACACGCTTATTGAACGTCCTCTGATTCTGCTTATATCGGTCAAGTGCGGCTTTGTCTTCAGCCTGTCGATTGGCATATACACCGGAGTTCCAAGCAGCTACTTCAGCCTCTCTTCCAAGATTGTCTATTCTATTAAGGTAATAGCCACTGGTCGAAGCATGAGGTCTGGACAAATCCAACCCTTTAGCTGCTTTGATATATTGTTTATATGACAACGGAGCGAATCCGGCCATACCTGCCGAAAAACCAAATGGAGATGCTTGGATAACACTTGACGCACTTCCTGGTGCTGCTACAGGAGTCGTGTTACCAAGAAAAGTTACTATGCGACCTATCCCTTGCTTAAACCATCCTCCTTGTCTTAACGTGGCGCCCAAAACGAGAAATTTTTTGTTGAGATTGCCCAAAATGCTGGAAAAACCTATAAGTACGCTGCCAACCTTTCTTAACCCTAAAAGTCCAAGAAATACACTTCTAAAAGCAGTTACAGCCTTGACTACTGGCCAAATCATCAACTGAAACTTAGCCCATATTTTAACGATTCCACCAAATTTATCAAAAAACCAAACGAACCATTTGGAAGCATCAATTAAAATTTGGATGAACTCCATCAAGCTATTGGCTATTTCTTTGAATACCTTCTGCGCATCGGGGCTTTTGTTTGGATCCATCCAATTGATTGCTGACTTTATCCATCCACGTAAAGCACCTTGTACACCATTAAATGCAGTCACTCCTTGGTCTATAAATACAGACTCCAACTGTGCCAACAAACCCTGGAATGTATTTTGCTTTTCTTCGGCTAATCGACGAGTCATACCTCCAGCCAAGAAGTTCTCTAAATAAACTTCTTCCCATTTATCTGCATGAGCCGCGAGAGCTACTGCTCCAGAAGCAGCTGTTTTATGGAAAATACGATAATAAGCATCGACATCCAGATTCTTATCGTGAAGTTCCTGAAATATCTGAAGTATATCTTTTCTTTGCCCATTTTTATCTGTAAGACTAATTCCTATATCTTCCCACCCAGCCCGTTGCTTTTTTGTTGGATTCGCTATGTTTGCCATAATGGTACGCATGGTGGTACCAGCTTGGGAACCTTTAATACCAGCATCTCCCAGTACACCAATAGCAGCCGTAGCTTCTTCAAAAGATACATTACCAGCAGATAGAAGTGAAGCCGCATATTTATAAGCTTCGGCAATTTCTGTCAAAGTCGTATTGGACATCGTAAATGTATTGGTCATAATATCTGCTGCATTACGCATTTTACTGGGCGCGATATTATAAGCAGTCATAATATTTGTGACCAAATCAGCGGTTTTACCAAGTTCTGTATCACCAACCAATGCAATATCAGCAATAGGACTAATGGCTTGCTGGATGGCATCTACATTGAAACCGGCCATAGCAAGGAACTTAGCTGCATCAGCAACTTCCGTTACCTTGAACTTAGTCTTCATACCAACATTGCGGACAACCTGAGTCATTTGTGCAAATCTGCCAGCAAAATTTTCAGCATTATCGTGTGACTTTAAGATATTTTCAACAGTCTTCATCGCATTATCGTACTCCGAAGCTTGGTTGACAACATCAGAAATGAGCATACCGGCTCCAGAAATACCATAAGCGATGCCCATACCTTTGAGCATATCAATGGCCATACCTCCATTGTTAGGAAGCGGCGTTGGTCCCCAAAGCTTATACCCAAGATTGGTTGGATGTCGCATCACAGAAGTAGCATAACGTCTGGAAGCCGCCGTGGTCGTGCCAGATGAACGTGATGACGTTGTTCTTGTACGTGAGCCACCAACAGGGGCGGCGGAAGTAGCAGTATGAGACGCTGTTTTCTTCTTGCTACCAGTGCTGCCTAAAGTTACTCCCATTGCATTTAATTGCTGTACTTCGGCTCTGGCCATTTGCAAAGCCCGAATCAGCTTACCAATCTTTTGAGTTGCTGGACGAGTGTCTAACTTTACCGAGTATTTTCCCCGATTAAGCGCACTCATAGTATCTACGAGGCCACGAACTTTACGCTGTAAGTCAGTAATGGGTTTCGTAGCCTTATCCATTGACGAAACAGCACGCTTAAATGAATTTATCGCGGATTGAGCGTTGGCTGCGTCAACGTTAACTATGTAATTGACTTGATATGTTTGTCCGGTCATAATCGAATCAGTCTTTTACAAAGAATAGAGATAGGAGGTGGAACATGGGGAAAAGATGAACCCCGTTACGCGATATTTGTAACGGGGTTTTTAACGAGTTATCTAATTACAATCCTAAAGCATTTGCATGTCTTGTTATGACCATTTGGCTGTGCATCCATTCTGCATCACAGACAAGTCTGGCAAATTCTTCTTCGTCAAGATCGTCGATATTAACGCCTGGAAAGTAATGTCGCAAGAGGATTATCTTTTGACGAAAATAATCGTCCTCTCTTACTTCCCAGGTTTCGATAAATTTATGACACGACCACCACGCATCTGGATGATGTTGTTCAACTGGCCCATAAGACCGAAAAGGAACAGAGAGTCGTCATCAATAAGTTCCTTGTCGCCATCCAAGAAACAGTCGCGTGCAAGCTGACGCATTGCAGATGCCTGGTCTTTCTGTGCGAAAGTCATGTACTTGGAGAACGTAATGAACGAAGGCTGACAAAAATAGCCAACATATACTTCCTTCTCATCATCCTGATCACCGTCCACCATGAGCGGGAAAATCTTTGCCTTGGGGTTGTTTGCTTTCAATTCTGCAACCTTCTTCTCGACAGCAGCACGGAGCTTAGGATCGATTTCTTCGATTGTCTGAAGCTCAAAAGTTTCTTTCTCTTCCATAATTTATTTGTAATTAAAGTTATCTTCAGTAAAGAATAGGGCATCACTTATTCAAAGGAGTGAAAATCTTTAAGAAAAATGCGACACCAGAATTATTACTGATGCCGCATCCATTCACTCTAATAAATCCTATGGAAGAAAATTATTTAGTGCTCAGTTCAATCTTGAAGGGGTTAAGCTCGAACTCTTTCGTGATGTTGGTATCATCCTGAGACACCTCCATGCCGTCCTCATTAAAAAGACAACCCTTCAGAGTAACGGTTTCCGTAGAGAAGTCCTGAGTGTTGTACTCGTTTGCGAAGGACAATACAAGATCAAATTCACCAAGAGCCATCAAAGAACCTTTGAGTGCTCGCAACTGAACCTGGGTATTATAGTCCATCGTAATCTGAGCGGTGTACTCAGTGTTACCAAAACCACGGTTGACCGGCTCTCCTCCAAGACCATAGTTGGTCTCAACCTTCTTCTTCTTGTTCCACTTAATAGCGGTCACGCCCTGAAGAATAATGGGGTTGGGATTTGCTGACCCAGTAAGAGCCAAAGAGGTCAGCTGAACCATTGCCCACGAATAGGCTACGTTGTTTATAATCATTGTCGTATGTAATTTTATTACTGCTGACTAACGTAAAGACCTTCTGTAACCTCAATAGACTCTGCACAGCCCATCGGAACAATACCATACGAGAGGGTCAGCTTTTTGGTGACAAGAATATTCTGTTCAGCGGGCACTGTTACGAAAGCAGTTCCACTAATTTCCTCTGCGCTTTCCATCTCGTTCAGGATGTCTTTGAGGAGATTCTCAAAAACAGTGACCTGAGAAGAAGACAGGTTTCCGTTAGAGGGGTCAACTTTGATAGGTGAGTTCACGTAAGGAAGCAATGCGATACGAATGAGTCGGCGAGACTTGTTAATTGTTCTGTTGCGTGAAATGGTGCAGAAATCACCGGCAGAACAAGTATGGTCGTTAGCAAAGTAAGTGTGCCCCTCCAGGCCCTCGAAAGAGCGAACAAACACATATCCAGCTTCTTCCAGTGCGTTGAGCTGAGACTTGCTCAATGCAGAATAGCTCAAACCATTGGCGATAAGACCATCGGTAACAGTAGAATCACCGAATCCCATTTCGATTGCCGGAACATAGTTCACAAGATCAAACTGGCGAACCCACCCGATAGACTCACCAACACCAGCCTGTGTAAGAGTTCCAAGAGCAAGTCCCACAACGCCGACAGGAGTTGTAGATTTAAGCGATGCCTGCATACGGCGGACATCCTCTTCCATAGACTGAGACAAAAGCACAGTTACATAGCGAGCGTCCACAACACAAGAAGGAATCTGACTGATCGCAACCTGATTGGTGGTTGTGGTACCGACCTTAACCTTTGAAGTGTTTGCACAAAGCAGAATTGAAGCCGGAGCAAAATACTCATCAGCCAATTCCACTGCTGCACGGTTAATATCGGCGACAAGACCGATAGAGTAAGCGTTAGCACTTTCATCGGGCTTAGTCCAAAGTTGCTGCTCTGTCCATACGCCAATCTGGAAGATTGAACCGCTGGCTGCACGCTGCATCTCAATGATAGCGTTCCAGTCATTAGAACAATCTGCAAACATCACGAACAGACGACCACTTCCACCAGCCATATTAAAGAACTGACGAATGTGATAGTAAGGAATACCTGCCAATACATCGGTGCTGGCACCGGTTTCGCTGTCAACTTCTCCAGTATAAGCGGTAATTCCAGCTTCAATTGCATCATTGAGGCTATTCAACTCTATCACCTTGTCCTTCCATGTATCTGCGATATTTGCACCACCGCCGGTAGTCCAGAAGTTAGTCTGACCAGAGATGTCGAAAATGAGACCACACACATTTTCAATGGTGTTGGAGCGCAATACAGGGATATTGCCGTCCGTGTCTCTCATAAAAACATTTCCTAATGCCATTGTATGATAGTTTTATTATTTGAAAAACGGATTTTGATAAAGGACTGCATCCTTCAAAAATGCCTGCGGAGTTTTTGCGGAGAAAACACCTCCCAACTTGTCAATGTACACAGCCTCTTCCTCTGGATGCCGCTTCAGATAAGCAAGTATCTCATCCGGAACTGGAGCTTGTACAGGCGCCTGCACATCTGTCTTGGGTTGAGCTCTATCGCAGCCCTCTTTAGGCTGCTCCTCATTAGTGGGTTCCTCAACTTGCGTGACCTCTTCAGATTGATGCTTTTCAGCATCAGCGCCACCTATATTTTCTGTTTGCGCCTTAACCTCTTGTGCATCTGTCTGTTCAGCTACAGGTGCAACTTCTTCGGTCTGTTTCTTCTTAGCCATAAGATTATTATTTATTGATTATTAAAAAGAGGAGTGGAGTTTCGGTGTCTCCACTCCTCTTTTAGTTGAAACTTATGAATACTCAATTAGGCGTTTTGGTATGGAGTCCACACAACGATTTCGCCCGGAAGTACAAGGTTGATGTCCATCTTGATCCTCATCTGGAAGAAGTACATCTCAGAATTGGCCTGAAGGCGCTCAACCTTTACAGACTCTTCATCGGTACTGTAGTCGATGGCCATCCAGAGGCAAGAATCCTGGTCAGTGGAGAACTTACCGAAGAAGATCGTCGATTCAGGAATACCATCAATGACAACAATCGTCTTGCCTTTGAAAGTTCTCTTGTTGACATCGGGGTTCTCAACATACTTGTAGTCCTTCTGAGTGGTCAGATACTGGTCGTACAGATCCCATGTGTCCCAGCCCATGACGAACTTGAGCTTTTTGGACTTACGGATATTTGCAGGGGTCTTCTTCCAAATCGCGTAAAGGGCGTCCTCAACATCCTTACCAGTTGTGAAAACGGTAGAACCGGCCAATACGACCTTACCAGAAGCAACCTCATTTTTGTCAGCATCAGTAACACCAGTGCCAGCAGCAACAACGGCCTGAGCCTTGAGGTTAGCAAGAATACGGGCAAGTGCGCCGTCAAAATACTTCATCGGTCCAGCAGCAGAAGCACCACCAAGGTCAGTACCGCCAGAAGGAGTTGTGATTTTAGCATCTACGCCACCCTTCTTGCCACACCAGATACAGTCGTTGATGTACTGGTCTTTCTTGTCGAGAAGCAGACGCAGCATCGTCTTTTGAACAGCGGGGTCAAGCTCACGGAAGACAAGCGGACCTTCAGGCTGAGCAAAGCGCCAATACTCCTCGAAATCACGCGGGTTAAATTCCAAGTAAACCATGAAATCCTGCGGGTCGAGGTAACGCTCTGACAGTTTATACTGGTTGAAGCCGGTTGCATCATCAGCAGCGCCTTCGGAAGAGGTCGGCGTAGGTTTGTTATCCTGAATGATTGAGCCCAACTGAATGTGAGGCAAAACGTAACGTTTCTGAATACCGGGCTTCACATGAACAAGACCGGCCTCATAGGTCTCATTCCCCTTCGCGGTGTAAACAAGGAGGTCTTCAAGTACCTCACCCGCATAAGTGTTACCGGCAAAATTGATTGTAGCCATTTTTATAAAGTAGGGAGATTAAAATTTTTCAAATTCTACATCACCAAGCTTTTCCTTGATTTTGGCTTGCATCTGAGCATCAACATCTTTCAATGTTTCCTCGATTTTGCCAACATTCGCTGGGTCGCCGGCGATTACCTCTGTGATTACTTCACGAGCCTGGATTGATGCAAGAGTGCTCTTGACAGTGGCAAAGTCAGACTCCGCCATCTTCGTCCAAGCATCTTTTGCAGAAGCCTCAATTTTACCTGCTTTGATTGCGTCATCAATAACGGATTCAATCTCAGCTGTGCGAGCAGCTTGCTCTGCATCCTTGTACGCCTGAAGCTTTGCCTTAGTCTCGGTCAGTTCGCTGTTGATGTTAGCGAGTGCGGCTTCTTTGCCTTCGAGTTTGATCTTCGTTGAAGTAAGCTCACTCTTAGTTTCCTTGAGTGCTGCTTCTGCATTGATCAACTCAGCAATACGAGCTTCAATCGCTGCGGCCTGAGTGTCCTTCGCGAGCCCAAGTTGTGCTGAAATGGCGTCGAAAATGTTTTTTTCGTTGTTGTCCATTTTGTTTTCTTGGATTAGTGAATAATTATCTTTCTGATTACGAATAGCAGTAATAGCCTCGATAAGTTTATTTTCGTCCACTTCAGCAGACACGGCAGACATGATATTGCGCATTTCGGCAGCGTTATCAATACCTATCATCTCGTTTTTTACTTTGTCACGCACCTTCTTAGAGGTCTTTATGACATTCTCAGACGGGAGAAATCCAGCCTTCACGGCATCTTTTGCGCTAAAGAAAGTGCCATCTGCGTCACCTTCACCGTTCATAATTTCTGCAACCTTGTCTTTGGAAAGACCAAACCGTTTAGTATAAATGGTTTCCAGTTGTGAACGGAACGCTTCAACGGTTTGCTTTACTGATGGATCGGCATCATCAACGTTCGAGTTGAAAGGATTGTGAATCATCAGTAATGAATAATCGTGCATGTAAAGATTGTCGCCAGCGGCCCAAATAACACTGGCCATTGAAGCAGCAATTCCCTCTATCACACAATCAACTTCAATCGGACAAGAGCGAATAACTGAGAATGTGCTCATTCCATACAATACAGAGCCACCTTCAGAATTGATCATTACGATAATCTTTGAAGGCTTCACGTAGTCTTGCAACCACAAAAACTCATCATTGAAGCAACGAACACTATACTCATCTACGGCTGAAAAAAAGCGAATGATAGCCGGTTGACCCTCTTCAGCCTTACCAACTACATATTTCAAATTTTCTGCATCCATAATTGATTACTCTTTTCCCAAGAATAGAAGATTGCAAATTGAGTTGGGTGAAATCACTCTATTTTATCTCTAAATCCAGCAATGTCCTCAAACTTCGGATATTCGTGATTTGGAAGATGATCAGGGTTAGCAATTTCATTCTGATCGCTCGGCTGAGTAAACGGAGGCACAGTAACGTACACATCCTGATAATTCTTATAGGCGTATGCCGTGAAATCTTGAAACCAAATTTGATAATCAATCCAATAAGGTTGTAATGCGTCGTCAAAAGTCAATGGTTGGTCCCAATACTCTAACTGGAACCTGGAAACAAGTGCGGGAAAATCCCCCTTACGTGCTTCTATAGCAGACACAATGCGCTGATAAACCTCCATGCCCTCACACTCGACTTCATCATCACTATTATTTAGCCGATTAAGCACATAGTGGATGCGCATAGTGCCTTTCCCCTCAGCAATATTAGCAGTTCCAACATTGTAATAAATGTTGATAAAGTGAATAAACACCGCTGGGAACACAACCCCATACTCCTTGTTGTGTTCATTATATTTAATGCGGTTCAATTGCCCATTGTCCAGCTTAATAGTTTTAAACAAAGGAGGACTATCTGGATCTTTGGGGTCTTTGGGAATAGACTCTAAAATCTTTCTTACAGCCTTATAGGCTTCAATCATTGGATTGGTTTCCACTACTTCCTGTATTTCATCAATGACAGGATCAGATACAACAGGAATCTCTTCCGGTTCTGTCGGGCGTACTGGTTTATGCTTGTCAATTATCATCGTCTTACACCTGGGAATGTTCTAAAAATGATTCTTTCCAATTCTCTCAATTTGTCGTTCATAACAGATGAATCTCGCTTCTCCGTCGGCATGAATTGGCGTTGAGGCATATTGGAGACTCGTCCAGTTCGTATAGATGGGTCATCAGAATTATGCACTGCGGCAAAACAAAATCCTTTGTGACTATAGGTACCACTAAATGCTTTAGGATCAGTAAACACTTTGACCTTTCCTTTGGAGCGATTATAAGATTCTGTTTCATAGGTGATAGAATTTCTCAATGACCGAGATTCCACCAATCCACCGACAGTGAAGCCACCTTTATTGCGCTTAGGTCTGTGTCTCCAAACCATACTACCTCGTGAGTTGAAGCGTTTCATATCAAAGGACTTTTGGAAAATATCGACAGCGGATTTCCCCACCGATACTTGAAAATCCCAAAGATTCAAATCAAACAGGTGCGGTAACGGTTCCCATTGACTTCGGAATTGCTGTGGTGTTAAAGGGATACCCCTATTCGTCCTCATCGTCTTCCAGATATTTTTCTTTGATACGCTTTGCTATGACATTGAGACGGCCCACATGCCGCTCATCAACTTGAAAATATGGGTGTTCGTCAGAGAAAATGCGCCCTCCAAGTGCTACACTTTCTTTGAATGTACGGTTAAACCAATCTGGCATTTCTGGAATTGCGGACGCTTGCATAGAAGCTATAACTGTTGCAGTGTCTTCTACCAAATAGCAACGACAATTATGCTCAATTGGTGGGATAAGCCACGCAGGGAACCTTGATTTGGGAGCTGTGAACCCTTCATACTGAAGATGCCACGGACGCACTCTTTCATCACCTTGCGTCATATACATCAAAGTCGTGTCGTCTTTAATCGTTGACAAATAAGCTGCGATAATCATGGAATATTCTATATCCATGTTCTCAGTACGCATATACAGGTCATGGAATTTAGAAAAGACCGGCAGATAAAAATTGGACCAGTCTTCATCTGCCATTTCTTCTGCTTCCTCTTCTGTAAGCGAATCTTCTAACTCTGCCATATCATCAGCCATCTGGTATTCTTCTGCTACAGCAAAGTCAACAAGATTGTCAACTGCGGATAAAACGATGTTGCGCTGAACTATCTGTTCATTATCAAGACCTTCGGCGTTTCGTATGAGACGTAATGCTTCCTCGAAATCAACACCAAAACCGGCACACGCTCTTCTAATGGCAATATCAGCACGAGCCTCCATTAACGCTTCTAATAAATTCCATTCGTTTTCATGGTGGGCAACGCTAATAACGAAATCATGGAATAGAGGAAGAAGTATTGCTACTTCCTCTTCGTGCTGGTCCTTATTATCATCGGGTTGCCGTAAGGCTACTACATTGGAGAGAGGGGATGGACCTACTCCCCTCTCTCCCGAAGAAAATTTTGCGTTTCACGGGCATGGCCGTATCTCCGGAAATACTCTTCATCGGTTAAATGCCGGGTTGCAGTATGGCTATAGCCACCTCCGCCACCTGTGGGACCAATGCCCCCTGCGCCTTCTTGCACTACATTTAATTGCCGTTTTACCTTAACACCAAATTCCTGTTCAATAGTTTCAGGATCCATCTCCCAAGATGTCGTTAAATTTTGGAAAAGGCGTATGCGATCTTCATCAGACATTTCAATACGTTTAGCATATTTGAACTCTAACCCATCCGGGAGATAGCCAAGCCGAACTAAGCGAGGTATTACGGTCTCGTTCATTACAAGCTCTATGTAATCACGATAGACCTCTATACGGTCACGAAATATATTCTCATGTGCTCTCGTTGCGCCAACATACGATTGTGTCGCTCCAGCCATTGATTCTGAGCCCAAAATAAGATTGGAGACATCTTTATCCACAATAGCAATAAGCCCGGTAAACACATGCTCAGAGTTCGACATGGTGAATGTCTTTATATCAACCTCATCATTAAGGCCGGTAACAATCACCTTGTTTTGAGCAGCACTCGCTATATCATTTGCCATTCGCTTACGGTCAACGGTATTCTCAGATTCAGTTTTGCCATGAATAATAGGCTGTCCGTATGTGTGAGAGAAATTGACATAATTAGCAAAGGTGAATTTCTTTGCAAGAATTAAAGGGGCAACAGCTGAGAATAGCCCCAACTCCCCACTGTTGATGAGCACATAGTTATCAGCATATTTAGGGTCATCAAAACTCCACTGTGGCATCCATATACCTTGACGTTGCACAATTTTCCGTTGGTCTGCCAAAATGTTACGACGCTCCACAAAATTGACTTTAAGCCCACCACGTTCTACTTCTGGATCAACCAAAAATTCCAGCCCAGTATAACCATACAATTTAGATTCTGCGATACCATGTATCACTTTCAAAAATTCCGTGTTTTGGATTTTTCGAGTGGCAGCTATGTCTTTTGTATATTTCCCTTTCTCATTTTGCTTAGCCATCATAAACCGTTCTCCAACAATCTGAGAAAACAGTGTTTCCATGACACCACGCAGATGAGCGTCTTGTTGTACGCAGGCATCATATATGTCAATCAAACGGCTACGATCATCTAATACCGTACCGTTCTGTAGGTGGCGATATGAAGACTGAAATCGACATCTGCGCTCGATTTCCCTAACATATTCATGGACACTTTTCTTGCTGGTCATAAATATGCTTTCCAGCTTTTGTGTGATGTGTTCTTTATCTGATAATTCTGCGTTAGCCATTTGTAACTATGTTTACTTTCTGAAGAATAGAAATTTCCTGGCTATTTTGTTTTAAGACTAAACTAACAATTATCTTATACAATTAGTCAAATATGCAATTCATCTTCTATCACATAATATATAAAATGCTGTAAATCAGATAATACAAAAACAAATTATGCTAAAAAGATTATTTTCATTATTGTTATATTGATTTTTTATATACCTTTGCACCGACAAATTAAGTTTCACTTCAATTCAAATCATTATGGAAGAAAAAGAACGCAGCTATTTCCGAGTAAAAACGGAATGTACAGTAGAGCTTCCTAACGGTGCTTTAGCGAAAAAGAAGATTGAAGAACTGATACTGGCAACGAGCTACACTGAAGCCGAAATGCTGGTTAATGAAATTATTTCTTCTTTGAATCGCACTCAATTCGGAAGCGTTCACTACGAAATCATCAAAACCAAGATTTCTGATGTATTATTTAACGACACCTTTGCTCAAGAGCAAACTGTAAAAGACTTTTGTTGCAACTTTTTTGAAGAGGATGAAACCTCTGGCGTTGGCCTTTACATGGTCAAAGTTATGTTCTTATCCCTCGATGAAAAAACTGGCAAAGAAAAGAAAACAATCGAAGATTTTTACGTGCCGGCACTCTCCAATGCTGATGCGCATGAGAAGATCAACAGATACTTGGGTGAAACCATGTCGGATTTTGTAATCCGAGACATTAAATTTGACAAGACAGAAGCTATTTACTGGCCACTTGACGTACATAAGAATAAGGTTGAGAATTTCACCCTTAGCTGATGTTGGGCCAGACAGGGAAAGGCGAAATCAAACTCCAGTGTAAAGAGCAATCCTTTCCTGAATTTCCCAACTTGCTCTTTGGTCAAAGTGAATCTGGGCGGTCATACTTTGATGCAACACACTATCTGTCAAAAATGACAGAACCTATGCCCATACAGCCATTCTTCAGCCAGTATCGCTATCAAATCAAATCACTTTGTGATACATACGAGCTCAAAGACGACCAAGTATGTCTTATAAACGGAGAAGGGCATTATCTAATTGATGGAACATTTCTGTTCTTGTTCATAGCATTTGTCGAACCTGACTTTTTGGCTTATATGTGCGATAGGATTTTTGAGCTATTTGCGCATGGGGTTGCAGTGTCTGATACATATCTCGTATCAGCTGCGCAAACTCGGCTATCCAACAAAGTCCTTTTAGCGATGAGTGGCTGTGAAGAAAAATCTCAATAATAAGACCAGTAATCCGGTTTTGGTCTTTAGTCCCCTTAAAAGATTTATTGGCTACTTTCATTCATTAACTGCTGCTGGTACAGCCTTTAAGACGTCCAACTCGACAATTTATCAGGCATGTGTTGGCAACAGTATATCCAGTTGCGGACTTTATTTTCGGTTTCTTGCCAAAGACATCGAAATAGAAGAAAGCGATTACGGTACTTTGAAACTGGAAGAGTATGACGAAATGTGCGGAGTCACACGAACATACTATCCAACGGCCAGTATGTCTCGTAAAGGAATGAAATATAAACAATATTCTAAAAGTAATAAAAAATGAAAACCATCAAAGTAAAAGTCATCAATCACTCGAACAACGAGCTACCTCAGTATGCAACTCCTATGTCTGCCGGTTTAGATCTACGTGCATTTACCAACGAACCGATTACCATTATGCCTGGTGAACACAAGCTTGTTCATTCTGGAATCAACATCCAGCTTCCTGAAGGTTACGAACTCCAAGTCCGACCTCGATCTGGTCTTGCGCTCAAACATGGCATCACTCTAACTAACGCTCCCGGCACAGTGGATGCAGATTACCGTGGTGATGTAGGCGCCATAGTTCACAACCTCGGCACAGAACCTTTCATCATCAACAATGGCGACCGTATCTGTCAGATTGTCGCCAAAGAATACGTAAAGATTGAATGGGAGGAGGCAGATTCCCTTGATTCAACCGAGCGTGGCGAAGGCGGTTTTAATTCCACCGGTATTAAATAATCATTAACAACAACTTAGGGAGGGCCAATCGGCTCTCCCTTAACTATATCTAATATGAATACTCAAAAATATATCGAAGACCTTGTTGCGCAAATAGCCAAACACAACGAAGCGTATCGTAAAGGAGAACCACAAATCTCAGACACACAGTATGACGAACTGATTAATGAGCTAAGGCGTATTGACCCGAACAACGCATGGCTTCAGCGTGTGGAACCATCTATTGTAAGCAAAGGTCGTAAAATGAAACTCCCTATACCAATGAAGTCATTGAATAAGGTAAAATCTGTTGCTGAAATTAAGCAATGGCTGACTTCAATGGCTATACCAGAGATAGCAAAATTAGTAATCACTCCAAAATTCGACGGAGTGTCTTGGCTAAGGGATGAGTTAGCTAAAAAAACATATTCAAGAGGTGGAGCCGACAATGAAGGTCAAGACTGTTCTCCACACTACGACTTGCTGACTTCTTATAAGCAAGATGGTTCCAGCAGCCTTCATTACACTTTTGGGGAATTAGTGTTCGACTGTAGAACATGGGAACAAGAATTGGCAGGAAGAGTCTCAGATGCAACAGGAGAAAGACTTAAATCTCCGCGTAATACAGTAGCTGGCCTCATTAATCGTGATGAACCGTCAGAGATTCTAAAATACACAACATTCTATCGGTATGGAGTAGGCGAGTCAGATCTTGTAAACTTCCAGACCTACACACAACTACTTCAAACTCTTTGTGAAAAATATCATCAGCACATTTACGGGACCGTTATAACCGTTGCAGAACTGGATGAATCAAAAATGGCAGAGCTGTTCAAAGCATGGCGTAAAGATTATTACATCGACGGACTTGTAATCTATTTAGATGATATTAACTTTTGGAAAATCATCGGACGACAGCAAACAACCGGCAATCCATTCTATGCCATCGCTTACAAGCACCCGGATTTTACCGATGTATTTGAAACAACCGTCAAAGGCATTGACTGGAAGATAAGTAAAGCTGGTGCGCTGAAACCAGTTGTCAATATAGATGCAGTTGATACCGGAGACTGTATGATGGAAAACCCTACTGGCTACAATGCCAAATATGTTTTTGAAAATGGCATCGGACCAGGTGCTCGTATCGCAGTTACTCGTTCAGGTGGCATTATCCCCAAAATCCTTAATGTCATGGAAGAAGCAACAGCCGAAACCATGATACAGCAGCGTGATAACCTTTTGTATTGTCCAGATTGCGGACAACCAACAAAATGGAATGATACAAAAGTTGAACTTATCTGTACCAACCCAGAATGTCCCGGCATACGTCTCGCAAAAGTTGTTCACTTCTATGTGACATTGGAAGCTGAGCAAATGGGCGAAGAAACTATCGCTAAAATGTTCAAAGCTGGATATGACACACTCCAACGAATCCTTGACATTACCTTCGACGAACTCATGCTTATTGATGGTTTTGGCGAATCGATAGCCAATATAATTTTGGCCGCAAACAAAAAAATTCGTGATGGCGTTGATATTATTAAACTTATGCACGCCAGCGATTGTTTCTTGGGCATAGGACAGGTCAAAGCCAAAAGTATCGTTTCAAATCTATCTGAAAATGACAGGTTCGCATTTACACATGGCTATGTATTCACCAAAGAAGGCTTTGACAAGACACCTCAATTCCTCGCTCTAAACAAGACGATGCAATCATTCCTCAAAGGCATCATGCCATTTTATGATTTTGTTGCCCGTAACAGGCTGAAGATTCTTCCAATGGAAGAGCCCCAAAAGCCAATTGGCGATAAATATGCAGGGATGAAGGTATGCTTTACAGGTGTGCGTGATAAAGACCTTGAAGCGGAAATTGCAGCTCAAGGAGGAGAAGTGGTTAGCGGGGTTTCTAAACATACTACCCATTTGATTGTAGCAGATACCAATTCATCTTCAAGCAAAGCCATAAAAGCAAAATCGCTTAATATTCCAATATACACTATTGAAACGTTTAAGCAGCTATAATAATCAATAAATAATTTATCCACTGGCTATTATGTAATTTTTAGCCAGTGGATTTTTATGTATCTAAAAATTATTGCAGCAAAAAGATGATTTTTCTATAAATCTTTTTGTATTTCCATTTTTCACTTTGTAACTTTGCAGAACAAAAATGAAAGTACAGTTATTATGGGAAAGAAAAATCAAATTACAACCAGTGACCATCTGCCCTATGATGAGTTCACAAGATTCCTCAATTGCCTCCACAAGGATGAGGATTATCGATGGGAAATGTATGCACGTCTGTCATTTTGCACGGCTTGTCGAGCATCCGACACCCTCCGCTTCAGATGGAAAGACATTTTAGGAGTTTCGTCAGTGACTATTATTGAGCAGAAGACGAAGAAGACACGTCAAATTCCATTCAATCCTTCAGTTCAAAAAAAATTCAATGAATTATGGAACCTACTGGGGTGTCCGGACAAAAAAGACTACATCATGGCGTCTCCGCAAGGCGATAAGCCTATGACCATCCAGTATGTAAACATGAAGCTCAAAGAGTTCAAATACAAATACAGATTGCGCATCAACAACTTCTCGACTCACACTTTCCGCAAAACTTTTGGACGATATGTCTATGACAAAAGCGGACATAGTGCTGAGAGCTTGATTCTTCTTAACAAAATTCTCAACCACAGTTCCATCCAGGTTACAAAAACCTACATCGGAATTACACAAGAAGAGGTTGCCAGCATTTACGCCTCTATCAGCCTTTAATTAAGGTATCCTAATTGATGCACACTCTGTTGTGCCCTTGCATAATCATATTCCACTCACACATTTCGGGTTATTTACCCATAAGGGCATGGCACATACATTTATCACTTGTTCATGTTGTGGCAAGCGGGAAGATCTTGAAGCCTTCCGCTCAATAAAGAATCCGCTGGTTTCCAAAATGAGAAATGAGCAGATATGCTTTGACTGTGCCTACTGGAGGTATCGATTAGATAATCCGGAGCCGGACACAATTGTTATCAGTGGCAAATTGTATAAATTGACCACACCATTGAAGCAACTGCCACTCAGCAAAACCAGAGCCAAGACTTTACAGTTTGTTGTTAAGAAGGGCACTAAAGAAGTATATGCTGTCACAAATATGGTACTTCGAGGGGCAATTCCACAAAGGCTTTCACAACTGGTTCCGGATCAATATAAGTTTATCACAAGAGACGAATATCGAAGAGTCATCGGGTTTAATGCCGAAATGTGTTTATCCAAAGGATGCTTTGACCGGTACCATTGTCTATGGTACCGGGCCGACATCGCAGAACCGGTAGAACCGTGGAATATAGTTCCCAAAAATTATCAAATTGGTGGCGAATGCTGCCCAAGCTTCATAAACAAATATGGATTCAACAACAATGACTGACATTATAATTTTCGCCATTCTTATGGCAATACTCTGGAATGTGCTTGACATGAGACGCGAACAACGGACAACAGCAAAAGTCCTCAATATCGTAACCAATACTCTCAAAGAAGTTGCGGCATACGTTGATCACAGTAACGAAAAAGAAGCTAACACTATTCGAGCCATCAACGAAATGTGCGAAGTGCTCAACAAATCATACGACACACAATCAGACTATATGAACCGGTCAGCATTTGCGTTGGCAAACATCGTGGCATGTATGATTCCGTTTATTGATGACATTAAAAAGCGTGCAATTGAAAACGAGAATTACGAGAAAGCACACGAATGTATGATAATACTCAAGAATCTTCAACAAATCGTAAACCATACAAACCATGAGTGAAATATTAATTATACTGGGAATCATCATTTTCTTGATCTTCCTAATCGTAATGTGCGCATTTATAATCGCTGCTCACATGTACTTTTGCGAGAACGAGTGTCCACATCATCAAGATTGTCTAAAGCATGAGAAGGATAAAGGCTTTGTGCCACCGTGCCACCGAGAGCGTATGATGCCTTTTCGTGATAAGGATATGCTTGGCTTCTAAGGTGATTCTATATCATAAAAATCGTAAAAATCACCTATACCAATTCAAAATTCACTATTCTTCAAAAACAACATAAAATAATAAAATAATATGGAGCAAAAATTCAAAAACACCATGACCTTCGACGAGATGGCCGAAGCCCTCTTAGAGGAACAACCTTGGCTCGTCCCAAACAAAGCCAATGTCGGACGATACGCAAAAAGAAACGGATACATGAGAGTTCAACAAATGATAAACGGTGTAATCACGATGAAGTATGTCAAAGTCAACTAATCATGCAGAGAAAGTACAGGTCGCCGGATATGGATTGCATTATTATGCGAACAATCAGCTGATACAAAACACATCAGATCGATTGCTGTTTCAATGCTTGCTTGATATTGTCAGGAAGCAATTGGCTATTTCGCTTGACAACCAAACCATCATCTTATCTCAAAGACAATTGGGGTATATGTCCGGACTTAATGTGTATCGAACGGTTCCTGCTTCACTTGAACGATTGGAAGCACTTGGTCTGATTAAAAGGTACAAGAACGGAATATCTATGATGTGCGACAAATATGTTGCACTTGTGCAATACTACGAATTGCTCAACAAGTCAGACAAGGAAAAATTCGCTGAAGAATTTTCCCAAAATGGCATACAGGTATTAGAAAAGTACGGAATTGTTGCACAAGTGCAATGTCGTTCTGAGTTGGTTGGAGTTTCCGGCAGTTCTATTTCGATGCAGTGTTGCACTTCTGCAACATATTCAAGTTCAGAAGTTGAAAATATTGCAGAAGTGCAATATTCCGACCAACGCAACCAAGAAATGTTGCAAAAGTGCAACATAGAGGAATTGGGGTTCAATGTTGCAGAAGTGCAACATTTCGCACAAGAGATAGCAAAAACATTGCACTTATGCAACACATATTGCACTTTTGCAATGTTTTCTGAGACGTTAGATGTTGCACTTTTGCAACATGAGGTAATTGAAGCCATAAAAGTAGCTTTTGAAACTGGATTCTTCCCCGAAAACTCTATTTTTGACCTTGGAAAATGTTGCACTTCTGCAATATCGAATGTTGCACTTCTGCAACTTTTAGCCTCAAAAGTGTTGCACTTCTGCAATACAGTAATAATATATAATAATAAAAATAATAATAAGGGAGACGACCCTCTAAAAAACGAGGTTCAAACAGAACAAGAAAACGAAAACTTCCAGAAGGATATTAAAAAAGGGTTTGAAGGGTTTGGAAAGGTTGAGGTTATAGATTTCGATAAACCTTCAGAAGAGATTAATGAGGATTTCATGGAGATTGAGAATATTTCCCAGCAAACGCTAAAAAGAGCGGAACGGTCTATGAGGGCAAGGAATCCTTACCGAAAAAAGCCTTTCATAAGGATGGAAAGGATTAAAGAGATTGTTGACTGTCTCGACGAGGTTGTGAAATCTCCAGTTGATTTTTTCTTGTATCAATTCTGGTGGGGCATCTTCGACCTTTACTGTGAACATTATCATTCTTCCAGCAGAATCAACGAAGAAGGCGAAATAGAAGATGAACCTCAGCTAACAGATTGGAAGGAGATGATTGGAGCTGCATTGCCACAGGATGAGGTTTATTCTCTTGCTAAGAATGTCTATGACGATATGCTGGGAGCGATTGAACAGGGGCGGTATGTTTATGGAGACAATAACGAATGGGAAGTTAAGTTCGGATTCAAAACGTTCCAGGACTTTAACCCATACGAAATCTTCCAGTGGAGTCCATGTACTATGCAAGACAAGTCGGTGCCGGCATTGAAAATTGCGATTGACCGGTTCTATGATATAGAAGCGAACGATGTGTTTACTGCCAGTAAGGGAGATAAGAAGACTAAGAACTTCCAGAACAAAAAACTGATAGGACTCATTCTGTCTGCTAACGATTCCAGCCTTTCCCCGATGGAAATTGCAATCAAGGCTTTCTACCGTGATTTTGTTGTCTCAAGTGATGAAAACATAATTGATGAGTTTACTGATGGCAAAGGAACAGTCTTAGAAAGTGGTGGCGGGCTCCCAGACCATCTTTTGAAGCCTTGGTGCTATAATTTATCATCTGTGGGATATAATGAGTTCACAGGTGCTCTATGTGGTAAATACAAGCCTTGTGATGGAGTTCATAAGAAAGCGTATATATTCTCAGCGGAAAATGTGGTGGAATGGAATGAGCGAAACGGTTATATGGACACAGTAGCACATCAAGCACTCCAGTAACATGCCCGATATACAATAATGCCCGGCATGATGTCTTTAAGTCTTGTCGGACATTATTTTTTTAGTCTTTATCTACTTCGGGCCATTTGTCAGAGGCAAGATAATCTCTCAGTTCGTCGTTGAACCTTCCAAGCATTTGCATGGCAGCTTGATGTGTCGTGAAATAGTTACCGGCCAGATAACGGAATTGCGAGGTCGGGGTTCCCTTTTCGATTTCTTCCCTAACTACCATTTTGTCTGAGATGTAAAAATACTTATCTCCAATCGGTACTTTTGCATTTAGTGGTTCAATTCTTAGTGTTTTATTTTTCCATACCTTTCCCACTTTTTCTAACTCTTTCCCAAGACGTCTGAAACAACTGGTGGAATTACCCAGTGTAGTAGGTATATTGTCCTGGTCAATGTTCTCGAACACCATTGTCCTGATGTCATATCCCGGAGTTTCAGCAAGAGAGTAGCCGATTTGTTTTGGATGGCCGGGTGTAGGATAAGTAAAGTAGCAGTAAAACATCACATCATGCTCAGAATCAATATGGCGGACTACTCCCACGCCTTGAACTTCCAGTGAATAATCATAAAAGATCACACGATCACCCGGATTAGGAATATATTTGGGAACAAGCCTCAGTTTGTTTGGATCCGGTTGGAGATTATTGCTGAAGAGTGCTTCATAGAATTTCTGGATGTCTTCTTCTGTGGCTTCAGACAGTTCTTCACTGGCTACGGTACGGACTTCGGTGTTTACTGAGCCATCATCAAGTAGAGAACCGATGATTTCACAGGTTTCAAGAGTGAAATTACCAAGTAAAACAACCTCATTTTGGAAACAAGCCATTTTGAGCGCGTTTAAGCCACTTTCAAACCACGAGACGAAAGATTGCACATCCATTGGATTTGCGTCGGAATTTGGGGTGAATACAGGCGTTTTGGGGGTAATCTGGAAGCGTTGTATCAAAAAGGAATTTATAAATTCAGAATCTAATGATGTTTTTGGGACATAATTAGAGAGAAAAGATAGGGTCTGAAATTGTGATTTCATTGCGATGGGATTATGAATATATCAATTTTTCTGCAAAAGTACGCATAATTTTGGTAAGTGTGCAAATATCAATCGGAAATTCAATGTTATATTACTAAAAACGGATTTGAAAAATGGGCTCTGGGAAAAATTTGAGATTGATATATTATAGAACCTTATGTGACAGATATGAGAAATTGGAAACAACAGGTTTGGAGATGAAGAAGCCTATATATAATAATGTGCTACTGGAAGAGTTTCGTCTTAACATGAATAAAAGATAAAGCAACATTACTTAGACATCCAGTAATGCTGTTAAGAAAAACGGATTTGAAAAAATGGGGCGGAGTATATATATGGAACCCCCACCATTGGGCACACCCACCCGCGTATTTTTGCGTGCGTGCGCGATTAACAACCGCGAGTGGGCGCATGGTTACAATCCTGCGTGGGCGTGTGCGCATAATAAGCTGCAAATGCTTGAAAATCAACGCTTTCCAACTTTCACTTTGTGCAAAAGTGAAACCCTTCGGGTTTACGCCCATGTGCGTGTAGGTGGGTGCGCACGCAAGCATGTGGGCGTCCGTCCGACCCTCCCAGCACCCCAATTTCTGTAAGAAATTGCTACTCACACACGGACTCCCTCCCGTGCCCACGTTTGCGCCTAAGTGTGTGCGGTTGCGACTACTGTGCGCCCATAATGTGCGCATGGTAGTGCCTGAGCATCAGCGTGTTGCATAACGTGCGCCCATTCACGCCCTGTCATGCCCCTGTACGGTCTTGTGCGTGAAGGCTTTGCCTTGTGCGTGAGACCGTGTGCGAAACGTGTGAGCGGTCGTGTATGGGCGCGTGTAGTGTGCGCCCACGATAACGTGCGTGTATGCCCAGATGCGTAAGTGTGTGCCCACTTGCGCCCACTCGCAATCATGCACGCCCATAATGCGCCCAAGTACGCCCATGTTGCGTCCGGACGCACACCCAAGTATGCCGGTGCGCATTACCGTGTGCGCCCAAGTGCGCAATAGACAATCCCGCATAATGGGTGCGCACATGACCCACCACGCACGCAGGGAAACTCGCGCTGGACGCGCTAAGACTCTCACGCGCTCTTTCTCCTGCGCATTATGCTTGCGGAAACAGGCGAAGAGACAGGCACGTAGCACCCACAGTTTCGACCCTACCTTTGCACCGTCAATCACGACAAACCGCCGCCGACGGGTTTCGGTAAAATCAAAATTTTCAACATCATGGCAAAAACTGCAAAAACATCCGCAAACGTAGTCGCTAACAACGTAGTTGTTACCAAGTCTGAAACCGCTAATGCACAAAAAAGCACTACACTACGTGTAGTGGAGACCAGAGATATGTGGGCTGTGGTTTTCAACCACACGGCAACCCTGCTTGCAATGGCAGTCAAAGGCGAAGCCTTTGGGAAAGACGAAAACGAAGGCTTTGCCTTTGGCAAAACAACGGACAAAAACGGCAAAACCCAAAAACTTGCAACGAAGTTGCAACCGAACATCCGCCCTTACTCGTACTCGCTGCTTGCTGGCTTCGCCAGTCGCAAGGGCTACAAGCACGCAAAAGACACCGCACTCGGCAACCTCGACCTCGAAGAGGTCGCAAAGACAGTGTTCCTCAGCCTTCACCCTTCGGGTGACTTCGACAAACTTGTCGGCAAGGCAGAACCGAAACAGGCAAAGTCGCTCATTCAAGCCGTTATAGCAAAGCTATAAAACACCGCTCAAACCGGTCGCCATGCAGCCTCCTACCCTCTGGGTAGGGGGTTGTTGCCGTTCCTTACGTGTGCGCCCACAATGCGTATATGCGTACCCACATTCGCGTGTATGCGTACATATACGCGCCCATCTGTACACGTGTGCGCTCACTCATGCCCACACTTGCACAGTGCGTGCGCCGTGTACGTGCATGGGTGCCTAACATACGCGCCCACTACATGCACATGGGTGCCCAAGAGAGTTCACGTGGTAGCCCAGCAAAACGCATGAGGCTCCAAATTTTTCGTGGGTGGCCATGCTGGTGATATGGGCAGCAACGAAAAATCATGGTCGCCCACTTAAATGTGTGAGCTGCCAGCCATATTCGTGGATGTCCGCAAAACATCGTGGCTGTCCATCGGCAATGTGTGGTAGCCCAAAAATGCGTGAAGTTCGCTTCATGTTTGGGTGGCCATACGATGCGTGCTGGATGCCCGCATATAATGCGTGAGTGCCCATATATAGTATGTGTGCGTCCACGCGTATCACGTTGGCTCCCAGCTGTAATATGTGGGAGCCCGTAAACAATATGTGGACGCGCATTTGTTGTGTGCTGGATGCCCAAACATATCGTGTGGCTGTCCATAAAAACTTGTGGACGAACATTCGCGTGACATGGACGACCAATAGCCGACAATCATTGGGCACCCAATAACGTGTGTGGCGGTCCAATTTCGTGGACGGCTATGGATGCTCAAAATTTCGGATGACCGTCCATAACAATTCATGGCCGTCCAAATTGTGCCTGAAACGTGGGAGACCGCCTGCTGTTTGGGGTGCGAAATTCGTGGACTTGCGTGGACAAATATGAGCGTGTTTGGGGACATCTGCACGACCAAATTTACGTGGGCGAGTGGATGCAATTGATGGGCACTTATGGGTGTCCGATATGGCACGTGCGTTGGTGTCCAAATATGATGCGATTTTGGGCTTCCGTGTGCGAGCGTGGCCATATATCGTGGGTGCCAACGGCACGTGGGGATGAGCGTGCAAAATGGGTGCGCCCACTATGAGGCGCCCATACCCAGGTCACGTGGGAACGCCCATTTTTGCGCCTCCTTGCCCACTAAATTTTTCACGCGCCGTCTTCGACTCACGCGCCAAATTTCTCAAAATTTTTCGCAAAAATATTTGGAAATCAATCACTTACAGCCATATATTTGCAACGTCCGAAATCAACATCGGCAGGTGTTTGAAAGTACGGCAATTAAGTTCTTTGAAATGATTGATATGCGAAAAGCGTTGTGTGAGCCTTATGGCGCATAACGTGAGCACAAGATAGCCCTCGGAGAGTGACGGAAATTTGCGTTTGACGCACTGAGTACGTGTAGGGTAACAGGACTAAACTGCATATCATGCTGACACGCTTAATGCCCCCGAACATAGGCTCGTACTATGTCCGCTCGTGACAAGGCGAAAATTGCATTTGGTAGCAATGCAACAGGCAGAGTCAAGCGTAAATTTTTAATCACCCGACACACGGAAGGCGGTGTGTGGGCTACACATAGGCACAAGGACCGAGCCGACATGATTATGGCTAAAACTAACAAGTCAAACAGCGCAAACGAAATCAAGTTCAACGTAACTTTTGGTGAACTCAACGTGAACACAATGCCCGCAAATGCAGCGGTGCTCCTGCGTAACGCAAAAAAGCGCATCGACGGAGAGATGCAAGAAGTAACCGAGTTCATGGCAGTTGAGGGCGTGCGTCGCACATCTGGTGACGGCATCCTGCTTCCCCTGCTCGCTCTCATGGTGGCAGACGCACAAGAGCGTAACGGCTTCGCAACGGCTTTCAAAATCGTCGTCGTGAATGGTGAAAAAATCGAAACGAAACTAACCGCCAAGAGCACGTTCACACGTTGGCTTGCAGGTAACGTGGTGTACAAGACCGATAGCGACGGAAAACTCAAAAACGCCCTCACGCTCGACGACGGCTTGTTGCTACGACACACCAACCTGAACGTCAAGAAAACCTCGCCTCTGCTCACGGCTGAGGGAGAAGCACTCTCCGAACTGCTCAAAACAACGGCAAAGGCTATTGCAAAGCAAGCCAACCTTCGCAGTGCTATCCTCGCCAAAGCTGAGAACATGTACAACGCCGCTGTGGGCAATGCAGCCGAACCGGCGCCCGTACAAGCGACCGAAACCGACAAGGCCGCATAACCTACCGACCGCAATACGACTGCCACTCAGCCCTTCGGGGTTGGGTGGTTTTCTTATGCAAGTATGCGCATCCACAATGCACACGCTTGCATATTGCGTCCACGTAGGCAATGCGTCCACTCGCACAACGTACACATACGCTTGTCGTGCATCACATTAGACATCCACATATAATGCGTTGTAACGTAATGAAAAGCCCTAAACGCGTAAGTTTTTCAGATTTTCCCCCGGTCAAAGGAGCCGGTCAATCAAAAGCAAAATGACACTTGGAAATATATTCTCGGATGCGCAAATATCTGCGCTTAAAAGCATAGCAACTGCCCAGACAGATGCAGAAAAATACACGTCCCACGTAAGCGAAAAAGCGTGGGAAATGCTTTACGATATGGCGGCAAATCTCGGACAAAAGTTGTCGCCAAAGTTCTGGCAAATGCTCGATACGAGCATACAGACAAACTCGGAAGTCATGGTGTGCATGAGAGGTAAAAAGGAAACACTTATTGAGCCTGTAATGCGTCAGGTCTGTTATGCCAAACACCTCGGTCTGATGCTCAAAAGCGGATATTCTATTGCTTGGATTGGAAAAAGCGCCACTATGGTGACTTGGGACAACTGGAAGAGTGTGTATAGCGCACTCACGAAGCCACTTTGTACGCAAGAGTATGACACCCCTATGTCAAAAGCGCAATACCACGCCATCAAAACCGCAAGACGGAAAGAGCAAGAATTTTATGACCTTGCTCGACCTATCCGAAGCAAAAAAAGCGGTCGGTGTCGTATTTCTTTTGAGGAAGCCAACGCCCAGAGAATTAAATCTGAGAAACTTATGTTTGAGTGTCGTGTGGAAGCGAGAGCGAGAAGAATTTTAGAAGCGTTATAAACATAGTTCATAATCATGTCAATAGCCGCAATCGGAGCAATCTGGTTGCGGCTATTTTTATACACGAAAAGTAATGAAAACAACAATTTATACCCTGTGGGGAAAGCCTCACAAAGCAGTGAAAGTTGCCACTTGCACAAGCAATGGCGTGTACACTAATTATATTTATACCCAGCGTAAAAGGAAATGAAAGCGTTAACAATGTTCTGTGCTCTCATGGTGATAGCTGTGGGGGTACTACTTATTTCTGCCTACATTGAAAGCAATGACATTTTTGGAAAGTCCGAAGTTGAAAAAATATATTTGGATGAGAACAAGCCTATATCTGGAATGTTCTTCAGTTCAGAATATGTTACGGAAGAATACGAGTATGACGATGCGTATTGTATCCGTTATGACGATGCTGATGCCAATCTATTTGATGCTGAGATTTTCGTTGACCACTCAACGTATGAAAACGTGATAGAGTCAATAAAATCTGGCAGGAGAATGGTAGGCTCTCTCGTATTAAACGACAGTCTTTCATGTCATTGTCAGCCGGTCTTCACATTTGTTCCAAATTTATAGCATTATGACAAACAACAATCAAAACTCAGAAAGCCTCACGCTACGTATATTATCCCTTACAAATGACCTGCTCATGGCTCTTTGCTGTGTAATTATGAGGTCTTTGCTGTGGATTGCAAAACACTTCTGGAAGCGTTACTTTAACATTGAAACCCCAGTGTACAAACTGTGGTGGAAAGCACATGCTGTGAGTATGCAAAAGAAACTTGATATGGCTCATCGAACATTTTAATGAAACAATATGGAACATAAGTTTGAAACGCAAAAGCCAATTGATGTTTGCGGCATAAGGATTTTTGCCCATAACACCATTCTTGACCTTGGCTCCGGCTATATCAGTTATGCAAGAGATATGCACGAAACCGCAGTGGTTCTAAAAGGTGCTGACGGGGTCGGTGTAATGTTTCTCATTATTGATGGAGACAAAAGAAAAGAGGTTGAGAAAGTAATAGAAAAGTATTCTAACGAAAAGTGGCTGAAGGATGGGCTGTTTGGCGAGATTATAGCTTGGGCATGTGAGCATCCTAACCTGAATGTCGAAAGAAGCACTGTGGGCCGATGGGGTTCTCGGTGTGGTTTCAAAACCATAAAAGCCATTAATATAATAGAAGACAAGTAACATGGAACAAACAAAAGTATGTGGTGTGTGTGGGAAGACATTGCCATTATCTGAGTTTAGCAAGAATAAAAACGCAGCAGATGGCCTCTCATACCGGTGTAATACATGCAAGAAGCATGGACTTACCAAAACAACAACATCGAGACGCAATGTTGTTGATGTGTCAGAATTATCTGATGAAGCCTTATGTGGAGAACTTCGCAGACGAGGTTTTACCGGAGAGTTGTCGTATCGTAAAATAATCAGCATTTGAACAACATGGTAACGACTGTATTAAACAAAATGGCTGAGGTTGTAGCAGCAACCATGACCTCATTCCAGTCAGATTTTGAAAAGTATGATGCAAGGTATATTTCCATGGAAGGCGTGAAAGCTTTCCCTTTTTTGTGGATGGTGGCTCCGACGCATACTTATCTCCTCAAACTGGCTGATTTCAAAAAGCAGTATTTCGAGAACGAGACGCTGAGATATGACATAGCTCAGAAAAATAGCTGGTTTCACGCATATCTTTATCCCAGTTGCGGTGAAGTCAAAGAGACAATTTATTATGTGACATTGGACGGATTACGTGAAGTAAGCGTTGAACAAGCTCGTGAAATCATTCGAGATATTATCAGCCCTGTGGTTGTTGAGTGGGAACAAAAGCATGAAAAGATACCTACTGTGTCTAAAATTGTGGTAAAAATAGAGAACATATCTTTGAGTCATTTGAAAAGACTTATTCAAGATTGTCGAAATCATGGGAACGATAGTTTAATGGAGTGTTTGAAACGTTTCCGAAGATACCGTCAAATTGCCAAGGAGCATAAAATTTTCGTGAGGTATAATGAGTATCGCAATGAGTTTTCATTCTGCGAGTTTGTTAATGGCGAATCTAAACTTTATGGTTGTATTATATTTCATGGATGGCCGGAAACGGGCTATCAAACCAATAATTCCGTCCAACTTACACCTCAGTATGGCTGGTCATCACACACTTAAATTGAAAGTATATGACAGAACAAATGCAAATGGCTATTAATGCCATAAATAAGTGGGTATTCTTTGGCTGGAATTATCCATGTATAGAGCATGAATGGATAAATGTTCATGGTGAAAAACAAATTGAGGTTCTGCCTCGATTTCTTGTTGAAATTGAGTGGACATGTAATTTTGACCATATCCTTTCCAAGTGGCACTTAGCTACACATGATGCAGACTCACACTCATACCTTGTCAGGTTCTATGCGGAACTTGGCTCTGAAAATTGCCGGTTACTTTTAAAGTGGGTGATGGAAAATTATCACGATGAACGGAAAATATTCAGCCAAGAAGAAACAAAAGAACGTTCTGAAGCGCAAATCTTAGCGAAAATTCGTGAGTGGGCTGAGAATTATCCATGTTGGCTGAGTAATCGTGAAGGCTATGCAAGAGGTTATCGTGAAGGACTTATGCGAGCACATAAATTAGTTCTGTCGATGATTACCGGAGAACCATTTGAAGAATGATCTTTATGGGAAAGCATAGGTTTATAGAAATCAAAGGTAGAGTGATTGAACTACATGGTAATGCTCCAGTGAGAGTCTTATCGGAAGAAGAAACCAAAGAGATTAGACGTCGGGCCACTCCGCAGTATAAAGCAAAGCATTTAACCCATGCAAAATTGTTGAACGAATATTTGGAGAGCTTGATGCGTGGGAAAATGGACGACGCTATGATTTATCATGCAGAGATTTTGACGCGAATGAGTAATAAATAGATATATGTTGAAGGTTTTGCTGGGCACCGCAGTCTGATTTTTGGGCTGCGGTGTTTTGTATTTACCCACAACAGTCTAAAACATATAATTGATTATGAACGATTTATTAATAACAGAAAAAGTAATAGACGATTATCGTATTTGCATTTACTACGATACTGATACCGATTGCCCATGTACAAGCTGGGACATGGCAGCGTGTTTCTTGTTTGAATACAATGACAGGTATCACCATCGTTTGAGCAATGTTTGTAATTGGTCAGAAGTGTTCGGAAAGCACGGTAATAGCAATCATTCGTTGGATGATGCTTTGGCAGTTCTTGTGTCCGACTATGTTGAGTGGAAAGATCTGCTTAATTATATTAAGAAAGGAAAATTGGTTGGCTATCGTATGCGCTACGATAGAAGTGAAAACATGTGGCACCTTGAATGGCGTGATAACTCACGGTATGTAGAAATTTTTAGCGTAGCCCCTTCAGAACTTTATACTTACGATCATACCGATGAGTTTATTGAGAATATGGACAGAGAAGAGGTTGTTCAGATTCTCAACGAATTAGGCAAAGACATATTCGTCAAGGAATGGTCAACGAGTGGTTATTGTCAGGGCGATTATGTTGAAGGTGTGGCTTTCTGTACAAAGGAACGATACGCCAAAATGGTTAACACTGATACTACAGATTGGAAGACAAAAATTGACACATTAATTGATGGTGAGGTTGTATTTATCGGTATGTGGATGTGGGGCGATGTTAAGGGCTTTGTTTTGGAAAAGAAAGTGCCATTCATTAAGAAATATAAAGACGAAGAGCGAAAGGATGAAGAAAGTTTTGAATGGGAAGAAATTGATTCTTGTTGGGGATATTATATGGCAACAGAAGAATTGATAGAAGAAGTGGTTTCCGAACATAATCTAAAAGAAGTCGCATAGCACATGAGCACTCCCAGATTTATCCCTGAAAAACGCATTGCCATTGACGGAAAACAATGGTGGTGCGTTTTTGATACTCTACGTCATTGTTGGAGTACTTACTTGTGTCATGGCAAATATCTTACACGAAAAGCGTGCCAAGTAGCCATTGACTATGCTAATAAAGTTCATTTCAATATTTAATCACAGACTATTGATATTATGAAATATTATGTAGAAGACAACCTTAGCAACTTCAAATTTTGGAGTGGCGGCGAGGACCGTGCGTGTATGCTTTCATCTGACGAGCTGGATGCTTGTGAGAGCCTAATAGATGAATTATGGCCTGATAAGCTTCCCAGCGATAGTGAAATAAACGATCTTTTCTGGTTTGATTTCGACACTGTGGCCCGACATCTCGGATATGAAAATGAGCAAGACTTCACTCGCAAGCATGACCCCAATTACATCGATGACGATGAATTGATAGAATACTGTGATGAGTGGTTTCATAATCTCATTGATGAGTTGAAAGCTAATGGCGATGAGAAATCATATAATCTTTTGGGTGATATTGCCTATGGGTGTTTTGATTATTACAGTGAAGTTGAAGATAATCCAGAATACAGTGAAGATAATTATGATTTACTTGCAGAAATCCATGACAATCAAATGATTTTCCATTCAATTTTTGCAGACAATATCGGTAACGACGTAACAAACGGAGTGATTCCTACACTGGAAGATTTTCGTGATGAAATGATGACTAAGAAATTTAAAGACAAATCAAATGAATAACATAATATTTTCTCGTTCGGTTCGGTTCCGTGATGCCGAGCAGAACGCATGGACGGTTGAATTTGAGTTACGCTCTATTGATTATGAGCGCCGAAACCGTTTTACTCTGGAGAATTATCACGAAACATTTGAGGCTTCATTCTGTGGTAATGGACCAAATTGCTGTGGACAAACAGACAATCACATCAAACCACGTTCCGATGGCCAAAGGAAACTGCTCGACCTATGGAATCGTTATCATTTATGTGGTATGAGCGGAGGTACTGACAAGCAAGAAGAATATCTGCGTGGTCCTCTGTATAAAGAGGACTATGATAAGTTCGTAGAGGCTTTTAGTGGTTATGACAAAAATTTCCGTAAGCATTTTGATGTGGTAGCGTGGAAAATCCTCCATAACATATTCCAGTACGACATTATGGTAGAGCCGTGGGTTCGCAAAGTAGTGAGTGACATGATGAACGGCAACCCAATTCTGTATATCCTTGGTGATGGTGAGAAGAAACGGTTCTACAACGACACTCACAATCATACTGACTACTATGTAAGATGCCTGTTCCTCGCCATGAAGGGACTTTATAGTGATAGAGGATATTGCTATGGTAAGGGCTGGCTACACGAACCGCTTCCAAAAGATATGCAGCAAATCATCAATGATCTCTTTGATGAAATAGAAGCAGAGGAGGCAGAACTCACTGAAAGTCTCAATCCTGTCTTTGATATGGCAGATGAAAATTTCAAGGCAACTACTGAAATCATCAATAAGGTTATGGAACTCAGATGCTGTACCAAGCGAGAGGCTGAGAGGTTTATCGCTCTCGGTATGCACCTCGGTTATACATTCGGTGACTTAGATGCTACTTTTGAAGTGTCAGACGAAAAGCGAAATCTTTATGAGGCTAACGGAACAGAATATTATCTGGGCACTTATGACGAACTGGAAGAGGTTGCCCAAGACTACATGGATGATGGCAGCTACGATGATGTGTGGCGTGAAGCCGTAAGAGCAGAACAAACCGAAATGGGTCTGAAAGAGTGGTGCAAATGGGTTATTGACAGAGACGGTTGGGCAAATATTCTCAACTCATGGAATGGAAGCTACAATAAATATCAAGTAGGTAGCAAAATAATCTGTGTCAGCCGAACATAACCTTGTAATACCCCAAACGATGAAAACTTTTAATGAATATGTCCTCTCGTGGTGGAAAGAATACCTTGAAAATGCCACTGAGGAAACCGCCAGAGCTATCATGGAGAATGAGTTCATAGGCGATGAAGTGGGGATAGATGATTATATTCCATCCCCAAATTGTGAAGCGGAAAATTGTCGTGAGTGGCTTGCCCTCCAGGACGATGCCGAGCAAATTTACAAAACATTCTTCGGTATCAAAGGAAACGGCTGCTACGACAATCTGCCTGATACTGAAACGTTTTTGACTAATATGTTCCGGGATTGTGCCGGTTGGTTTGATGGCTCAGACAATTCGTCACTACCCAGCTTTGCTGAAGGTTTTGTGCTGGATATGGCGTATCATGCCCAGCACTACGAAACTCCGCTTGGATTTTTCAAAGATCTTCAACATGGTTGCGTTTCCGGTATGATTGGTATGTTAATATACAATTTTGATTGCAAACATATATATATTAAACATATAGACGACATGGAAGAGTATAAGAGGCAAATAGAAGATGAGTGTGGGCCAATTCACAATCGGCATGGCGTCCCTCATTATACTTTCATGTGCTGGCTGTGCTACGAAGAGCTTGGCTATCAGATTGGTCGAGCACTATTCCCGGAAACATTTTAATAATAAATAAATATGAAAATAGAACTTGAAGCACTTGGTTTTACTGGATTTTACCAAGGATATTGGGAACAAAGTGAAAACGAGTATGACGAAATACAACAAATGAAATATGACGATTACGAGGACATTGAATTTCTGCAATTCATTGATGATTGGGGATTTGGTCCAGACTATCGTGATAAAATAGCTAAACTATTTGCAGAATTTTACATCGATCTGCTTAATGATACGCTTGATTTGAATTTGAAGCTCGTGGCTCAGTCTATCAGTTCCCCTCGTGAGTACAACTTTACTACAGACCGGATTTTCTGCAATGTAGAAATCGGAGACTATGATGAGCTGGTAAATAAACTCATTAAACTCGCAAATGCCCCTGAGAATCGCGATGATATGGTGGAAACAATCCGCCGTAATCATTCCAGTTGCTCCGGCTTCATATCGTTTATGAGCAATGATTTAGAAGAATGGTGCGATGATTTCTTACGGGATCCTGATAATGGCTATCTCAGTTATTTCATAGGCTATCTCGCTAATGTAATAAACGCTGGGTGTTTACGAGACAACAATGAATTAGTGTACAGTTGTGTAATAGAATCTACTGATTATCATTTGGTACAGCCTGAAACTGATGAAGCCAAAGAAGAATGGGAACTTTACCTTGAGTATCGTGACATCTATATTAGCTTTCTTAAAGAATATCGGCAAGATCACATTAATCCCAATAAATATGATTGGCCAGAGGATAATAAATATCGTTACGATCTTGATTGGGATGAGTTTAAGGAAGCTTTCTCTGAACATATTGAAGAATACAAAAAAGAACAACAACGTAAGGCTGCGCTTGCTGCGGAGCCTGTAATTCCTGGATTATTTGACTAATGAAACTTTTATTTCCTCTGCCTAACGGAGAAGAACTTGACCTGTTAAGCGATGGACCAGACGGTATGGAATATATCTGCCTGGTATGTGGTGAGTTTGAAACTCCCATATCAAAGCTACTTGAAGAGTATAAACATGAGTCTGATAAGCAGCGTCGTCTTCACATTTCCGATGAAATCCGTGACCAAGCGTACTTTTTCGCTGGTGAAACAGCTAACTACGATGAAGACCTCCAGCAAATGATTAGTTGGGATGATCTTGCTGAACAAATGTATCAGGCATTAATAACATTTGCAAGAAGATGAAAACACAAGACTATTTTGATGAAGACGGGTGGTTCAAGCCTGAGTATTTATGGCTACTTCGCAAAGAAATTGTACTTGGGAGCATATACATTTCTGATTACAATAATAGCTTTGGAATCAATCCTAAGAAAGTTTGTGAGTTCTTTACTTCTTTTTGGGATAGCTATTGTGAAGAACTTGCTAAAAAGGATGGCTTGTTAGAAAAGGCAGTAACGCTCTATGAATCCCAGCCTTCAACAAATCCCCGGAAATACTCAGATGTCAATGATGCTTACTTGGAACTTTCTTATCAATATTACGACAACGAAGAGACGTTAGAAGCATGGTATGGCTGCTATAGTGGCGAATGTCCGTTGCCTCCGACTTATATAAACGTCGATATTCATTGGGATTTTGCCAGGTCAATTCAAGTTATAGCTGCATCAGAAGACGAAGCGATTGCTACTGTCAATGAGATGATGGAAAAAGGTATGCTTCCCAGTTATACATTTGAGCCAATGGGAGATTACGAACTTAATACAGATTGGCAACCTGATAATTAACCAAATATTTCAATATGAATATAGATAACCTGAATGAGCGTTGGTCCTCGTTAAAGGACGATGCAAACAAAGCACTGCTGGATGCAATCAAGGCAAATGGCGGTGCTTATTATTTCGTCAATGAAAATGATGACTTGAGTGAATTGTGTCTTCCCATTGTTGATGCTTACACATACTATAAAGGACAGCAAGGCTCTTTTTATGTAACAGCAATCATTTTGGGAGACAGCGGTCTTGAATTTTATGGTATTGATGAGCAAAATAGCTTAGACCTCACAGACACTATTCAACTTGATCATATTGCATTAAGCAGCGTTCTTGATATACTTGAATATTTGCCAGAAATAGAGACCAATGAAATTCAAGATGCTACTATTGAACCGCATGTAAGCGAGATTTCAGTAGTTAGTCTATGCCGGGCAGACCTCGAAGATGTTGGCTATTCTCCAGATGTCACAGATAATGAATTGCAGCAAATCGCCAATCGAATTGGCAAATATCTGGAATGGCAGGATTTCTTTTCTCAGTTTCTTGACAATGTTAGAGAGGCGTGCAATTATTTGAATATTCCGGCGCTCGAAAATGATTAAAAGAATAACCCTATTTTATAAACAAAATTAAATTACAATGGAAGTAAATCTTACAGAAATTCAAAAGCTCAGAATGTCCATCGTGGCAAATCTCAATTTCGATGTTGACAAAGCAAAGAAAGTATTCGACTTCGTAACCGGTGATGAGCCGGTATCAATTCAGCCAATGCAGCAGTTCTGGTCTGACGGTATTTATTATGTCCTGAAGGATGGACATCTTACAACGACTGATGACTCGGATTCAATAGCCGAGCAAGTGATTGGCGTGGCTGTTAAGATGGGCGACAAAATCGCTACAGTTGCTCTTCACGATGCCGCAGGTGGTGAAGATGTAGCACTCATTAATGGCGAATCATGTGGAACATCGAAGTTTTTCCGTCCAGATTTTTATGATGCTATCACAGACTGGGATGGCGAAGCCAATACCAAAGATTATGGTGAAGCTCTCAATCCCGAAATCGGCTTGGAAGAAGGACAGTACATCCCGTCTCTCGCTCAGCTTCATCTTATCCTCTTGAATATTAAAGAGGTGAATCAAGCGCTGGAGGCTGTTGGAGGTTCCCCGATGAGAAAAGTTTGGTACTGGTCATCCGCTGAGAACTCGGCCCACAGCTCGTGGAACGTGTATTTCTACAGTGGTTACAGCCTCAACTACGGCAAGTACGGCGCTATCGTTGTTCGCCCTGCTGTAGCCTTATCAGTTTAATCTTTATTCTTCATTGCCGGGCCAGTTTTTCTGGCCCGGCTAAATATTAATAACATGGGAAATAGAACTATGTATATAACGGTGCGTATAGATTTAGACGTACCAGACAATTATGCACTGTTAGATTCTGAAATAGCGGATGACTTTGCACAAGTAAATGTGAGGCTTTCGGAAGACAGTCGTTGCAAGATAGATAATGTACAAATCTGCGGGGTAAACGATATATAAACTAAAATGAGGATATGGAGCATACTTTAAACACATTATATTGTCCTATATGTGGACATACAAGAATTGAAAGTTTAGCTTGGTTGGACTCGAACACTCGTTATTTTAAACGGTGGAACTATAATGACACAGATAACGAAACAGATTGGTGTTGCGATTGCGAACAACATATACAAGCAAAATCATTGCTGGAGTTGTGGGAAGATTTTGCAGATGTGGATGTGGATGAAGATGATAACATCACATCTGACTTCATCTGCTTTTCAGCAGGTGTTTCTAAGTTTGATGTTTGGCATTGGTTTGACGAGCGATGCCCTAATAATTTGCATGACGATTTGTTGGACAATTTAAATTTATAATTATGCACAGTACAATTTATGAAATAACCCAAAATCAGATGGATCCTGATGATTGGGCCGTAGAAAGCAATTTTTATGAAGACAATCATGTGGACTACACGACATTGTTGAGTGGTCAAGAGCGCACAGAAGCCATTGAAGATTTATATAGTTCAAGTTGGTTTTCAGATTTGTTTTCTCGTGGTGAAAAGCCTGACACCATTGTGTATAACGGTAATATTGAAACTATAAAGGATAAGTGGTACCAAGAGTTACAAAAAGCACTCCAATCACTTATCGAAAATAGGGAGTGCAATACATATCAATTGAGAAAAACCATTAACCAATCCTTTGCGGGCTATACTCTTTTCTGTCTTTCTGATTGGAGTGGTAATTCATCGTGTTATCCAAGAGAATTTCTGGAGCTTCTAAACGATGCAAAGCCCGGCACCGTATTTTATATCAATAGTGTATTAGATTATCATTGGTAATCATGTCGAAATCAGCAGAAAAAGCAGTCGCTGAATTTGAACAGTGTGTTCCAACAATACTTTCTTTATTAGGATTAAAGAAGACTCGTGACTATACTTTAAGTAAAGGACAATTATACTTGAAAAAGACTAATTTGAAAAACAAGGTGGTCACTGCGTTGAGAGACTTTTGCCCGGAGAAATACTATTATTGGGAAACACCCAGACTTTTGCGGTGGTTTTAATTGAAAAACGAAAATGAAATGGCAGATATTATATTAGAAAAGTTCTTTGAACTTGAACGATGGGAATATGCCATTGATAAAGGTGTTGGCAAAGATATAAGCCGCCGAGACCTTTATCAATTGGCAAAGCCAGAGATGAGGGCTCGAATGTACCACGCCATCAAAAGTGGTAAATATGAGATAGCACCGCCTCATACGGCTCAAATTCCCAAAGACAACGGTGAGTTTAGAACGGTCTATGTCAATGAGCCGATGGACCGAATACTTTTGAGTATTGCCAATGACTTGCTTTTTGAACTGACTCCAGAAATGGTCCATCCGAGTTGCAAATCCTATCAAAAAGGCACTGGGTGTGGCAAGATTGTTCAGGATGTTTCAAGGAAAATTTGCGAGACTAAAGGTGAAATCATCGGTTGGAAGTCTGACCTTAGTAAATACTTTGATAGCGTGCCTATCAAATTTATTGATGGGGCGTTTGATGCAGTTGAGCAAAAATATGGACACTCTGCATTGATAGATGTACTGAGGAAGTATTATCATAGTGATTACTATTTTGATATGAAAGGGATTTTACTCCAAATGTATCAGTCTCTTAAACAAGGCTGTGCTGTTGCTTCATGGTTGGCCGATGTTCTTCTTTATCATATAGATGAGAAATTGGCGAATATTGGCGGCTTTTATGTTCGATATTCTGATGATATGCTTTTTATTGGAACTGGATATGCCACTGCTATGAATGTGCTTACGGAAGAACTTGCTAAAATGGAAATGAAACTTAATCCGAAGAAAGTGGAATATCTTACACATACGAAATGGTTTAAGTTTCTTGGCTTTTCCATTAAAGGCGAATTTATTTCTCTAAGCGGGTCTCGAATTAAAACTTTCCAGAAGGAGATTGAGCAACGTACAATTAAGAAGAAAGGTGTTACGCTAACTAAAGCCATCAATTCTATAAACAGTTACTTGTATAAGGGGAATGGCAAGTTTAGTTGGGCAACACAAATACTTCCAATCTGTAATGTTATCTGTGACATCAACGAATTGAATAAATTCGTAATGGATTGCCTAAGAGCTGTAAAAACTGGCAAGAAGAAAATTGGCGGTCTCGGCTATGTAGCAACCAAAGTTGACGGTTGTATTCAACGAGGACAAGGGAGAAATGTAACGGCAAATCGCATTAAGACAGCTAAAGAAATACCTGGATATTTAACCATTTGTTGTATGAGGAACGCACTCTTGACAAGTCGTGAGGCTTATGCAACATTAGTCGAAGAACTTTAATAGTGCAATATACTGAAAAGGAGGATGCTCAATTCAAATTAGACGTCTTCAATGCTGTCCAGTTACGCATCATCTCAGCTTTGTATTCAGAAGAGACTTCTGAATCCTGTACCGAGATGACGCTCACAGACACGTATGAATACGTCTTAATATCGAAACAATTATAGAAATGCACCACAGCATCGACTTTCAGTGAAAATATCCAAGTGTATGGCATAAGAAGAATATCTTTCAATTTAATACTGAAATACTTAGCATTTCGACTCTCTCCAGTCTTGAGAGACACTATGTGCCCCCAAGACCGATCGAAGTCAAAAGCACATATTTCAAATATCGATACTTTTGAAGATATACACAAGAAAGTTTGACTTCTTAATCTGAGTATGCAGAATGTGTGATTGAATGGTGATTATTTCAGATATGATCTCCTTCATTCGATAAGGTCCGAGTAATTATCTTACTGGACCGTTTATCGATGAAGCAGATCATATTCATCGAAACTATTATAGAACCATACAAAACTCCTGACAATCACAAATATTTGGGCATCCGCACAGGATAGATTATAGGATATGAAATTTTAATATAGAAGACTTTAACCAGATCCGACGGGTAGAGAGGAGATCCTTTCGTCTCACCTCCAACTCGTCGGATCTGGCGAGTCTTCTTTATATCGGCTCCAATATAGTTATGTGCAACTCATATCTTAGAAATCTCAGCAATGCAGCTGGCTTGGTTCAAGAAACTAACATTTAGTCTGGCGGCCAAAACTCGCCGTTCGAGCCGGCAAAACAGTTTATCAACTGTTTGCGCCGGCGCTTCACCGCTTGTCTGGCCGCACACATCGAAACTAATAAAGTGAAGCATCACAGTTTTGAGAACCATAATATTCAAGCACAACTTTGTTAGTCAAGGCAGCACCTTTATAAGAGCTGGTTCAAACGAAGGCTATCCAATCCAGGTTAGAAACCTGGATTTACTCGCCTTCGGTACCAGCTCTCAAATCGAAACGCATAAAGAAATGTGCCAAGCTGATGAGGCTGACAACAAATACAACACAGTATCAATTACGCAAGTGACTATTATTCAGTGCTGCGGGTGTAAGCACGCGTTCTGACAGCATCTGCGGATGCTTGAACGCGTGCCGACCCGCTCACCACATCAAAGCGGTATAGTTATGTGTCAAAGATCTGAGCGCAATTAAACATGTAACGTAACATCTGATGTATAAGGAATTTGATTTAATCAACAGGTGATAATCATCCGGACTCAGTCAGGATTATATCCTGATTTCGTCCGGATTCAAACAACCTGTTGTCTATCGATTCGATTAAAGAACTACGTCACAAATTTTGAATACATCTTTTTAATCAACTCTCAATGGAAAATATTTGGAACGAAGCGCAAGAAAAAATCCATAATGGTTCCACCTTCAGAATTAATTTGGAAAAGCGTAATCTCTTAATTGATAAGAAATACATTATCAAGGAAGGTGAATATGAAGGTGATCTTGGACAAGATACAAACATTCCAGTAAATGACATTCTCACAACAATTGAGGGATATTACTGGCAGTATCTCCACAGTGTCCCGTCTGCACGTAGCGAAGCTAAGCACAAACGCTACTTCCGTGCATTGCCGGAGCATGAACTTTCTGAAAACGACATGCTCTATGGGGAAAGTCGAGAACTTTCTCAGTTGCGTTTGGAGTTGTATCTCCTCATCGCAATACTGAATAAGCATTTGAATTGGGATGATTTTGCTAAAGGCAAGTGGTTCTGGCAGTCCCAGAAGCACCCTTCACTTATCATTCTCAAACAATGGATAGAAATTAACAACAAATAATAAAACGTATCACAATGAAAGAAACAAAAGTTGTATGCCCTAAATGTGGCTCTGAAATCGCAATCCCAGAACATGAATCGTTTGTTGCCGGTATAGCTATTGGCAAAGACAGTGATCTTGGTACGGTTGCGCTCCCTCTTGCATCAGAGAGTGAATCAAATTATAAAAACAAAACCAAAATGAAAGCATCAAAGAAAATTCAGGCTATGAAAGCCGCTGGTATCGACGTGACCAACCTCTTTGCAGTTACTAACGCTGAAGGTGTTGAAACTATCGCTCGTATTGAGAATGGAAACACAACGTTCCTGACTGATGATGATCCAATCATCATCGCTATCATCAAAGGTGGAACGATTCCTAACCGTCGTCTGTTCCGTCGATGGGTGATGGCTCAGGTATTCCACATGCTCACTCAGAAAGAATGGGGTTCTAATCGACCAATCGGATTTCTTACTGCTCTTCAGCGCAAAGGTTTCCGTTACAGTTGGGAAATGCTCATCGAAGAAATCCGTGTACAGGCTAAGCTGGAAATGCTCGACCAAGAGAACTTCATCCAACGCAATCGTTGGTTTAATAAGAAGGTTGTCGGTGATATGGCGGCTGATTATCTAAAACAACTCAATGAACACGTTGAGTTGAAGAAAAAGAAGTGTAAACGCTGTAAAGGAAATCCTTACATTACACTTAGCGGTAATGATATTTTCGTTTCCGATTTACGAAAGAAAGTGTTCGCTCCTTTGGAAAAGTACGAGAACATGGTCAAACGTGCCAAAAACATGGCCGATCTCTACCATGCTGTTATTGGATTCTATAGAATCGTGAAAGAATATTATTCCCCCTATTGCTTGACGATGAGTCCGGCGTTTAAAGACGCATATAAAGGTGCTGGCGGTTATTTTACCATGCGGAACCTTATTATGTTTCACGGTTGTAAGATGCTCAGTGCAAAAGGCAATCCTTTGGTTGAATCATCGTCTCTCCGTGAGCTTGACAAACTCGCTGAAGCTTATAAAAACAGAGAAGGATGGCGTATGTTCGGCGCCATGAAGGAACTTATTTCCAACAATGGCATTGACATCGAGGCTAAGATGAACGAGTGGAGAAGTAAATAATATGGATTGGAGCTCACCATACATTTAAGTGTTTGATGAGCTCCATTACTAAACTCTCAGAATATGGACACGAAAAAAATAGCTGATATAGGAGAAGTACATTGGCATGAAGATCTGCCATATTTCCTATTCGGGCAAAGTGATAACGGTTTCATCTTCAAAGATGAGGAAGCCTACAAAAATGATTGGGATGCACCGTGTTATGTGCCGGAATACGCCGCTGAAGATAATGCGATTGTTATAGATGGCATTGAATACGAGTGCGGTGGTTCTAAAGACAAATGTGATTGGTATTCCCACAATGACTTGCTAAGGTTATGTGAATATAACCATAAAATCTGCGATGACTTATTTAATGAGCTTGATTGGTGTTATCCTGAAACTTGTCTGAATGAGATGGATTTTGATTAGAAAGGTGTAAAAGATGAATATTCAACTGTTATATATTGACTTATTCTGTGGAGCTGGAGGCACAAGTACAGGCGTTGAGAAAGCACGAATAAATGGAAGGAAATGTGCGAAAGTAATTGCGTGTGTCAACCATGATAAAAATGCGATTGCTTCTCACTCTTCTAATCATCCAGATGCTCTTCATTTTACTGAAGATATTCGGACATTGGAATTGGCTCCTTTGAAAGCTCATCTGGCATACTATAAAGAGCAATATCCTAATGCTTTGGTTGTGTTGTGGGCATCACTGGAATGTACTAACTTCTCTAAAGCTAAAGGTGGGCAACCACGAGATGCAGATAGTAGAACTTTGGCTGAACATCTATTCCGATATATTGAGACTCTTAACCCCGATTACATTCAGATTGAGAATGTCGAAGAGTTTATGAGTTGGGGAGAAATCGATGAAAACGGTCATCCCATTTTAACAGACAAGGGAAAGAGTTATCTCCGCTGGGTCAACAGCGTAAAGGCTTACGGTTACAACTTCCAGCATCGCATCTTCAATTCGGCCAATTATGGGGCATATACAAGTCGCAAACGTTTTTTCGGCATATTCGCCAAGATTGGGTTGCCGATTGTATTCCCGAAGCCTACACATAGCAAATCTGATGCCTCTATGAAGCCGTTGATGCCGGTTAAGGATGTGCTTGACCTTGACGATTATGGCAAATCAATCTTCAGAGAGAAACCTCTTGCTGAAAGAACTCTTGAACGAATTTATGCCGGCCTTATAAAGTTTGTGGCTGGTGGCAAAGATGCTTTCCTTATCAAATACAATTCTATGGGCGCCAATGGTCGTTATAAGGCTCCTGGACTTGACGATCCATGCCCTGTGGTAACTACTCAGAATCGACTCGGTATTGCTCATGTATCGTTTCTGTCTAAGCAATTTAGCGGTCATCCAGAAAGCAAGAATGTTTCAATAGAGGAACCGGCAGGAACAATAACGTGTGTGGATCACCATGCGTTTGTGTCAGTACACTATGGGCATGGGTATAATCGAAGCATAGATGATCCTGCCCCAACATTGACTTGTAAGGATAGACTGACTCTTGTTCACTGTCATTTTCTTGATAACCAATATGGAAATGGCAGACCTACTTCTGTTGATTCTGTTGCAGGTTCCATTACCACTAACCCAAAACAGAATCTCGTTACTTGCGACAGATTTCTGATGAACCCTCAGTTTGCTTCTGTTGGTCGTTCAGTTGAAGACCCGTGCTTTACTCTAATCGCCAAAATGGATAAACGGCCCCCATATCTAATTACAACGGAAACTGGTGATATTTGTATTGAAGTTTATGAGACTGACAGCCCCATGACTGTAAAGATTAAGGAATTTATGGCTCTCTACAACATCATCGACATCAAAATGCGTATGCTGAAGATTGACGAGCTGAAGTTGATAATGGGTTTCCCTAAAGATTATATTCTCGTTGGAACCAAGGCGGAGCAGAAAAAATATATAGGCAATGCCGTAGAAGTGAATATGGCAAGAGTTTTATGTGAAGCTTTATGTAGTGCAATACATTAAAAGTAAAAAAACAATAAACATGAGATTTCAAGATTACGAATTTAATGGTACGACATATAGATGCCGCATCGTAATAGATAAGGAAGGAAACGACCTTGTTATTGCAAGTACAAAGTTTTTGGATGCGTTACAACCTGGAAACTTTAACGATGAGAATGAGGGATTCGCCAGTAAAGAAGCAGAAAATATCTATGATGAGATCTTTCATTTTACAGACGAAGCAGACCTTTTGCTTATTGATGAAGAATTGGTTGAAGTGTTGAAGGAGAGTAACGAAGATTGGTTTAATTAAATACGTATTAAAACATAGATCAATAAGAAATTATGGGAAAAATAACAATAATGGACGATTTAAAAAACGCTGTTTCTAAATTAAGCGAAGGAAACCCAGGTGCTATAAACGCTTGTTGTCTGATAATAAAAGAAGGACACTCCGTTTACCCATACATTAATGGCGTTGAGTATATTAAAGCTCTCGATACACTTGGGATATATGGAACTGACATATATGTTTTTTGGAATGACATCTGCCAACGTGATTTGGCCAAAATGATTGCAATGTTGAGAATTGCGATCAGAGATCCCAATAAAGCTGATTTGCTTGTAGATGCTTGTAGCAGACAAGACTATTCTGGGCGAAAACTATTAAAAAACGATAGTATTTACGGTTCTATTTTCGATTAACAATAAAACAATAATAATGAAAAAGTATATTGGAACAAAAACGGTAAGTGCCACTCCAGCGTGGCGAGTAGATGGCAAGGTATATCCTAAAGAAGGAGAAGTGCCTCGTTCAATGAATCGTGAAGATGGCTACAAAGTTGTTTATGAGGACGGCTATGAAAGCTGGTCTCCAAAAGAGGTATTTGAAAAGGCATACAAGATTGCAGAAACGCCAATTGACCGTATGCAAATAGAAGCCTGTGAACTTAATGACAGATATGTAAAATTATCGGCTTTTATAGATTCTGGCAAAATGGACGAAATTGTCGATGACAAGTACAATAAATGTTTGATGGAAATACAATGCAGTACGATGTTCGACTATATACGCCTTGTTGACACTCGCATACAAAGGATGCAAGGCTCTGACAGTGTGGAAGTACAGAAGATGAATTTTGGTATGGCTATCAAGGCTCTCAAAGCGGGTTATCCTGTTCGCAGAAGTGGTTGGAACGGCAAGGGTATCTGGGTTATCAAGCAAGTACCGGCCCATATTACTGAAGAAATTATCCCCAAGATGCAATCTCTTCCGCAGTCTGCAAAAGATCTTATTTTGAGGGGTCTTGGTTTTATTGATTACACTGCCCAGTGCCTCATCTATAATGAAAATACTGGACGTGCAGATTCATGGGTTCCGTCTATTAGTGACGTTTTTGCTGATGACTGGGAGGTTGTAATAGAAAAATAGTTATTAATGGGAGGTTCGTGTTGCCAACATCCCATTAATTGTTCAGTGATTTTAGTAGAATCAATAAAATCATATAGTAATTCTAAAAACGAGCAATACCATAAATTTTGATAAAATGAAAATTCATAAAAATATAATTGGAGCAGATGTGAAAATATTCGGAGATATTCTGGAAGGCGAAGCGATGACACAAATACAACGTTTGGCTGATTTTAGACCGTATCAGAACTCTCATATTCGTGTGATGCCGGATGTTCATGCTGGTAAGGGTTGTACAATCGGTACCACGATGTACATAGACGAGGCGGTTACTCCTAATCTCGTTGGCGTTGACATCGGATGTGGTATGTTCGTAGTAATATTGGGCAATGTTAATATAAACCTTGAACAGTTCGATGATATAGTGAATAGAAACGTACCTCAGGACACAATATTCACAATTCTCCTGTTTTTGAATTTGGCAGTTTAAGAGCGTTGAAATGTGTCCAGGCAATAGACATACATAAGGCAAATAACGCATTGGGATCTCTCGGTGGTGGTAATCATTTTATCGAACTCAATGAGGATGAAAATGGCTGTAAGTATCTTGTTATTCATTCTGGAAGCCGCAACCTTGGTGTCCGTGTTTGCCAGTATTACCAAAAAATTGCAAAATCACTGTGTCGTCAAGGATTTGCTGATAGGAATGAAATTATCCAGCGTTTGAAAAGTGAAGGACGCGCAAAAGATATTCAAACCGAGTTGAAAAAGATAAAGCCCGAACCTGTACCTAATGGGTTAGCGTATATTACCGGAGAGGTAAAGGATGACTACCTACATGATATGCAAATCACTCAGATGTATGCCCGATTAAACCGTGAAACCATAGCGAATCTGATACTTTCAGAACTTGGGTTGCAGACGAGAGTTCCTATTCGTGCTTTCCATACGGTCCACAACTACATCGACTTCACTCCATTTGGAGTTGTACTTCGCAAAGGTGCCGTTAGAGCTAATTTGGGCGAAAAACTCATTATACCAATGAATATGCGTGATGGTTCTTTGATTTGTGTGGGTAAGGGTAATCCAGACTGGAATTTCTCCGCTCCTCATGGAGCAGGTCGTTTGATGTCACGCAAAAAGGCAAAAGAATCATTATCCATAGAACATTTTGCAGAAGAGATGAGTGATGTATATTCTTCTTCTGTTTGCGAAGCAACTTTAGACGAAGCTCCAATGGCATATAAGCCTATGCAGTCTATTATAGATGCAATTCAAGAGACAGTAGAAGTTCAGAAGATTATTCGTCCTATTTATAATTTCAAGGCAAAAGAGTAATATATTGAAATTATTATATAAAGCATGAAGTATTTAAGGATTCACAAGCTACTATGGTTTATAATTGTAGTAGCTTTTACTCTTTTAGAGGGAGCCGTAATTGTGTTGTACTATATTATTTTATTGACATGGAACTTTCGCTATCCCAAAGATTTATGGACTGAGTTCCATAGTGCTGAGCATGATTACGAAAACCAATGGGGAGGGTATTCATACAAGGATAAAAACATTCTTGAAACGATTATTCGGAGATATAAATGTACATGGCCATGAATGTATTAGAGCATTATGTAACTGAGATCATAGGAAAACCATATTACCATGATTATGGCAGTGGCAATTTCAAATGGTGGCTCAAGGTGAAAGCTGTTTGTTATGGGCATGAGTGTGAGAGTACGTTAATGTTCAATTCTAAGGAAGAAGCGGACAGTATTCAAATTGGCTATATGTTTATGTCATAATTCAATATAAAATTGACGATAGTGTATGATTATCAATATAACACAACATTGCACACTGTGTTGTCCGCATTGTATGCAGAACGCCGGACCTGAGCGTAAGGAAATGATGGATAAAAATGTTTTTCACCAAGCTTTGCGTTTTGCGAAAAACATTGGATCCAGTGTGGTAATGATTTCTGGAGGGGAGCCAACTTCCCATCCAGATTTCTTTGACTTTTTGGAAGAACTGGTGAATAGCGACTTTTCATTCGTATCGGTCTTGTCTAATGGTACCTTTATCAAAGACCATACTTTCACTGAGAAATTTGCTCAAATGGTGGAAAAGCGGCAAGGATTCTTTTTGCAGATTTCTTCATTCAAAGGTTTGTATGCCAACTATGATGAAATACATAAACCTAATCTGAAGGCCCTGCGTATGTTTGGCAATAAGGTCGCATTGTGCGATAAAGACAGCGACATCCGAATGAAACCGTTGGGTCGTGCTTGCAACGGTAAATGGTACGATGAAGCTAAGCGTGTGAATGGTTTTCCTTCATGTATCAATTCGTCGTTAATATTGGCACAAGTAAAAGCCGTTCAGAGAATTGGCGTAGGTACCCTTATGGAGCATTACCAGCGTTTCTGCCTCCCTATTGTTAGTTGGGATGGCAGTATTCGTTTGGGAGAATCTGAGCAATGCAAGATTATCGCGAATATCTCCGAACCAGTATCTCGTATTAATCAAAAGCTATTTGGTTTCCGTCCGTGTGGTGGCTGTGATTCATACAAATGGCACCTTCAGAATCCGATGACTGAGCAGGAAAAGCACGTATGTCATATATTATGGGGTGATACATAATCTAATTACAGAATTAAAGGAATAGAAATGATATGGATATAACGGAATTTCGTAACAAACAGCGTTATGATATTGAGCACCCAAAATGTAAACGATGCGGCAAAGAATTGTATATCCCGGAACCACCAAAGGAGTTACAAAAGCAATGGGGAATCTTTTCTTGGACGGCATTTGTTAAGCAATATGCCAAACATCATGGTTGGCATGAACTTGACAATCTCAACAAAAATATAGTGTGTGATGATTGTTTTAGGAGCACCGATAAGCCAAACGCCATCATGTTACAAAGTTACGAGAAATGGATTGACGAGTATAACAAATGGAGACAAAAACTATGATTAAACAATGCAATAAACTCCCGCCAAAACGCCTGAAACGTGGAATGTATGTGCAGCTATCCGATGGTTCAATAGAATTAGTTACAGCAATTTTTAGATTTCCTGCTAATACAAAATTCCGTAAAAAAGGATGCACAATGTTTCAGTCTAAAAATTGGATCTTTCATCCAGTATATTCAGATGATGTGAAAATTTTAGGATTCGTCAAATAGGCTCGTAAACATTAAAATAAATTGATACGGTGGCCTCGGCCACAATAATTCACTTAAATCATTTAACAGTTATGTAAATGAAATTCATTAATGCTATTAGCAATTGGCTGAAGCGTATCAATGAGCGCTCTAAAGCCGCATGTCAGGAACGTCGTATCAAACAGCTTGAAAACATAAGTTGTAAGAGTATCAACGTCACCGAGTTTAATGGTCGTGTGTATATTTCTTACGAAGGGGTTCCTATTGTAAGGGTGGACGACTTAAAAACTAAAGTACCTGATACTTTGGCGCAAGCTCGTGAGGACTATTTGGCATGGATGGCAAAATTTAACGCGTAACAGCAATGGCAACAGCAAAATTCAAAACAAACGATCGAGTAACGATTGTAAGCAACACACTTCAACCCCAGTATAATGGGAAAGTGGGAAAGATTAAGAAGGTTTACTGCTCTTTCAGCGAGAACGATGCGGATGAACGAGATTTCTTCTATCGCGTTGAAGTTGATGGTACCGTTCTAAAGGGGATTGCTTGCGATTCAGACTTACAGCCGGTATAATAGACGTAGGTCAACTCATTGTGTACTGATGAGGGTTGGGGTACTGGCATATTCTGATCCTCATCTTTTTGCAAAATTATAAAATTAACTTCATAAAACAACAGAAAAATGGCAAAAACAAGTAAGAAAACACCTGAAAATAAAGTACGTCCCATAGAATACCAGCCTCAGCCTGGTAACAAAGCTATTTTGAGCTTGGCGGATTTTAGTGACGACAATCTATTTGGAGAACTCCGTCGTCGTGGTTATAATGGAGAGCTTAGATTGATAAAAGTGGTAAACGTATGAACGACAGGCTTAAACAATTCTGTAAGCAATGTCCTTATAAACAGATGGTTGGCAGGAATAGATGTCCAATGGCAAACAAATATATGTGTCCGGATTATTCTGCGTTCAAGGCGTCACTGGTTTTAGAAGATGACGAAACTGCTAAATTGGTTCCAGTTGACCTTCTAATAAAAGCATTGCGTTCTCATGGCTATGCCGGCGAACTTCGTAAGGCTATAACCGTAACAATCTGAGCCATAATAACAGAAAATAGTTAATCATTGTACTCAGATTATTGAAAATCTAACGAAATTTAGTAATTTTGCAACGACTTTTTAGTCACAATAGGACATATTAGAAAAGTGCCTCAAATCTGTTAAATCGCCAAATTAAACAAATATGTACGAGGCACGGAGACAGCTCATATACGTGGGCTGCCTATCCGTGTGTACATATAGGCGTTTGGCGATGCCCACAGATTTGCATGGATGGCAGCCCACTTTTCTTGCCCAAAAATTAAGAATCTCTGTTTGGATGTCACGGAGGATGGAGTAAGAAATGAGAAATAAAAGTTTGATAAAGAAATGGCTTGGCATAGCAAAAATAGGCCATACCAGGCCGAGCGAAGATATAAAGAAAACATACGTTGACATCCCAAGCATGATGTTCGCTGGTTTTGCTTTTGGCTTCTTATTTGATGGTGTCTTAACTGGTACGATTGGTACTCTTATAGAAGCATTTGACGGCTACAAGGACTGGTGGCGATCTTTTGCTGCAAGTCTTGGACTGATAGTCATTAGTGCAGGAATTTGCGGAATAGGTTTTTTATATTGGTGGCTTGTTCCTCATAAGACCGGTGTATTAAATCCCGCATTAACAGGTTTTGGGTGCTTGTTTGCATTTCTGTCGTTCCTGTCTGCGTTAGTGATTGGTGTCAATTTTTATATGTCCATCATTCTAAATTAATTTCAGCTAATGAAAAAGACTTTGATGGCAATAGGTAAAGGATTAGTTACAACAGGCTTACTATGGCCTGTTCCTATTTCACTGATAGTTGCAGCAATTTATTGGATTAGCGAATTATTAGGCGTTCCAATTTATACTTATCCACCAATATGTTTTCTAACGTTAATACCTGATTGGACACTTGTGATGGATATAGGAAATAGGGCTGTACTATATTGGTGGCCTTTTCTAATTATCATGGCTATTGGTGTAGCGATTTGCATTATGGCAAAATACAGACAAGATAATGGGACAGAAAATACAACGGAATGTACAAGTCCGGCGATGTTCAAGATAGCGTTTTACGCACTGGCAATCATAATAGTGTTTAATCTGCTTATGTTGCTCGTTGTCGGAATATATTACTATTTCATATATATTGAGGTAACTGCAATTGCAACATTCGGACTACTAATCTTTGGATGGTTGATATGGTTCGGATGGCAATATTATCGTGATGCAAAATCGAAAAATAAAAAAAATTGATATGGATTGCAAAACATTATGCGAGCTGCTTGTAAAGCAGAAAGATGAAGCACAAGTGCGTCTAAAAGACAGTTTGCCATACATCTTACAGTTATCCAGTAAAAAAATAGAAGCTATTGAACGTGGATTCAGCGGCTTTAATGTGAATGACATGATGTTATATATCAACATGTGTAATTCATATATACATTTAATCGGTTGGGAAGATTGGATAATTAGAACTGTAGATGAATTACGTGAATGCTTTATGCGGGAGCGTGAAATGGCTAATGTGTCTATAAGGCAATTGGCTCGAAGTGTAAAGGTGCCTATCGTAGTTATAGAAGCCTTTGAAAAGAGAGATGGCGGATTGAGAATAGACAGTTTCTTGGACATAACTGATACCTTGAATATTGAAATTTCATTTGATTAAGTTGCAATGTAATGAATAAAGAACGAAGAGAAGAATTACTGGAAGTCACAGAACTATTGGATGAAGCAATCGACAGGATTGGTGAAATCAGAAACGATGAAGAGGATTCGTTATATTCGCTCCCAGAAGGACTTCAAGAGTCTTCCAGGGGGTTAGCCATGCAGGAAGCAATGGACGCCCTTGACGAATTTTCTGACTCTATTGATAAGGTGCGGAACGAAATTGAAACATTTGCTCGACCTAAGAAAAAAAGACTAAAGCTAAACAAAGATGAGACGTTTCCAATTTTCAGACGATGAGTACAATAAGCTTTCTGCCGTAACCGGATTTCCTGCGGTTGACCTTCAGAAGCTTGATGCTTTAGGATTGCTTGCTAATGATGTCGCAATTCGTATGGTTTTGGAATACGAATATCACACTCAGCGAAAAACGACAAAAGCATTACCGAAGCTCATTCTCCAGGCTATCGCAAACAAATATGGATTAACCCCTCAGAAAGTGAGGGGTTTTTTATTTCATCGGAAGCGACCAGTGTACTATTGCTCAAAATGCAATAAAGAGATCTCTCAAAGTGAACGCAAGAGGTTCAATGGTCTATGTGAAAAATGTGCTGTAGATAGTATTAAACTATAATTATTATCGATATGAACGCAAAACAAATTGAAGTGCATGACTATTATAAAGCATTGCACCCTAAAGCGCTCATTCTTTATCATATTCCAGGGCAATATATGGTTCTGGGAGATGACGTTAATCAGGCGCTAAAATCGTTATCAATCATTCGTGTGTTAGAGTCTGGCGTAGGTGTTATGCCTGATAGTTTGTCACTTTTATCTCTGTTAGGGAAAGATGGTACTGAAGTATGTATTATTGATTACCAAAATGAAAAAGGAATACTTGATTTGCCAGATATAGAACGTATAAAAGCAGAAAAGGAAATGGATTATTAAATTTTTTAGTATTAACAGGAAATGATATTATCGTTATCTGTTTAATGTGTTGAATTAAAGCGAATAACCTTTACTTAAATGCTATTTTATTCTTAATACAAAATGGCTGAATATCAGTTATTTACAACATAATTTCGTTGTTAAAAATCGCTTGAGTTCAATATTTATAAGCTAACTTTGTACCACTGGGTTGCATCATTTGCGGCTCGGTGTTTTTTATTTTGAATAATCATAGCAACCGCAATGGAACAAGACACCAATAAAATTGAAACAACAGGAGCAGGTGTAGAAAAGATTCACACCAAGCTCAAATTCATCAAATCTGAAAAGAACGGAGCGCTCATCAGCTTCGTTTCTCAGAATCCTGTAAACGGCGTAGTATGCGGAGTCCGTCAAGATTCTCCATACCCAAAGAAAATCGTCATCATAGATCGGGAACTGTCCAACAATATATTGCCCAATGTATTGTATGATTGTACTCTTATACCGATGACCAAGGCTCAAAACAAAAAGACCGGAGAAGAGTACATTCCTGGTTATATTGCAATTGAGGCAAATGCCGTCCAGTTTAAGGCTACAGTAACCACTAAATATGTTCGTGGCTCCATGTACCAGGTAGAAGTTAGCTTCGGCAATAAAATTATAAGGTTTGACCCATTTCACGGGCAAAAGGAAAGCGTCAAATCCTTGCCGGCTTGTATGGCCGTTTTGGAAAAGCGTTGTGACGTAAAGGATTTAATGTATATCGTGGAAAGCTTCAATACTGCCGCTGTTGAGCTGATAGAACAGATGAAGCAGGATATGCGTGAAATCCATAGCAAGAAAGGTAAAAATGAGAAGGCCGGTAGAAGGAATCGCCGCTGATGCAGCCCATTCGATGAAGAATGGAAAGACGGAGTATCAAGGTATAAATTTAGCGACCAAAGAACAGATATTTTATAAGGATTTAGGAAATCAGACCACTAATATAGGAGAATTTCTTGCGGTTGTCGAGGCTGTGAAGTTCATCATTGAGAATGACTTCCAGCCTCGAATTATTTATACTGACTCCACGACTGCGATTGCATGGTTCAAGGCGAAAAAAACATCATCCACAAAGCCATGTAAAGACCTGATACGTGCCGAGATGTTTCTTCGGG